TCAGCTTCTATTGCTCTAATATTTTCGTATTTATTAAGACGTTCAGGTTTATTTTCAACCTTATAATCAATACTGTCATATAAATCAGTAATTTGTTTTGCTAGTAACGGTCTTTCATCTTTATAATACAGATAAGCATTTTTAATTGCTTTATCTCCACTACCGCTGTGATGATTTTCTTTAATTTGAAAATCAATCCATTCTAGTCCAAGTTCCCTTGAATTTTTGGGTCTGGTATTATTAAATCTGCTACGTTCACAAACATAGACCATATTTGCGCATTCTGATTCTACAAAATCGGTAAGAATCTTCCAAAGTGCAGCTTCTATAATAGAATCAGAATCACGATAGCCAGGTTCCACAGGAAGTTTAATGACATGATATTTGTCAAATGTTCTATATCTAATGAACCAGTATACTTTACCCGCAACATCGCCCGGATATTCAAAAATATCTTCTAGTTTATTAGGCAAAGTAACATATAGAAAATATTTGAAAGGGTGTTTGGATTTTATGGATGCCTTCGTTCCGCGGGCATCAAACAAATCGTCCTCTAATTCTTCTAAAGTGTATATTGGTTTACTAGCTGCGCGGAACCCATGCTTTACCGCATTATCGTCAAATAAAACTTTACGGATTTGTTCCCACAAAGTTTTGTCTGGATTAAGAATGTCTTTAAATTTATTTGCCATGATCTATGTATTATACTATATTATCTGCCGTATGTCAAGCGTCTAATTTCTGCTAGAGTTGCAGCAAATGCAGGACCTGGGTCCTGTTTACGTCCTGGTGAAATTTGTTCATGTCCAAGAATATCAATACATTTATATTGTCTTGCTAGAGTTTGTCCAATAGCTTTAGCTGCTGCAATTTGTTGTGGTGTATATCTTTGCCATGGATTGCCATTTTTATCAAAGAAAACATCAACATCAGGAACAACTTGTCCTGACCAAGTTTGATATTGGCCGATTTTGATTGTTAGTGGACCAGCATTTACCATTTCGATTCCAATGGAGAATTTGTTTAGTCCGTCAATAACTGTTCCGTTTGGTTTTCTCCATCCAGATTTACCGGCATGCCATGTAATTTTTCTAAAGTCGTATAGTTGATATACATTTCCATCACGATCAATAGTTAAGTGCCAGCTAACGTTTGTATCTGGATTTTGGTAATTATTGTGTGCAGATTTTGCAGTTGTAGATGCTGTATAATGATAGATAATATAATCGCAGATATTACTTCCAGGAGAAGTCTTATCTTTAGTTGAATCAATTTTTTGAACAGCTTTATTATTAATATAAAGCCAGTTGTCAATTACGTCTAGCATCGGAGGTCTATTCTTTCTGTTTAGTTTAGGATTTTTCAGCCATAGCCACAGGGTTACAATCATTTTTATTCCTACATACTGGTAAATCTATTTATACAAAAAGAAAAAGAGGGCCAATTAAGACCCTCTTTTTTAATCGTGAATTTTATTAGTTTATTTTGCTTCTTTATTGATGATGTATTCTTTAACGATACCAGAACGGACGATATCATCAGCATCAAATTCAATAAATGAAAAGTATTTTTTCATGCGCTTTACGATTGAATAAAAATCATCAAATCCTGATAGATCATTGCGCTTTTGATTCAAGTCGCATTGTCTACTGTCACCACAGAAGATGATTTTTGAATTCGTTCCTACACGGGTCATAATAGTGTCCAATTCTTGGAACGTCATGTTCTGACATTCATCAACTAGAATAATACAGTTATTGAATGTTGAACCTCTAAGGAATGACGTAGGAATAAAATCGATATATCCTGCATTTCTTAGATTGTCGTAAGATTTAGAATATTCAAATAGTTCATCACAGATAGAAACGTAAGGTTCTTCATATACCATTGTTTTTTCTTCAATAGAGCCAGGAAGGAATCCAATCTCTCTAGAAGGAACAATAGAACGAATGATAATCAATTCATCAAAATCATTGTTGGGATCAACAACCTCATTTAATGCTAGATACATAGACAAAAACGTTTTACCAGTACCAGCAGAGCCCGACAAGAAAAAACTCTTATCTGGATTGTCTTTATACTGTGTCATCAGTTTCTTTTGATTGTTTGTTTTAGGTTGAATTTTTGTCAAGTCTTTGGTATGGAATTTCTTTTTAATTTGTGGACCACAATTGGAATTATCATTAGTGTTAGTTTTCTTACTGTGCTTTTTACCCATTAAATACCTTTACAAAATATTGAGTTAAAGTGAGTGTTACAACTATTTAGTATGTTATTGTTTCGCCAATACTTATAGAATACATGCTGCGCGGCATTAATAGGATGTTCGCCACTTTTATATAAGGCATCGTCTAAGTCCTTAAAGTCTGAATAGGTGTCACCATAAGGAGTTACATACCGAATAAGAAAATCTATTTTTCCGCTAATATCATATCCTTTATAGAGTCTATCGAGTTCTGTATTGTATGCAAAATACCAGTCATGCATCATAAATGTACATGGGGGTTCAGGTTCATGACTTACATCACAATTCATAAAATCACTAAATTCTGACATATTGGTCATGATGTAAATCCTAGTTCCTCTTTATGTCGTTTATAGTGACTTAATATTTTAGCTGCCATAACCTTTGGTGTTCCATGCTCCGCATATCTGATATGTGCCTGATATGCTCCCAATAATACAGCTTGCATAGTTTGATTTGTTTCTAAATCTTTCGTTATAAAATATCTAAACTTTTTAGGTATAGGTTTTATTACAGATAGTTCGTAATGAAATTGTTTCAACCAATTTTCATACGACATAGTATTATCTGCAACAGAACATGTTAGTTCCATAAAATCATTAAAATTTAAAGGTTCTTCATTAATCATCATAATGTCTATCATATAATTGTATAGCGGTCTTTTTTGGAGAGATATCTTCGATATATCGTCTGTGCAATGCTCCGTTAATATCGGCAGAGGTCGCATCTTCGCCAAAAACTACGTTATAAAAACTAATTACATTAAGTCCTTTTTTCTCACATAATTTAGCCACTTCAATATCAACACTATCCATCCATTCGTGAAATGGTGCTGCTGTCCATCCCCGTTCAACTTCTGTATTTAAACTAAGTGTCATAAAATCGTCAAATTCGTTAACATTCGTCATTATTTTGGTTTCTTTCTAGAGGTCATATATCCTGAACCTTGACTATAGATAGCGTATGCAGAAAATTTTGGATTGTGGCCTTTAATATATAGAGTCATCCTTACAAAATCTTTAGGAGAAATTGTCGCATGGACATTCGTTGATCTTGTCGCTACCGCCAATAAAGGTTCCGTAGGGATTTTATCCTTAGAACATAATTCTCTAAGTCTAAGTTCAAACTCTTTATACCAATCAGCAAAACTTACGGTTGTACTGACCATTTTATCTACGGCCAGTTTCGGTTCAGGTACAGGAACAGAAGTGTTCTGCATTTCCATAGACATAAAATCACTAAATTCTGTTGTCATCTATACTCTCTTATTGATGTTCTTCAAATACGGCCTTAGCTGCTACACTTGGATCAACATCAAGATTATAAAACTCCATAAGGACCTTTTTATACGATTTGGGAGTGGCCATTTCGCCATGTATTTTAATTAGAAAATCAAAAACTGAAACTTCATGGTCCTCTATTAATGATATTAATGCAACCTCATATGAGCCTAACCAAGTATCATACGGTATTTTAGGCGCCGTTGCATTAATAACAGGTAGATTCATAAAATCAGCAAAACTATTCATGAGATGATGCCTTTAGATAAGAATCTTGATCTTCCATGATCTTGGCAAGTTTACGTCTCGCCAATTGGGCAGGAGTAAACGATGTATAATATGGATAATCGGATAAATCGAATAATTTTCCAAGTGCTCCAGTACATAACATCATTCGTAAATCTTTACTCATTATTAGATAATCTACTTCTGCTTCGTATTGCTCTTTCCATTCATCGTCAAGAATCTTTTTTTGTTCTTCCGTCAATTGTGGTTTTCTGATTCTGATAGGCGCAAAAGAACTAGACACCATAGGCCCCATCATCATAAAATCATCAAAATCAGAAGTCATTTTATTTTTTTCCTGTGGTAATATAGATCAAAACGCGAATAATGATTTCGGCAACTGAAATAACAAACAGCAGCGGCCAAAAAACAAAGATAGCAGTTTTGCTAATCCAAGTAATCTTTGCTCCAACTTCTGGATAAAGAATTTTAACCAACTTGCACTGATATTCAGTATACAGGATGCCAGATATTAAGTAAAGAAAAAAGAACAGCATGATTATAGAATCCCTCTATCTCGCATGATTTGTTTAACTGCGGACAATTCTACAGGAATATAGTTAATGTTTTCCATAGATACGTTAAAGTATCTAAGATCATTATTCTCTGTTCCTTGAATTTTGGTATTGCTTTCATGAGTATGGCCGTGAATGTTTACTTTCCAGCGGCCCATTTGTGAAGTATGGACAGGAACATGACAAAAGAAAATATCAACACCAAACAACCAATGTCCACAAACACCGGCAAAAAGTCCAGAGTTGACATATGTTTCCACTTTTGCTGGAGTACAGTGGTTACCCAATAGCAAATATTTTTTACCATTCATTCTGCCAACTGTATCATTCAAAGCATTTTTTAGTGCAATTGTGGCGCTATCAACGCCCAAGATCAAATCGCCACCAAAATATACTTTATCGTCAACACCAACAACACTGTTATGGTTATTAATCAGTGCTTCATTGTGATCTTCAATGTTGTTCCATACTTTACCACGAATTCCAAAATCAAGGATTTTCTGGTGGAAAAAATGGTGGTCTGAAGCTAGAAATGTTTTTGGTCTGTATTGCATAATATAATAATTCTTTCGTGTTTTATGGTTTAATTCTGACTGGAGGACTAATCCAGAATTTGCCTAGATTTTCTTTTTTCCATGCCTTATCAAAAGCAATGAGTTCTCCATTTAGCTTTAGTATAGCATCACCATGAGATAAAATCAAGTCATTAGGCCACATTTGTGGACGAATCTCTAACATTTTTTCAAATGCTTCTGGAACGGTCATTCCAAAGAACTTAATAAACAAAATAATGGTTAATGCTGTAGAACGTGCAATTCCTCCATGACAGTGGACTAGAACGTTCTGTTCGGTTAGTGGTGGTTCGCCACAACGGACTTTGATATCAGATAGTTCCTGCCAAATATTCAATAACTCTTGAATATTATGTTCTGTTGGAGCGTCCACCGCATCAGGGTTTATAACGTCTTCAAACCTCATAACCCTCCACAACTTTGGGCGCATCTTTGACATAAATTCTTGTCTATGGTCTTCATTATGCCAATCGGTATCAATCAGACTAATGACAAAATCAAATTGTTTTTGTTTGTCAAATGCTGTTTGGATATCTGTTACGGTAATCATCTAATTAATCCTATTCATAATTTTTAAGACTGTAATTCCAAACAGCTTAAATCGTGTTATGGTGTAATGGTCGGCAGACTGTTTCAATCTGGTGGTATAGACCTTTTCTTGTTTGGTAATAACTGTAATCATCTTACAACCTCGTATAAAGTTCAGTGTTTGCTGTGAAGTCTGTTTGAAGCATATCTGCATACAGACCGTTAGATTCTGCAATTGTTTTAATTTTGATTTCGCATGTTTTCTTGCACTGTGAAACACGCTGATATTTTACATCATACAAATCAGAGCCGTTCAATGTAATTTTAACATAGTTAACGCCTTTGCCGTTACGACCAATCTTAAAAGAAATACCATTACCAAGATCAAGAAATTGTTTAGCACCTGTCATGGCAACAAATTTGTTTGCGCCCAGTTGTTGGTAGATTGTGTTTGCTACTGTTGTCATGATCTTGTCTTTCTCTGTAATCGTTAGCGTTAAGATTATAGTACATGAGAAAGTCCATTAGATCAATAGAAAAAATGGGTAATATTATTGCGTTGTTTATTAATAAAGGTTAAAAATGTCCACCATCCTGAATATCGTCAGGAATAGATTGTTCTGTTGCTACAACTTCGACATTCGTTCCGTACTGAAATTTGTATAAGGTTTTGATCGCAGTAGGTAAATCTGCCAAAAGGTCTGGTAGATTTGGGTGCGATACCATTAAACTTGTAAAGTCTTCGCTTGTCGCTACAAACCAATCCCCTACAGCATCTATTTTTACAGACATAACACTAGGGTTTGTTGTCACCTTATACATAAGATCAAACAGACTTACAGAAAAATCAGCTTCTACACCAGACAAATATCCATCACGATCAAAATCAGAATCAGAGAAATAACTCTCAAAGAATTTCTCAACTTTTTTGCATGAATTAACAAATTCATTAAATTCTTTTTCGGGAACAAGAATCATTCCCTCTGGAATATTAGTGTTCATTAGACTTCCTTTTGTATATCTCTTTTTACTTTACCTCGGACAGAGGATTTACCGTTGTTGCGATTTCTACATCTATGTTTAGCAAATCTAGAAAACATTCTACAACATCCAAATCCACATTCAGACTTTCTGCCAGATAGTCTTGTAATCTCGCCATGTAATGGTCTCATATTCATACCTCGTTAAATTCTATTTATTAGCTGTTCTTTCGTAGCTGTGTAATCTGAAACTTTCCAGCGTTTTTTCATTTTAGCCAGTTTTTCACCAATATGCGGTCCAGGAGTAAAACCTTTATCCAGCAAATCTTGACCTGTTACTGGAAATTTCAGTCTAGGAATATGATTAATGCTTTCTTCCAGAAACCTGTCACCATAAAATGAGGCAAATGCTTGCAAATGTTCAGGACGATCTCCGTCCATATACATATGCTCTTTTACTGCATCAGGTCCAAAATAGTTTTTACTGTCTTTATGACCATAGCGGTCAATCATATTACTGAACCACATCATTCTTTCTCTGCCAGTATTCGATACTTTAAACTTATCACAGAAATTAGAAGTTGCGATAGGATCAGGCAAAATTGCTGCCATGAAGAATTCTGGAAAAATAGCAGGATATTCGCCTCGGGTCGAATAGATATCTCTCATACGGCTAATATTAATGTCCTTGCTGACAGGAATTCCAAGAATTTCCATAGAACCAGACAAAATCATAAAATCAAAAAATGACGACATTTTTATTGGATTTTTACATGCAGCCTTTGAAATTTCCGACCAAATACGTTCTACAGAAACACCTTCTAGCAATTTAATATTTGCTTTAACTGCGTCAAAGTCTGCTTCATCATAGTTATTGTATTCAGACAGAAAGCGGAAATAGCGCAGAATGCGCAAAGCATCTTCTTTAATACGATCTTCTGCGTTTCCGATAAATTTAACTTTTTGATTATCCAAATCAGTTTGGCCATCAAAAAAGTCATAAATTTTACCATCAATGTCCATATACATGGCATTAAATGTAAAATCGCGTCTGGATGCATCTTCTTTCAAAGATGTAGTAAATTCAACAGACGCATGGCGGCCATTACACTCAACATCCTTGCGCAAAGTTGTGATTTCAAAACATCCCAACAATGACATAAATGTAACTGTACCATGTGAAATTCCTGTTTCGAACAGTTTCCAGCCATAGTTATCATTGACCATAGCTTTCATTTCGTCTGGTGTAGCATCAGTACAAAAATCAATATCCATAGGAAAACCATTGCCAGACTGCAAATCCCTTACAGCACCACCAACCATCCACAATGATTTGCCATTATCACTAAACAACTTATGCAGAGATTTAAATGCTGTGTCCGTTGCTTTCATCATTCTATTATGAATTGTCATTATTTTGTTCTTTCTGATATTGCAGAATTACGTCAAGTGCTACTTTAGCAGCTTCCAGATATTCATCTTTATTAAAAAAATTTGATTTTGGATTATTCCAAAAAGTTTCTACCTGTTCGTCCGTCCAGCCATAGATAGCTTGGTATCTGGCTTTCGCTACGGCATGGGCAATTTTCTTTACTAAATCTTTTTCATTCATGGTATAAAGTATATCACAAATTAAAAATTAGGCAATAATAAACTGCCTAATTTTATTTCGTTTTAATGATTTACATATTAACGGTGTAGTGGCAAAATGCTTAGATAATCTTTGACGAATCGTGCGTCTCTATCAGCAAAGACATAACCACAAGTATCAACAGGCAGCAAGTGAGTTACTGAACCATCACGAATTGGGTATGATGTGTCTTTAACAGTTCCACAATCGTTCGATCCTGCTTGAAAACAATTCTCTATAATATTGTGAATGTTTTCAATAGACCCTGCATCCAATACAATTGTTGTACCGAAACCTTTGCCTTGTTTTTGCCATGCGGCCAGCAATGTTTTATCAGAGATTCCATGAACCATTTGATTCGCTGCATGACATGCTTGTGCCATACCTTTACCAGCATTCATAGAATGCATATCAGTACGCATCAAAACATATAGTACAGGATTTTTAATTAGTTCAGTCATTACTATTCACCGTCAAAAAAATGTTTTAAGTCTTTTGTTTCTTGTGGAATTTCTGGATTATAGGTAATCGTTACAGTAAACGTTCCGTTAGCAAATCCATCATCGTTATACTCTAGTTCGTCTGCGATTTCCTCCATCGCCCATTCAATATCTTGGACGATATCAACAGAACTTTCATCAGAATATTTTTTATTAAAAAATTCGTTTGGTTTAGTCATTATCGTATACTCCAATAATTACCTTTTCTTCTAGAATAGCATAGTCTTTTTCGTCTGTCAAACCAACAAGAGAGCCTTTAATGGGCTGGAATGCACCAAGAGCAAATTGGATTTTATCTCCAACTTTTACATCTTTAGCTTTAGGACCAACAGCAAGAACCCAGCCGTATTGCGGTCTAGTTTCTTGAATGCGAACAATACCGTTAACGATACCTTCCTTTGGTGCCATTTCAATTAGAATTCGGTCATTTAGTGGTTTAAAATTTGTCATTTAAGATTGTCCTTTGGTAGTGTTTTAATAATTGCGTCTGTGTCTACAGCTTCTGCTGCGTATAAATCATCTGATATTACCGCATATGATGCATATTTTGCTGTTGGATAATCATAACTAAGATCAAACATTTTTCCGTCTGCTAATAAATCAGAAACATCAACATTTCGTTCCATTAAGGCTTGGACTGTCACTGTTTTTTCTGGGTATAATTTATCAACCCAATAAGCGCCATATCTGTTACTTTTTTTACCGCCATAGAAACAATGAATAGCTTTAGGAGTTACAGGAACTGCGTCATATGTGTATTCGACATGACGATTCGCTCCTGGAAGTTTACCATTGACAAGGGTGTCGGTGCGATTAATCACTGTAACGTATTTTTTACCCAAATACACAAAACCTAGACTTCCAGATTTAGCACAAATAATTCTATCGCCAACCTTTAAGTCACTAAGCGTAACTTTTTCTGACTTAGATAATCTATATGTTTCGCTGGTGACTGGAACAAGATAACAACTATTATTTGCTCTACCCCAAACACAACTTTCTAAAATAACACCATTCTTGATGGTACAGATTTGCATTAAATCTACCAAATTCTCAATAGAAATTTCTAGTGTAAATCCTCTAGGATCAGTAACTTCTACAAACTTATTTGAAGTTGAATACCGACTAACATAGGATTTGATAGAAAATCCAGTCTGCGCAATGTTGTCAATATATGTTAGGAATCCTTTATGTTCTATTCTTGTTCCTGTTTCATAGTCACAATAACTTGACCAATTATCAACAGTCTCTTTTCGTTTTTGAAATGCTTTATCATCTTTTTCAAATGGAGTAATAAATGCTTTCGGATTTGATACTGTATCGAATCCTTTATCATCAGCAATTCCGATATACAATTTTTCTGAAATACTTACGATACTTACCATGTTAGCCACTCCGGTTTATTCCTAGGGGTAAATTTATTTTCGCTGCCGTTTTTTGCAAATTTCTTATATTTGTTATAGTAATTTCTATACGCTTTAACCGTGTCGTGTTCGTCTTTAACATCGTCAGGCATACATTGTGGAGGAACCGTGAAAATATTCAATGAAATATCTTCTGGATGATTTGCTAGATATGGAATCAAATATTCACATTTATGATTCTTTCCATATCTGTAAGTATATTCTGTCATAAGTGCAAGAAAATGTCTATACAGCCAATTATAATTCGCTGAAGATTGTCTAGCCCAAATTGCACTTGGATGATTAATGTGTGTTGCTCTATATAAAGCATTATGATATTCGAGGTCTGGATGAATCCATTTTGATTTTTCTTTACCGTTAACTGTAACGGTTTTTAATTCACCATCTATGACTCTATGTGCTGTACACAATAGTTGCGCAGTTTCTACAATCATTTTAACAACATGTCTGTTATGTTGCATTCTTGCTGCAATTTCTGCGGAAGTGTCTAGATAAAAAATATTCATAATATATAAAATTTCTAAAATAGGTTTTATAAAATGGAAGGTAGGAATTACCCTACCTTCCGAGGCCAACTGGCATTAGAAACTGTAGTTTGCACCAACAGTGTATTTAAATGCGCCATCATTAGAACCGATGGTATTCAAATCAGTGTCTTCGTAGCGAATCAAAGAACGTACAGCTACTTTATCAGTAAGGGCATAAGAAACGCCTGTACCAACTGCATAACCATATTCGTTTTCTGAAGCTACAGTATTGCTATCAAGAATGGTATATGTAACACCAACTGTACCTAATAGATCAAGTTTTTGTGTAACTGGTAGATAGCCAATCGCATCAACATTATATACAGTTAGATCAACTTTTGATCCTGCTGTAACTTCTGCTACGCTTTTGGAAACACCGGCTTCAAAGCCTAGATTTTGGTGTACTTTGGTACCAATGTGTAGATTGCCGGATTTCAGATTGTCTTCGCCGGAAGTTACATCATTTAGTTGTGTATATTGATAGTCTACGCCGACATACGGTTTAAACTCTTGTGCGTTAGCCATAGTGGTTAGCATCATAACAAGAGCAAAAGCAGCCATGCCTAGCATTAGTAGTCGTGACATTTTAGTTTTCATTTAGTATTTTCCTTAGTTTAAGTTTCATTTAGGGAAATGGCTCTAAGGCAATGCCATTATTACAAACAAAGGGCCTATTCTTCGTTAAACCCTTTCCATCAATACCGTCATGGTATTGAATTACTGTGCAAGAATAATTCTTGCGAATTGGTGTGCGTCTTACCTGTATAACAGTGCGCCCATAATAAGACTGTTTAGGAATATGTTCTACATTATATATCGTTCACAAAACGCATTCTTAAATAGTCTAAGTTTTAGTGTGCCGTGTTGGATTTAAACCAAACTTCCTAATTTAATAGTTAGGCGTGCTTTCTATTACACTACTAGCACAAAATAAATGATGCACCGTGTCGGGACTCGCACCCGAGTTTCCTCCCCAATGGAGGCGTCCTGCTCCTAGACGACTAGCGCATAGTATTGTGAAACTTCTTAGTCCAATCCCAAACCTTTCATATTCTTAACATGGTGCACCATATTGTGAGTACGGACAGGAATCGAGCCTGCCGGGATTGGACTAAAAAGTCTCAATCAATTCTATTTATAGAGTATATCAGATTTGATTTGGAAAGTCAAGTATTTTTACTTTATAATGTTCTATAAATTCCGTATAAATTTTAGAAAGATCATAGTCAATTTTATTATCAATTTCATCTTGTGTTATAGGCATTCTGACACAGGGAGCCTTAGCATCACCTTTCAAAAGACTTTTTACAGAACATTCCGCTTGCGTATTTGTATGAATCTCTATCCATAGACTATTATCACGCTTATCTTTTATATATAAAATAACCGTTCCATCATTTTTTCGTATACATTCAAGAACTTGTGAATAATCCCTTGCGTCCGTCATTATTCTGATATCTCCACTTTATCATATGTTTTATCAAATATATCTGGTTTGCAAGGATATTGCTCACCATTAACACCAGAAATAATATAATCGCCCGGGCTTGCGGTCATTACACCTTCTAGAGTATGAATTTGAATTTCTTCGTCTGTGCGATATGCCATAACCATTATAGGCTTTTTGCGATAGATGGTCCATGCTGGACCTGTTTCTGAATCATCACTCATTGCTATTATCAATTTCCTTATCGTAAATATCAGTTTTAGCTTCGACATACTCAATTTTATTGATAATATCTTGCAAATCTTCTGGAGTATTATCCCATGAAAATTCCGTAATACCATCGAATAGTTTGAATGATTTAGCATCTGGAAATAACAGAACTAATTGATTGAGTACGATAGAACGTTTCCATCCGTCATGATAAACAAAATCTAATAGAAATTCTTTATCGTCTGCCCAAAATCTAAAAATGAAAAATTTATTTGTTGTCATGCTTTATTTAGCCTTCAAAAATTTACTAAAGATACTTTTGGTTCTCTTTTCTTCTTTTTGTTTTCTTTCGTGTTCGGCCCACCGCGCTTTCCATTCTTCTGTTTCTTTTTTCAAATCTTCATATGATTTGAATTCTTCATGAATGATACCGAACCCACCAGAATGATAAATTTTAATACGTTTTTCCATTTCTTTAGGAATAAACTCTGAATCGTCTTCATTATCTGTAATAAGCATATAATCAAGTTCTTGGTCCTTTTTGTTTTTCAAATCCGAAAGGTCAACGGCTCTCATTTCATAAGGACAAGCCCATACACAACCAATAATAAACACAACAGGAGTATATTGTAATTCTGTGCTAATTGTAAAATCTAAGCTATCATCATGTTTGCTTGCTTTAGTAATGATATCAATTGCTTTTTTAACATGATCTTCATTATCAAAAGAGAAATTCTTGAATTCATCAGAATCATCTTCAAATAAATCTTTAGCATCATGATAATAGTAATCTTCTTTGATGATTCTAGAATCTGTCTTATCTTCGTTAAGCCACCAATAATCTCGCGTAAACTTTTTAGTTACAGGATCAATATCTTTCGGCCAATGGCCTTTTGTAATGTTGATTCGATCCGAAGCTGTAATGAATTTGGGAATATAACATTCAGCAGGACAGAACTGATACCAATCTGCAACAGCACAATGGAATTTACAATCAGGCAAAGTCATAATTTTTAATCTAGTATAATCTCTATCTGCATATGTCGCATACCATTGGCCATCTTGTTCAAATGGTTGGAAAATTTTTGCAGAACCTGAAGAATATCCATATTCGTATTCTCCACATTTAACACCATTGTCAAAGATTTCCACAATCTGTCCGTTCCATTGTCCGGGCTTGTGTTCTTTCTGTTTGACTGTAGCTGTGAATCTTTTAGTCATTATTATTCTTTCTGTTGTGTTGCTTGTTGGAATCTTGGTTCAGCTAATCCTGTACCATAGACCCAATGAAAATTTTTAAACGATCTGATACCATAAGAACCGATTTCAATACCATTAAGCATAAAATCAATACCGTCTGGTGTTGATACTTTATCTGGTGTATATCCAGTCAATTTGAAATATCTATAGCAGATATCAATAATTGATTTTAACTTTGGTTTACAATCTGTTTTAGTAGCTTGAAAAGAACAAAGTTCTACTTTCATAAAATATGGTCTATGTAAGTTAGTTACATATTGTTCTTTTCTAAAACATGGCGTTAATGCACAATAATCACCATGTTCTAATTTATTTTGTTCCATCAAATATAAGAATCCTTGTTCAGCAGAGCCAACAAGATCACCATTTGATTTTCCGCCGTAGCCGCCAGCAGACATACCTTCATACATTTCAATAGGATTAACTTCATCCGTATTCAATGTAATTTGTGTAACGTTCCGAGGAACAATCCAAGGAACTTCAACATATTCATATCCAAATGCTTTATAAAATTCTAAAGCATCAGATAGATTTTTATAGTTTATCTCCGGAAGGCTCTGTTCCATTTTTAGTCATTTCTTTTAACTGTTGAAATTTTTCTTCATTTCTAGATTTATATGTGCTTTCTGTAGGGCATACAAAATATCTAAACTTAACTTTATTGTTTTCTAATGGCATTACTTCGTAAATACCAACAACTGTATTTAAGTTAGGAACTTGATTGATTAAAGTTCGTAGCATTTTATCCATTCCATCTTCCATATCAAATACTACGGAAGTTACTACGGCGACATATTTTTCACCTCCGCGAATAACAAGAGTAGCAGGAGAAGTTACAGACATAACATCAAAATGTAATGAGAAATAATCATACATATAAGTATTTTTATCAATCTTAGCCGGTCCAATATGATGGTCGGTGTGACATAATAGAGAAATTAGCTGTTGCTTCATTTCTGCATTGTTTACATTAAGTTCTATGTCCATTTTCAAATGCTCTCTTTGTGATTTTTGACATTTTTTGTAAATCATGAAGTTCTATTCCTTCAAAATTCTCATGGAGATATCCTTCGATAGCACCAACCAAATCTGCCAATTCTACTAATGCCATGATCTTACAATCTTGATCTAGAGCATCAATAAATTCAGCACATTCTTCTACAATTTTACTTTCATTACCAAACGTTCCCTTGGGAATATCAGATATATGATATCCAGGAGCATCGTTTGTTTCTGTAAATTTTCTGTCCATTACAGCCTCAAAGTTTAGGCCCAATAAGATTATTGGGTGTAGTATTTGATTTAGTTTGTGTCTGTGTTTTCTGTGTATTGGTTGGAATAGGCATATGAATCATGTATTCCCAAACTTTTGACAATTTTTGCATTTTATTTTCTCTCTTTATTCCATAATATAATTGCTTGTTCTAAAGTTGTTGCCCATTGTCTGTGTCCACAATCATCACATTTTACGCAAGGTTCTAATCCAGTTTCCCAAGTTTCATAAGCCAATATTACTGCTGACCTACATTTAGGGCATCTATTAATCGGTGTATCTGTCATTATTATTTTCTAACAGATGTAATCATAACAAAACTTTAGAAGATGTATGATACAGCATCCACCCAAAATTATCCCTGCGGAATGTGTGGCAACAACAGAAACAGTAAATACCGGAATGAAAATAAGCGATAATGCAGATACAATAGTAAGTATCGATAAAATCGAAGGGTAGGTAATAGATACCGCAGCCCCGTTTGATTTGCTAATCTTCATCATATTCTTCAATATCCTTTTTCTTTTGTTCGTCAACAAGTTTTAATGTAATTTCAGCAAGTGTCTTCTGTGCTTCCATTCCATCATCTTGTGAACCGCTGCCGGATTGTGGAGACCAAATCTTACGCGAATGATCTAGAAAATCGCTTAATTTTCCAAAGACAAGATATTGCTGTACTAATTCATTATACAACACATCGTCTTTTTCTTCAATAGCTTTTTCAAATAAATCTTTAACTCCCCAAAAATTATAATAAAAATAATCACGGAAAATCCCACGTTCAACAAGATTTCCAAAGTTATGCTTAGCCATATACTTATTTTCGGGGTCTGGAGTTTCTAATATTTTTTTCAATTCTGCAATGACAGATTTAATATGATCTGTTAAAGAGATTGTTTCTGTTTTGGAAATTTCACGATTATAGAATTCGTATGAATCCCATTCTTTCATAAGATTATCCAGCGCAGATTTTTTAATCATAACGACTTTAAGGCCAAACACATATTGTTTAGTGATATGTGCAATGGACAATTTATCGTCATGTTCTCCTTTCCAAAAAGATGTAAGATCAAAAGTTTCCTTTAACAGGCTGTTGCAGTATTTGTTTTCTGCCGGAACTTCGATAAGATACTTCTTAATGAATTGAATATTATAATCCATCATCTTTGTATTTTTAATATTATGAATTCTTCCATAATCGTCATATTCGCCTTCGAAAAAGAATCCCAAAGGCCGCCAAATATCTGCCGGACTGCAATATGACGTATGCATTGCCGGACAGTTTCCGATAATGAATCCATAGACTTCCTCTCCATAACGGATAGGAAGATTTGTTAACATACATGTTTCGCTCCAGCAACCCATGATTATTTGTCCTTATATTCTGTTAGTTTTTTGTCTAATTCTTGTTTAACAATATCGCATTTTGTAGGAACAGATGTTGTATGTTGTCCAGTCCATGTGTCACCGGAAGCAAACCATACAACACAATATGCTGAACCATCCCTTGCGGTACGGTCTTGCATTTCTGCAATGTGGCAAGGGTTAAGCATAACACCAAGAACTGCAACTAATCCAATGAAACAGCTAGACATTATTTGTTTCCTTTAAAGCTGGCAAAAAAGTCTTCTGTTGCATTGATTTTATTATGGTTCCGAACAGCATAATCAATCATTGCATCAATATTAACTTTCCCGTCAGAATAGTTGGTGAAAACCGAAGGAAATTCTTTACCAAGGTATTTAGGACGCACATTAGCATCAGAAGGGGACGCAATTTCATAAATCTTAACCTGTCTAAGGTCGTCCCACAAAATGAAAAAGTTATCAAATTTGGACGGAACAATTTTGTATATTTTTCCGTTACGTTTTACGATCATTGGTTTAGTCATTTTTATAGCTTTCTATAAGTTTTTTGCGGGCACTGTTTAAAGTTGTTTCGTATTTTTTCCAATTACTCTTGAATGTTTTTCTATTGGGCTGGTAGAATATTTGATCCGCCAGATTGATAGGAAAACCTTTAAGTCTGATAGTATCACCAGAACCGTAAACAGTCAAGTAATTTTTTACTGCTGTAGATTTCGCAAGATACATAGCATTCTGATCTAGAAAACATACATATTTTGCATACCCATCAGGCAGCGTATTCGTTACTATTTCTTTACGGCTTAATGTATTCACCATAATAATTTGTGATACAGTATCTCTTAAACTTCCATCTTTTTTAGTAAGACATGAATTTTGAAATTTAAATTCTATTGTATATTTGCCGTCTTCAGTTACAAAATCACAATGCGGATTATTAACATAGCGCAAATAGCCAGAAGTGTACGACTCCAAAGCCTCGCATATTAAATCTGATTTAGACATTCTTAGTGTCGGATGGTTTAGATTGTTCCCCATATCACTTATTAAATTTTGTAGGGCGCTGTAATCTAAACCATCCGATAAAATTTTACTTAGTTTTTTTACCATATACTATTTTTGGGCTTTTCTTCCAAAGGCCACCGGCCCATATTTTTTTAAGAGTTTTTCGTACTCTTTTTGCGCCTTATGACATTCACCTAATTCTTTTCGGTGCTTGTCAATTTTTTCATGTAAGTTGCGCATCTTCATACTGTTATCTGACATTAATGTCTTGACATTATTGACGATAATAGCTGCTTCTTGTTTTTCAGTTTTCATGATGCTTAATTGAATTCTGTTCCATCTTTTCTTAGAAGATAATCAGGACTTACGAATTTCAATTGTAGACGACCATCAGGAAGACCACGGACATTGTATTTCTCAATAGTAGGACGAATAACAATACCTTCACGGATATGTGATTTGTTTCCTAGCGTTGTTTTTCCGTCACGGACTTCTGTCGCTTTCTCAATACTGTATGGACCTCTATACAATACAGGAACGCGATTTAGTCCAGCTTCTGTACAAAACTGTTCCAAGAATTTATCATTTAGATAATATCCGTTATTTTCACCATTAAGGCTAACGTAAACATCAAAAACATTAAATGTTGGTTCAGTATCATAGCCCAAGTCTTGAATACCTTTACCAAAAACTTCACCAAAGACATAAACGTTAATGGATGCTTTATTGTATGCAGATTCTGCTTCCATAAGAGATTTAACTGCATTAACAACCTGTTCGTTATCAAAATAATCTTTGTATGCTTTGACATAGATATTTTCTTGGTTGTCATCAGAATTTTTCTGAATTAGACCGCTTTTTGCCAATCCTTTAGACGTAACATACGAATGGATTTTTGGATTTTCTGAAGCAAGGAAAACATCATTTGCTTTTTCTTCTGGAAGATTTGTCAGATAACCAACTTGGCACAAAGTACCATGAAGTTTTTCTGTCATAACAACCGGTTCGTTTTCTTCAAACGCATTCATGTTTTTCTGAAGGTTTTCGATATCGTATGATTTCGTATAACCGAATAGTGTGCCGATTTTACCTTGCATAGATACAGGAACTGTCGGTTCGTATTTTGTAATGCCTAGAAATGCTGCAACATCATCACCTTCGGCAACATTCATTGATGCCCTGATATTACCGGGAACCAACGCATCAACTTCAGCAATGGCTGCTTCGTATTCTTCATTTTCAAGACCAGCATTACCGCTATCAAAATGAAAACGCAATTCGTCAATATCTTTTTGTGTGTATTCTGCATGAACAGTAAATGTAGAAAGTGGTAGAGTTGAGTCTGGAATCATGCTTTTCGTAACAGGAAACAAAATACCTTGAGAAACGATCTTGCGTAGCTTGATGGCTTTAACGCGATTTCCGTGAGAACCAGAAAGAGTGCCACAATTTTGATCCCAGAATCCTAGCTTGCGCAGAATCCATTCAGGAACGACCGCAGCTTCTGGAATATAAACAACTAAATCGCCGGTGTTATACCGATGGCTACCATCTTCCAATTTACCAGAAATACAATCAAACCCACCAATTTTAATAATTGATAAACGATCCGCATTCGGATGATTTTCGACCGCATCGATTTTAACGACTTTAACTTCAAAATTGCTCATAATATATCCTTAATAGTTTTAATTTAGATATGCAGTATATCGCAGTATTATAGAATTGTCAATATAATTATCGACTGTTCCATGCTTCAATTGCATCTTTTTTTAGAATAAGACAGTTTTGCAATTCCCTGCGCTTTTGATAATCCATTCCTTTTACAGATTCTGATAAAATTCTAGGACCGTATGCGTGACATGTATCACAATAGACAGACGCACGATATTGACTTCCAGAAAATCTGCTAGAATACATTACTTTATTTGATGCACAAAACGGGCATGATTTAATATCTGGAATTGTCATGATTTAAATAAGTTTGCTCTAAATTTTTGCTTTTCCATTATGGTAAAATCAATCCTGTGTTTGTTTGAATAATTGGACTAATCATTTGTTTATAAAACTTTGTGATTTCGTCATTAGCTTCCTCAAATGACATTAAGTTAATTTCTTTGAAAGTTTCAAAACCTTCTTCTGCAGGAACTAAATTCTGTGCAAATGGAGAATGCTTGTATGGATAGAATGATACTTCCGGTTTATTATTCTGTCCCATAGATAGCTGAATAACATGAGGTTTTTCTGCACGAATAACTCCAGGTTCAGATACTTTATAGCTGTTACAAATAACGATTTCACCAGATACTAGTTTAAATACTTTTGCCATGTTTTCTTTCTTTTTATTATTTTAAATAGTTTTCACAATATTTGAATCTTGGTTCCATTTCTGGAACTTTACAATAATCGGACATAAGTCCTCTATGGGAACGCAACTGCAAACAACACTGTTTTGTTTTCCAAAATGTGCTATTTGGGTCTGTTGGTGTCCCTTCCTCTAAAAATTCTTTATCTGTTAGTCCAAACGTATCAGCGTTAACAACTGTAACGCCTACATGGATTGTAACGGTCTCGGCATTCACGTTCACAGGAACTAATGCCAAGCACATACCAGCAATCAATAAAATTTTTCTAATCATCATGTATACAGTATATCACAAGTTATGTTAATGTCAAGAAAATAATTCTATAAATATGTTAATGAAAAATTCAAAAATAACGTTCTATACAACAAAAGTACATCAATCCAGATATGCTGAAGCATTAGCGGCTGGAATGAAAAAGCATGGATATAAGAATGTTCAAATCAAAACTTCATTCTCTCCTAGCGATTGTTCAGACTTAGCAGTATTCTGGGCACACAAGAAAGGACAGATAATCAATGCTCAAAAATCAAGAGGTTTGCCGTATCTTGTTATGGAACGCGCTTATGTTGCTAATCGCTTCGAATGGGTGTCGTTAGGATACAATGGCCTAAACGGAAACGCAAATTTCTATACAAAAAACATAACAGATTCAGATAGATGGAATAAGCATTTTAGCGATTATCTGCTTCCATGGAGAACTACTACAAAAGAGACTGGCAAATACGCTTTGTTAATTGGACAGGTAAAAACAGACGCTTCAGTCAGACATGTTAATATCCATAGATGGTATGAAAAAGTCATTAAAGAACTAAACGAATTAAATATTCCTGTTGTTTTCAGACCACATCCTTTGGATAAAATCATGTTTATTCCAGAATCAAGAGGTTTAGTTTATACAATAGACACTAACGAATCATTAGAACAATCTCTAGAACATGCTAAATTTACTGTAACGTTTTCTAGCAATTCTGGAGTTATTTCTGTTCTGCGCGGTATTCCTACAATATCATGGGATATAGGATCAATGGCGTATAACGTAACACAACATAATTTGCATAGTGACATTTATACAGAACCAGACAGAAAAACATGGTGCAATAAATTAGCTTATTGTCAGTGGCTAGAATATGAACTATCTGACGGCACAGCATGGGAACATTTAGAACAAGGACTAGTAAACACATAATGTCAAGAGTATATCAACGTTCCGAATTAGGACTAAAACGATTCATTAAACTTTGTACAGAAACTAATGCTAAAACAGTTTTAGATATTGGTTGCGGCGAAGATAGAAGACATTCTGATTTAATGAGTGCTGCTGGACTATCTGTAGAAACAAACGATTTCTTTCCTAATGCCGACCATATCGGTGTATATACTGACATTGATTTTAATGGTAGACAATTCGATGCAATATGGGCAAGTCATGTTCTAGAGCATCAATTAGACGTTCAAAAGTTTTTAAGAAAAACACATAAAGATTTAAAAGAAAGTGGAGTTTTGTGTATTACTGTTCCACCATTAAAACATAAGATTGTTGGTGGCCATTTAAACTTATTCAATCTAGGCCTATTGATGTATCATCTTATTGTTGCTGGCTATGATTTAAAACATGCATATTACGGCCAATACGGCTATAATATCTCTATTGTTGTACAAAAGAAAAGCATCGAAAACTTTCCTATACTTGCATATGATTCCGGTGATATTGATAAACTTGCTCCATACTTTCCGTTCCATGTATCGGAAAAGTTTGAAGGAGACGGTTTAAATATGCATTCTAACTTGTAGTCGTTATTTTAGCTTCTGATAACGCTTTATCTATTAATTCTTCTATACGGACTCGGGAAATAGATGGTGTTCCTTTACTGGGAGTAATAGCTGGTATAGAATTCGTAGCCACTAATTTGGTATAATCTGCAATTTCCGTTCCATAGTTTGAATTATATTTACCGATAACGTCTCCTGGAGAGTATTCAACATCGAATTCTACATCTAGCGTTTTAACAACTACAGCTTTTGCTGTTATAAGATTTGCCACGATATCTTTTTTAGCAGCATCAATAACAGAATTAAAACTATCATTAATATAATCCTCTATCATACCTTTAGTATCAGTAAGAGGGTTTATAAACCCATAGTCTATAAATGTTTTTTTCTCTAACCCTTCTACCCTAGACAAAGCATTATCAATATTATGAATAAGAGAAAATAATTCTGTTATTTTAGATAATGTTGCTGCTGTAGTTTTTTCTTTTTTACTTACAGTCATTCTACCAAAATAATCATCATATGCCATATTCGTTTCCTACTGAATCAAAATCTTATGTAACAATGTAGTATTAACATTGTGAACAATAGTGTGGTCTTTAATAGTAGCTTTCAATGTGTAGACTTTTTCTGCTTCGAACCTTGTCTTACCAGAGTATCTTGTTTGGAATCTATTTCCCTGTGCATTTTCGAAAATAATCAAATTCTGTCTCATTGGAACGCCATTGATCTTTACGTCAGGAATAGGTTTAACTTCCAAACATCTAAGTCCAAATAATTGTCTTGTTCCGATTTGACCAAAGTGTGATCCCTTTGCCGCAGCAATTTGTTCGGCAATATTCATATTTAAAAAATCATCAAAATCTTTTGACATTAAGTTTCTTTTCTTTATTCTAAACGCCGGTGGAACCAAACCCACCAGAGCCACGCAAGGAATTTTCATTAAACTGTTCAACAACCGTAAACACGGCAGGGAACGATTTGACGATGACCATTTGTGCGATTCTGTCGTCCGGTTTGATGACAAATGCACCGCTGCTTGCATTGTGTAGAATAATTCCAACATTTCCCTGATAATCACTATCAACAATCCCCGGCGCATTAAGTACAAAAACACTATGTTTCAAAGCAAGTCCTGAACGACTGCATACCATTCCAACATATCCTTCAGGAATACACCAACAGAAACTGGTCTTAATTAGTTTTGTTTCGCCAGGCTGTAAGTAATATTCTTCAACAGATTTTAAATCATAACCTGCGGCTCCTGTTGTCGCTCTTTCTGGAACATGATCTTCTGTAGCATGTATTTGGGAAGTATCAACAACCAATGGAATATTTACTGGTGGTGTCTTATTTTGGCATCCTGTGCATTTTTTGCGTGGATGGTCATTTTCTGGTGTAGGGTTGAGAATCGGCATGTTCTGTTTCATCCATCATATTTAATTTATTGAGTTGTTTACTTTTATACTTATCTTTTTCTGTTTGCTCTTGTCTGTAGAATTCTTCATCATCAAAATCATCAGGATTATTCTGACAAGATTCAGCTAATTTTTTAAGAGTAGTTTTAAAGTTTTTATAATTTTTAGACATGTATTAAAACTGGTTAAGGTCCTGTAATAGATTGCGCATTTTATTCTTTGCAAAATAGTCCATAATCTTCATTTTATTGCCACGTTCGCGCAAAGATTCTGCTTCGTATTCAGCTAAAATAGCATCTTCAATTCGTTTAGGAATAAAATCAAAATCGATTAAGTCTTTATTGCGTGTATAATTATCACGCATTTCCATACCATCACAGAATTGTTTAGGGTCTGTAAGTTTTGACCAGCTATTCAAATTCTTTTCTGTAATTGACGATTGACGTTTGCCCTTTACAAAGCAATCTGAACTTGATCTGATATTAGGAATACCATCAGATTTATCTCCGGTAATAATCAAAGCATTCAATTGTGTGGTAGGATCATCACAAACAACCAATTCTTTTGATTTAGGAGAATACTGTGCAACATGTTCATATTTGTGCAACTGAATATAATCTTTATCTGATCCGATAATCATAACATCAGTTTTTGAATGCTTTGCTAGAATAGCAATAACATCATCAGCTTCTGCGCCATGAACTTCCATAACTCGATACGGAAAGTTTTCGCGCAAATCGTTTTTCATTTTGTCTACAATTTTATAAACTTCTGTCCAATCGATCAATGATTTTTCACGATCTTCTTTACGTTTATATTTGTAATGAGGAAAAATGTCTTTCCTCCAATAATGTCTAGAGTCGCAGCAAATAATTAAATCGCCATATTTGTCTCCAAACTTTTGTTTATATGCTCTAATGGAATTAAGAATCATATGCTGTAGTAAAAGTTCATCAATTGTTCCTTTATGCACTCCCGGAGTAGTCATAAAGTTACTGATAGCAATCTGGCTAAAGTCTAATAGTACAGGCATAGTTATACGGTAATTCCTTGGTATTCTCTAATGTGCATGAAAAAGTCAATTTCTTTTTCCATTTTATCGCAACTGATAATGTTATGTTTGCGCAATTCTGTAATCATAGGCTCAAAAAATGATGCTGGCATATGATATTTGCCGCATAGCTTATTGATTAACTGTTTGGAGCGATAGGAATCAAAGTCCAAAATTACGGCTGTTTGTTTTTTGCTTTTTTTAGTCTTGTTCGGTTTTGTCATGTTTGTCATGTTTGTCATGTTTGTACTGCACTACTTTGGAGTTTGTGAATGATTTACTGATTTCTTTTGCGGATTCTTCGTTTGGAAAAGTCAATACGTCATAGTCTCCTAGATCATTACGATCTCCGCCTAGGACGTAAAGCCATGATGTTTCGCCAGTTACAAAATCTGGCCATGGTACTTGGATAGCATAAGTCGCGTTATTCATTATATTACCTTACACTGTATATTATATACTAAAACATATGGAAACGCAAGCCATAAGTTACAAACTTAGGGCATTTATATACCATTTGTTTTTGTAGAATTACTACACGGCGAAAAATTGGCGTTAGTTGTGTTTTGTTCATATAATTATTTATTCTTTTCAAAATGTTCTAATACAGATTTTGCAATCAATAGAAACGTTGCAGCACAAATCATATTGACTGTGGTATCGTTTTCTTTGGTATGATTTGGTCCTGCTGGATTTTGTTTATGGAACTTTTCCATAGCTTCTGTCCATAATTCAATGCTCGGCATTTCATTTTTATCTTGGCAAAGAGGATCATAGACCATTGCTATTTTTAGTGTTTTCTTAATTAGTTCAATTTCTTCGTTTGTCATGATTTAAAATATTCTCTTAGCGTTTGGTGGAATGGTTAGTGGTTCGTTCCAGAACATATTTTCTGTTGTCTGCACTTCGATAGCAAACAATGTATCTCTTGAATTAAAATCCCAAAGATGAAATATTCCTAGATGTAAATCAAAAGAATGCTCTGAAGAAAAGCTATTATAACTGCCGTGAATAAACACCGGTCTATTAAAGTAAAACGGATGAATATTCAGATATAAGGCTTTTTTAAAGATTGTTAATCCTAGTTGAATGCCATATCTGCGGAATGAATTGGTCATATTACACCGTTACGATTTGATAGAAGAATCCACAACCAAAAGCATATTCTTCGCCATCAGCATCAGAATACCATTCCAAAGGTTCAAAATCTTCAAAGTTATCACTACAGGCATCTGTATGACGTTTACTGCTTTCTGCTTTAGCTTCATCTATTGTATTAAACGCCCTCACCTTATAAAGGGCTTCAATACCATATTCTTCGTCAAATCCTTCAATCAGAATATAAGTCATGATTTATTTACTTTCTTGTTTTCTTTTGTGATAATTTTAGTAACTTTCGTCACCATATCTACTCTATAGAATAGCAGTTCTTCATACGCTTCTGGATACTTATCACGAAAAGTAGAATCTGCTAGTCCTTTATCTAGAATATCATCAATAATTTTTTGTGCTAATTTATTAGACATGGAAACTAACCACCCTCAATATTGCCCATAAAATCATAAGCATGACAAATCCAGCTATTACGTTTGCAGCACCAAAGTGTACAACTAGTGTTACGGCCGCAGCAGTAAGAATTGATAGAATAAGCATTGCCACAATGATAATGGCTAAGATATCTAAAACAACACCCATGGTTAATATACCTTTACTAAGATTGTGTCTTTGTTAATACGGCCGTTCATCACTGAACCAACAGCACGAATTTCTTCTAATAACTTACGCTGTTCGACTTTACCAGCACGATTCAATTTATCAAGCGTCTCTTGCGGCTTACGCAATGTCTTAGATACAGACAATGTTTCGTCATAGTTCAGCAATGTTGAACCTTTAGCCATGATACCAATACCATCTTTAGCAATGTACTGACCGAGTTTCCGTGTCTTTGTATTGTATACCCATACAACGCTTGCACCAATGATCTTTTCTGCTTGGATTGATTTCAGATTAAGTTCTGGAAACTCTTTCAAATAAATCAATTTGCGAACAAGTTTCGATGGAACGACTTTTTTCGGTTTAGCAATACGAATTTTCTTTGCTTTAACTGGTGCAGATTTCTTAACAGACAAGAATTTTTCCAAGTCTTTAAGAATTTCTGTCAAAGATGCAATCATTTTTTTCTTATTAGCAGCAGATACATTTTCGTATGCTTCTGCGAATTCTGGATCATTAATTTGATCCAGTTGCGCTTTGAAATGATTGTGAATCTTTTCATAGTTGATGCCGCGACCTTCGATGGATTCAATAACTTCCAAAGGCGAAACATCAGCTTTAGACAAATACATATCATCCAAAATTCCTTCAAGTTCGCCAATGATTTTATGTGTCTTTGTATCGGCAGCAGAAACAATAGCAACAACATTATCTGTTTTCTTGTATTGTTCTTCTAGTGCTTTCATACGATCTGTATAAACAGAAACGTTAGCAAGATACGCATCATTAATAAGCAACCAGGACATTGTACCAAGATGCACCAATTCCCAAGATGGAACATTTGACAAATCAATGCCAATACCACGCGCATATTGTTTAGCAAAACTTTTTTGTTCTTCTGCTTCAAAAACATATGCTGAATAATTCATGGCATTTGTTAATTCCATATTGTAATTTGGATTGCCTTTAACAATCTTTTCAAAGTCTGGTGCTGCATATCCATCAACAGCGTTTGCAATTTTGTGGCGTTTAATGCGTGTTTTTTCACTTACGGTCATAATGTATATCTTTCTCTCTAAGAAAATTATAGTAAATTTTTCGCGTTATCATCAGACGTAAACAAGCTATTAACTTTCTTACGCCATACCATGTATTCATCAAATGATTTTAAGTGATTATTGATAGGTAAGTCAAGGGCAAAATCAGGAATAGATTTTAATTCTTCCTCATATTCTTTTTGTAGTTTTGACGATAATCCTTTTAGGTCTCCATTAATCTGTTTCATCTTATTGGTTCGCTTTCTTTAGAATATCATCTGCATGGCATCTTTGCGGCGAACAGAAACAAACTAAATCTTTACCTTTTAGACTTGTTACGTCTAAATTAGGCAAAACTTCGTCTCTAAACTTATCACAAACATCATCACGATTACCGTCTTTACCAATTACAAACGGATTTCCCCATGGACTTCCACGTCCAACATAAACAGCATCTTTAGGTGGATTTTTATATTTGTTATAAACTTTAGGGGAATTCATATCCATACGCTTAATCCTATCTCAATTGTTAAGACAATTGTACTATAGAACAAAGGAAAAAGCAAGATATTTTTATTTTACATAATTATACGAATTAACGCATAAAGTGGAATTATACGATATAGCGCATAAAATTATCCACCACAGAATACATTCAAAGAACCTTCAATTACAGCAGACCCACAAGCAACAGGGTCAGCAATTCGTGCTAACTGTTTTCCATTAACGAATACAGATTTACTACCTCTTGCAAGAAACGAATCATGACATTCTGAACCACAGCAATGTACAGCCCAATGGTCGCCTTGTCTGTGTGTTCCTATACCATTAGCGAAAACATCAGAAGATGCTTGGTCGTTTGGTCTTGGTGGCCAACATGCATGTCCAGAACATCTATCGCCTAATCTACAAACTGAAGGCATTACACGTTCACCTTAAATCTTTTTACAATTTTAATCGATTCAGCATAATACGGTAAATATACATTGTGTTGTACCGTTTGTTTCATATTCAGACCACCATTATAGCGCAGACCATCAAATCCTAAATCTTTTAGAATCTCTCTACCTTTCGCTGTGCTAATAGTTCCTGTTAATCCTTTAAACACTTTATCGCCATTGATTTCAATGGTTCCCTTTTCAAGCTGTGCAAGAATTTTATATTTGTCTGAACCATAATTTAAAAGACCAGCTTGCCTAGCAAACTGTTCGGTACCAATTTTCTTTACAAGTTTAGCTAGTTCTGGACCAGTGAATTTAGAATCAACATCGAAACAATTTTTTAAATTAATTTTACATTCATACAGTAACGGTTCGCCAGATTTCTTAGACATAGCTTTAGCATATTGAATGCCAATCTTTTTATCGTCTGTGAAGTATGCGATTCCTCCACCATAAAAATCATTTAGAATTCTTGCTTTATCTTGTGAGAATGCAGAGAATCTTGTGTTAGAACCGTGATATACAGTTACTCCAGATACTCTTTCTTCTGTAATAAATTCTTTAAAGGTCTTAATCATAATAGCCATCTTGTTTTTGTTGAATGATCCATTCTTCTGGATCAAGTTCTTGGTTGCCATCATATAATAATTTCTGACCTTCAAAGTATCGGACAACAAATCTGTCTCTGTCAGAACTATAGTTATTTAGAACAGTTATAGAGAATGTTCTATCGGCATATGAATCAGGATCAAACATATTGTTCGAATCCACAACATAATCGCCTGAATGATATGCTCTAATTGTGAATGTAAATGTTCTTGATCCTGCTAAGGCAGAACCATAAGTAGCATAATCGCCACCAGCAGTATCATCATTATCATAGGTAAATCCTGGAGGTTCCACATATTCAGGAACGTAATCATCCATTTCCCTAACAATACCATTAATAGTATTAATAGGAGAATTAGAATCGTTTATAAGTTGTAAATCTTCTGGCAGAGTACCAGACCAAAGAATATAATCAACAAGGCTAGCATCACCATTGAATGTAGCAACAAGCGTAGGAGAAACCCATTCTTGTAATTCAATTAGTGATGCTAATGACCCTGCGGCAGGTGACTGCCATTCAACTTTATCAACCATCTATTATTTATGACGATCTTTATAATAGTGGTGCCATTCTGAAGTTTCGACTTTGGTAAGTTTACTAAAATCCCAAGTCTTTGGCTTCATATTAGTTCTATGATAATACATTGCCCCATCAGTTAAATCAGGTAATTTATTATCTAGACCTTTTTCGGCTAAGATTAATGCCGATTTCCATTCCTTAAGTTCGCCAGGCTTGTCCTGATAAGCGTTTTCAACGGGAATCGACATTTTATGTTTTTCTAAAGTCCATGAAAACTGTCTGTATTGCATAATTACACCACAAACGTCATTAGGGAATTTAGAATCTTTTGCGCGGTTTAGTGTAACGTTTACAACACGGATTTTTTCATCCATAGAAGTACCACGCGCTTCGTAGAAGATATTTTTAGCCAAGCATCTAATATGTGTATTTCTACGGGCATCTTGTTTATCCGAAACCGTCTTCGGAATTGCGGCCTCTGCCGTTTTAATGCTGCCAATATTATATACGATTTCTGCTGGATTCAAAGTATCATTGGTATTAAATAAACCAAAGACTTTTGGTTGCATTGTAAAAATAGCCATTACTAAGAGGACTAAAATGAAACCCAAAGGTGCCTTTGGTTTAGATTGTTGGTTACGCTTTCTTGCCGTATTTGGCTGTAAACGTTCTTTGTTGCGCTTGCGCGTCTTTGTGTTCATCATGGACTCCTACCATTACCCAGCGGAATGAAACATATGGTAACATATCATTCCCTAGTTTAGCTTCGTTTTCATCTGGAACAAAACATGGGTCTGCCATGTACTTCCAGACAACATGTTTTCCATCGACCGAACGTTTGGAAATTTCTGTCTGCATGTAATATAACTCCTAAGTGTTTAAATAACGTTAACGTGGTGTTTACATATAAAGTAAGAATCAACAATATCTCCAATAGGGGAATCAATTGTTGACTTAGTATACGCTAGTTCTTTAACTAAGTCAAGTTTAGTTTCATCTAGAAATGCTTGATACATAGAATTTTTATCAGCGTTTCCTTTTCCTGTTGCCATTTTTTTAACTTGTGCAGGGGCATAGACAGATACAGGATTACCGTACAGTTTCCATATTTTATGTTTTAACAGTCCGGTATTTTCTGCAATATTAAATACTAATCCTTTACCGGCAAAAGCATAATTTTCAATGCCGATAGAGGTAACTTCATTACTATTAATGATGTACATGAATATAGCTGATATAAAATCAAAGCGTTCTTCATTGGAAGTATATTTCGGAATTGGAAGTCCCTCAATTATACCACCATAGAATTTCTTCTGATACTTTTTGTTATCAGTTAAATAATATATTTTACAATTTTCAAGTTTGAATTCTTCACCAGAAAATACTGTAATACACGGGCATGACATAGAATAGTCAATACCCGCATAAACGATAGGCGTAGTCATTATCGTCTACCTAGACGGCGCCATCTAATAATATCAGTTAGTTTTGATTTTGGTTTAGGCTTAATTGTTTCAGCAACAGTTTCTACTACAGGCTCGGCAACTGGTTCGGTGACCAATTCTACAGGTGTTTCTGCTACAACAGTATCAACTTGCTTTTCTGTTTCTACTACTTTTTCGGGAACAGGTTCAAATCTATACGATGGCGAATTACTAGCTTTAGTTTCTACTGGGTCCTGCAATGCAATCATTACTGGCGGCTGTTTTTCTTCTGTAGCAGTTTCTTCAGGAAGTTCTACAGCAACAGGCTCTTTTTCTTTTTTAACTTTAACAGTTTTTTCTTTTTTAGGTTTTGTCACTTTTTCAACGTCTTCAGTCATTATAATATCTCCTTAAATGGTGTATTCTATTTATCACTCATAAACTTCGATATTATCAGAACCGCATAGTGGACAGTGTTTAATGTCGGACGCATCTAGGTCACCATACATGTCAGAAACTTTAACTTCTGCTTCACAATCATGACATTGTACTAGTTTAGGCTTACTCATTTGTTTGTATCTCTTTTCGGAAACTCGATAATATTTGTGTCTAATTTATTATATTTAGGCTTATCTGGAGTCGGGTTTCCGGAAGGTTTCTTAACAAGTTGCTGCGCTACTGGATCACAGCAATGTTCCCTAAGAATCTGTTCAACTGTTTCATTATCAACATTAGCCCATGAAGTTTTTTCTAGATACGGAATAACAACTTCATGGTAACAAGGATGATACTTATAGTGTCTTCTGCTGTCTTCATTTTCGCCAGAAATTATTTTAACTGACCGCGCTCCTGTTCTTGCATTAATATAGAATACGCAAGTCATTGTTGCTACTTTTTGACCTTCAGTGTTTGTCCAATAGAACTTACCTGAAGCAATACCAACAGCTTCACCAAAGATAAAATCTTTAATTTTCTTGATAAATTGTTGCATGATCTGTTATTTACCGTGACAATTTCCGCCACAGCATGAAACTTCTGGGTCTGAACAATCTGATACTTCTGTCAATAATTCTTTTTTAGGCATTGATACTGTACGGCGCAAAATCTCTTGCGATACAATCAACGTTTGATTTGCTTCATTGTGCATACCATTATCGTGCAATGTTTCTGCTGTTTTTAATAGTGAAGTGACTTTTGCCAAGTCTGCTTGTAAATCGTCTGTTGTCATTTTTGCTCCTTATAGCGAAAAATCTTTAAATGAATCTTCAGTAATATCTTGTTTGATATCACCTGTTGTGTATGAAGTAATTTCTGTTTCTTGTGGCGCAACTTGAACATCAGCGCCAGCAATCCATTTTACTGTCCATGGTAGTGGATTTGAACCACCTTTAAATGGACTATCTAAATCTGCGGCTCTCATGCGCTTATGTGCAATCCATTCAACGTATTGTTTTAAAATGTCTGCATTTAGACCGATCATTGAACCGTCTTTAAAAAGATAATCTGCCCATTGTTTTTCTTGTTCTACAACGTCAAGAAATAATTGTTCGCATTCTTTTTTAGTTTCTTCTTTGATTTTAGCAAAGTCTGGATCATCTTGCGGCAATAAACGCAATAGCTGTTGCGTCCCGGCCAAGTGTAGATTTTCATCACGGCAAATCAATTTAATGATCTTTGCATTGCCTTCCATTTTCTTAAGTTCAGCAAACGCCCAAGAACAAGCAAATGAAACATAGAATCTAACACCTTCTAAAGCGTTGATAGAGTGCAAGCAAAGCCATAATGCTTTCTTCAGATTATACAAATGATTATAATCAGAAAATAGCCCTTGCTGATACTGAATAATCAAACCATTCAAATCATCATAATATTTTGAGATATCTTTAGCACAATCCACGATAGGCTCTAGCTTAAGAATTTCATCAAACACTAAAGATGGATTCGAATACACGTTACGGATAATGTGTGTATATGATCTAGAGTGAATCTGTTCAGAGAACGTCCAGTTAACAATCCATGATTCTAATTCTGGAATAGAAACAATAGGAAGCATAATCAAAGGCGCACGTCCCTGAACAGAATCCAATAAAATTTGACGCTTTAAATTACTGGTGAAAATGTGTTGTTCATGAGACGAAAGATCACGAAAATCTTTTGAATCTTTTGAAACATCAACTTCAGCCGGACGCCAAAAAAATCCAAGTTGTTTCTCTGATAATAGATCAAACTGTTTATATTTCATTTGGTCATAACGGGAAATATTAACCCCATCATCAAGAAACATTTTGGAATTTAAGTCGTATTCAGTTTTTGTAGCGTCAAATACAGTCATTATTTTACTTTTTTAGGTTTTGTTGTTGTAGAAGTTAGTTTCGCTGGCGCTTTACCTACTGAAGCAACAGGAGCAGCTTTTTCTTTCTTTGGACGTAGTTCAGAAAGAACTTTCTTCATGTTTGCGATTGAATGATTTTTGCGAACAATGCAGTCATTCAATTGACGGATTTGAATTTTATAACGTAGGTTTTCCGCGGTAAGTAGAATGTGCTTAATTCGTAGTTCTTCTAGAGTTACGTCCGCCAAACCATTTGGATGATTTTCTAGAATAATAGACACAGTTTTTTTCTTTTTAAAAAACATTTTAGTTTCCTTTCATATTAAAGTTTACATGCGCCGCTTTCGCAGCCATCATCAGTATCATTACTTGTATTGTATTCTACAACACTATCAGATTTAGTTGATTTTGTCAAGTCAATTTCGCCTTGTCCGTCATATGTGTTGCAGTAGTATAGTGTTTTCCCGCCCCATTTATAATGTAGTAACAAATGTTTTAATAGAGTGGACATAGGAATTTCTCTATTATCAAACTGTTCAGGATTATATGACGTATTAACTGAAATAGCTTGATCTACATATTTTTGAATAATGGCACAAATTTTCAAATACCCTTCAGGAGATTTAATATCCCATAGCAATTGATATTTGTTTTTCAATCTAGGGAATCCAGGAAGGATTTGTGGCAATGTACCATCTTTAGAACCTTTCTTAGGAGAATATCCTCGCGGCGGTTCAATACCATTAGTCGAATTTGAAATTTGTGAAGATGTTTCACAAGGCATCAATGCCATAACTGTAGCGTTTCTGATACCATACTGTTTCAAATCTTTACGCAATTCTTCCCAATTCATTTCGAACTTGCGAATTACAATACCATCAACATCTTTCTTATATGTATCGATAGGCAGAATGCCTTGACCATATTTTGTATGTTGGCTATTACCACAAGCACCTTTTTCTTTTGCTAGATCACAGCTTGCTTTAATTAAATAGTATGACCATGCTTCTGTGAATTCATCAATAGCTTGGAATGTTTCTTCAGACCCTTCGTATGTAAGACCATTCTTGGCCAACCAATACGCAAGGTTTGTAATACCAACACCCAATGGACGCCATTCTTTAGTATGTAATTCTGCGGCTTCTACAGGATATAATTGATAATCGAGCAAAGCATCTAGACCACGAATAACTAATTCACAAGGACGTTTAAAGTCTTCAGGAGCATCAATCTTGCCCCAATTGATTGCAGATAATGTACACAAAGCAATTCGTGCATCTTCTGTTCCCATTGGTACAGTTGGTAATGCAATTTCTGCACATAGGTTAGATTGTTTGATAGGGAATAGTTTTTCATCAAACGAACCATGACTATTAACGTTATCAACGTTTTGAATATAGATACGTCCTGTATTTTTGCGCTCTTGCATCAATGAAGAAAACAAATCAATAGCTTTAACTTTTTTCTTACGAATAGAAGTTTTACGCTCTGCAATTTCATACAATTCTTTAAATTTATCTTGGTCATTAAAGAACGCTGTATACAATTCAGGAACATCATTAGGACAGAACAAAGTAATATCGCCACCAGCGATTAAACGCTCATAGAATAGTTTACTGATCTGAACACCATAATCCATATGACGAATTCTGGTTTCTTCTGTGCCTTTATTATTCTTTAGTACGACTAAATCTTCAAATTCAATATGCCAGATAGGATAATAGATTGTAGCTGCACCGCCGCGGACGCCACCTTGAGAACAAGATTTAGTAGCAGCATGAAAATATTTAAGGAACGGAATAAGTCCAGTATGAAATGCGTCACCTTTACGAATTGACGATCCTTTGCCACGAATACGACCAGCGTTAACACCAATGCCAGCTTTCTGTGATACATATTTTACGATAGCAGACGCTGTAGCATTGATAGAATCTAAAGAATCATCAGATTCAATTAGAACGCAAGAACTAAATTGCTTCTGTGGTGTTCTAACACCGGCCATGATAGGAGTAGGTAAAGAAATTACATGTTGTGAAATTGCATCATAATAATCTTTAATCCATTTGATTCGTGTTTCTTTAGAATATGCATTAAATAGCGTCATAGCAATAAGCATATACGCCATTTGTGGTGTTTCATAGATTTGACCACTAACGCGATTCTTTACTAGATATTTGCCACGGAATTGTTCCATAGCGGCGTATGTTAAAGATTCATCACGATCATGGTCAATAAATTTATCAAGTGTTGAAATTTCTTCAATAGTATACCAGTCCAACAATTCTTTGGTATAATATCCTTCACCAGAAACTTTAACAATATGATTGTACAATGTGTCTGGTTTATATTTGTTATATACGTCTTTGCGCAACTGATAATTAATCAATCTACCGGCAACGTATTGATAGTTGGGAGATTCTTCAGAAATTAAATCAGCAGCAGCTTTGATAAGCGTCTCTTGAATTTCTGAAGATTTCATATTGTTAAAGAATTGAATTTGTGATTTTAGTTCTACTTCAGACGCAGAAACACCATTAATACCATCACAAGCATAAGAAACAACTTTATGTAACTTTTCAATATCTAGATTTTCTTTTTGTCCGTTTTTCTTAGTAATTTGAATAGAGGATTGTTGCGCAGTCATATTAGCGGGTATTCTTTCTTGTATTAAGATTTTTATAATGTTGTGATTTTATTTAGATAGGTTATTCAACAAAGAATAAGTCTTCTTCTTTTTTGTCGATAAAGCATCTTAGTTGTCCCCAAGATATATCTAGGTTTCCGTTCTTGCCAGGAGAACCAACAAAGGCCCAGCCTGCGCGGGATTGGTGTTCTGTAGGAGACGCATGAATTGGTTCAGAACCAACAAGACGATCAAATAATTGCAAATCTTTTTCAATAGATGGAGTTTTATTATCATGTGTCAAGTATGATACTCTAGCGCATCTAGCAGCAGAACATTTGCACAATGTTTCAATATCTAAAGTCTTTAGTTCTTCATCACTAACATACGGTAAATGGTACCAGCCACGTTCAAGAACTTTAGGAACAGAAGAATTGTATTCTGCCATCATCATGTCAGAAAGCAATTTAATTTCTGGCTGGGCATCAGCATGAGAGCGTAGCGCAAAGAAATTATCATATGTGGTAGCTGTACAAACTACACTGATCCATTGATATGGTTCCAGAATACGATTTACAACTTGTTTATGCGCTCCGCATTCCATCATGGTTTCTGCTAATAGTGCAGCATTGTTTGCTGCAACTTCCCAGGAAGTTTGAACTTTTTGTTTCATATCCGCATCAAGTTCTTCAGTTGCTTGCATACCAGATTGGTTTTTGCCCCAATGGATAGGCATAGCTGGATTTGTTCGAACTTGTTCAATCATTTTCGAAACAGGAATTGCTCTAGAACTTGATGCATTTCTAGAAAATACTCTATGCGTCATGAATTCAGAATGAATAAAGCGCGGGTACATTAATTGAAACGTTGTTAGCCGCGAACCATTATAAATGGAATCGGCAATAATTTTTACATTGTACATTTTGTTTTTTCTTTTAGATAGTTAGTGATTTTAAATCCGACAATTTTATCGGTATTGTTTTTTCTTAGCATTGAAATAGGACCGTCAGATTGTTCCACTATAACAGTGCAATCTTCGGTCACATATTCCAATTCATCTAATTCGGAATTGTATGTTAACATACCCTTCATGTTTTGGCTACTACTTTCTTTTTCTTTGCAGGAGTTTTCTTTTTAGGTTTATCGGTTTTGAATGTAATAGTTCCAATTTTTCCACCAGAAAACAAATCATATTTACATGCAATTTCTACAGCTTGTTTTGCTGTTGCTCCGTATGCCATTGCGCCTCTTGCTAAATCTTGACCAGAGCCAGATGCAAAAAAGTCCACAAGACCTACGTTAATAGGAAAAAAGTTTTCATCATACGTTGTAATGTGACCGTCTTTATCAATACGAATGCCAACAAAATCATCTTCAGTAATAAGAGAATTTTCGCATTTTGGAGTTAGTGATTGTTTAAAATCATTCTGTCCCCATTCTAAGAAAGCATCACACATACCAGCATTACCAGTTGCTGCTATTAAATAATCTTTTGTTTTAATACCTTTGATATTTGATTCAGAAATTACAGAACCCCCGCCGGATAGTCTGCCGTCAAATGCTAGGATGCCGTTCTTATATGCGATTGTTGTAATTGTATTTCTCCCTAAATCTTTTTCCAGTTGTTATAGTTTAACGTGGCTGTAAGTCCAGAGTAAGTATTTTCTTTTAAGATTTTCATTACATCGTCTTCAGTTAATCCATTCATAATCATTTTATTAACATCTTTATGAATTATGGATTTAGGCCAAATAACAATTTTCTTATCCATCTTAATGATTTGTTCCATAAGTTTACAAATATCTGGAGAGCGTGGTTCATTATCAAAGACAAAAACCATATCCATTTTATTTGCCAGCTTAAGCAACTTTTTCAATGATGATCCAGCAACAGCCAAGGAATTGGATACAAACATAGAATCAATTGGACCTTCCAGAACATATATAGTCTGTTTTATATCTACAGTATCGAATCCGTAAACTAATAAAGTGCCAGAGTCTGGATGCACTGTTAGGTAACGAATAGCATTTTTGTTCCCCCCAATATACCTTCCTTGGAATGCATATGGAGTTTTTCTTTTAGTATAAAACGGAATAACTAAACGATTATCAAATCTAGATGTTTTTTCAAATTTATCTTTGACAACATTTTCATTAATCCATTTGCAGTAATTATCTGCATACCACAACTTTTCCCAATAACGTCTAGGGATTTTTCTTTCAGTGATATATTTAATACACTCATGCGAAGGCTCTAAAGTATCAACACGCTTCAAATGTTGTAATGGATCATCAGATTCAATTGCAACTTGTGTTTCTACAGTTTTGAGATTTTTCTCATGTCTGTGTGTGTACCATTTATGGTCGTTATTAAATTTAAACGCCTCATATATATAGTCTTTGTGTAGAGTAGGGTCCACGATCTGTAAGAAAGTATTAAACGTATGGGATGCACCACAATTTTGACACTTGAATGCAAGAATATCTTTTTCTCTTACTGGGTACAAATATCCACGCTTTTTAGTTTTACTTTTTTGAGAATCCCCACAAATCGGACAACGAAAATTTGCAGAGCCATCACCCTTCCACTTAAACAGTGGCAATTTTGGAGATAGTAAACTTGCAAATTTTTCATCAATATAAATGGGCATATCTTACTCTAATAATTTTTCTTCAATTTCACTTGCTATCAGTTTGATAAAATATTCTCTATCAGATAATTTCTTAGGCGCCCTTCGAACGTTGTCAAACTGTTTTAGTTTTTCTTTCATTCTAAGGTCTAATTCATATGATTGATTGCCATCATGAAGTCTAAAGGTATTAGACTTGTCCGTTTTATCAAATAGTGGCACATAGATAGTATAATCGTAATCACAGATTTTGTCAAGACGTTCTATGTATTCGTCTTTTTGTTTCAGATAATCTTGTTCGGTGTAATGCGGTTCGAACATATCACGTTCTGCATTAGAAAATCCTTGCGTGTCTAATCTGTAGTTCAAATAGATACCAGCGATCCACAAACAAGAATCACAAATAATTGGATTAAAGTTTGATTCTTCTGCGGTGATTTCTCTATGTAGTTGTTTATCTGTTACCTCTTGCTGGGCGTGCATTGTATCAAGTTTATTACCTTGTCCAAGATATTCATGCGCGTATTCAGTAACTAGTCTAGTGCCATAAACACCACGTTCTAATAATTCTGCATATAGTCTTGCTGCCAGGACTGTCTTTCCAGACCCTGGACTTCCTAAAATTCCGATTTTTATTGTCATATTACTTTATATTGTAAGGGAACGTAATAACAAAGTCAAGACTTATATTATTGTTCGTAAAAGAACTTTTGTTCCGTGGTTAGATTCTGTAAATAAATTATTCTGTTTTGGACTTGTTCAGTATTACGACTTAAAGCCTCATATCCTTTAGATGTTACTGCATAATATGTTGTGCCGTCCATGGAAAGTAATTTCCATTTGACGTTTTCAAGTTCTAAAGGTTTTGGTAGTTGTAATTCTAGTTTTGCAGTCTCTCTTGGCTGTGTCTTAATATTAAGAGATTCACATCCAATTAGGGGCATTATAGCAAACAATAACATAAAAGTCAATAGGATTTTTTTCATAATTTATTTCTTTTCTGTCAGAAGTTGTGGACAAACTCTATTCTTTTCATTCTTTTCGGGAACAGCACCAGTAGCAAGCGCAAAGCATCTATTACGATCTTTAGCAGCATTGTTAATTAAATTCTCAACAAGACCTGGTCTTGCCGCTGCAACATTTTCTAATTTAGAAAGTGTCTGATTTAATTTTTGAGATTGTGAAAAGTTGTTTCGTTCAATGTCTGTAAGTCTATTCGATACTGCTTTAATGTCTTCAATATTTTTGAATAGTTCAGTTATTGTTTTTTCTTGTTCTTGAATAGAAATTTCGTATGCTGCTAATTTACCAGCATTTAATTTTAGTTGATGTTGTGACCAGTTAAAGTATGCAGCAAATCCTACAACAATAACAAGAAAAACGATACCGACAACAGCGGCAATTTTAATCTGTAAAGTATCTAATATTGGCATTATCTGTTCCCGACATTTCAATGATTGTTACTGGATGCTGTCTCGTATTAATAACAATAGTATGATTCAGCACATTAAATAAAATCAAACATAAACATAGATACATAAACAAGATAAACGTTATAGGAAATTTATGTTTGACTGTATATGTCGCCAGACTTTCCTTATTTTTACCTTTTGTATCATCAATAGCTTTTGTCATGTTATCTCCTATGGAGTCGGTAATACAACTATACCTAGTAATGCAGCAAGTACAGCGATAAGCACCATACCAGCAATACCAAATACAATAATTTTTACTGGCTCAAATTTATCTATATTCACATAGTTTTCTTTTAATTCATCGTTGATCTCTTTTTTAATTGCATCTAATTGTGCAACGATTTTTTCTATGTTCTTTTCGATACGTTCTACATTCTTTTCCAGATACGTCAATTGTTGACCGTTAGAATCAATCTTTTGAATTTCTGAAGAAATTTTGTCTACTTCTTTTTGTAGTGCTGCTATTGACGCAACTAAATGTTCTGTTGTTGTTGATTTCTTAGTCATTGCTACTCTCTATTTCTTTTTTAAATACAACATTGATCCTGTCATACTGTTTTTTAAAACAATACTTTTATTTGGATACTTGCGGCCATATTGTCGGATTTTCTCTCCAACAGCATCATCACCAACATATGTTTTGTATCTTGCGTATTTACTATCTTTACCTAATCTACATCTATTAAATGTATGAGTATCGCAAGTAAATACAACAGAGCCAGCAAAACTTTCATCAGGAGCATCAGTGTCATCATTTAGACGTTTATCAACAATATCAATACCTGCCATTGTTGTGTCTTCTGAAACTAACTCTAATTCTCCCATACCTTTGTCTTCAAAATATAGTCCGAATACCTGTATATATTTATCAGTTTGGGATTCTAGCACAAGTTGTGAGATTTCAGGAACTTCAATTCCTAAATGCTCTAGCAAATCATTCTCATTAATACCAAATTCTTCACGAATTAGATACAGTGCAGACGCATATTTTGCTACTGTTGTCTTGCCTAGAGGTACTTTTTCAATTAGTTTTTTGATATTCCAAACTAATTGATTGAATCGTGTATAAGCTGTTCTTTCTTCGTCTGTTTTGAGAGTAGTACGTTTTCTAAGAACTTTACCAGACGCATCAATGATGCCCAATTTGAAGGCATCAGTGTCTTCCCATTTTTGTGTCAATAGGTACAGAAACTTGAACGCATAAAACGTATCAAAAGGATTTGCCATTATTCTTCGTCCTCAATAGTATTTTCTTTACCTAGTTTGTCTAATAGACTTTTATCAATAGGAATAGCTTTAATATTATAATATTCACCGTTCAAAATAATAACATCAGGACAACGCCCAAGATATACAAGAACAGTTTTTAAATAGCTATGATACTTCTTTTCTATTTTAAAAAATAGTATCTTAGCTGCTGCAATAGGAGTAAACACATTATATAGACTAATGATATGATTTATAATTAGTCTATCCTTTAGAACACCATTTACATGATAGCGGGTAAATAGTTTTCTTAAATGCAACGTCATAGATAAATCGTTATAGAATTCTTCCATTTCGTAGCAATGCGGATTCTCGTAATTCTTTGCCGCATATAATAGAAAGTTGCGGTCATTTAAATCAGTATCACGAATATAGGTTAACTCTTGCATTATTACTGAATTACTTTTCTGTTAGACCGATATAGTGATCCATTAGTTTCGTCATAACTTCAGTTGCTTTGTTTTTTGGAACTTGAAAATTGCCTGACGCATTAAAGCTGATTGAACCGTCTGTGTTTACGGTAAATTCTAAATCGCCTTCTTTGCCTTGTAATACTTTTAGACTTCTTTGTGTTTTCTTGATTTGAAATGCTTCGTCAAGAAATTCAACTTCAGGAGCATCTACAATTTCTAAAGATTCTTCTACTACAGAATCAGCATCTTCATCATAAAGAGAATCATAATCATTAGGATCAACTTCATTAACTTTAAGTCTAACGTCTAGTCTTAGTTCTGATCCATCGGCTCTTAGTGCATATTGCTGACCACTGGACATTGTAAACCATGTTAGTGTTAGATAAACGTTTCTTACTGCTTCGCCAGTCGATGCTACTAGAACCGCAAAGTCTTCACTGGCTTCGCCATCAAATGGAATTTCATCATCTAGTTCTCCTAGAGAAAATCCAAACTTATTAAGTTCAGCTTCGATTCCTTTAATAACGTCTGGAACGTTTGGCTGAAAAGCTGCTGAAATTTGCTTTGCATATACTTTGATACATGTCAACTCATGAGGTTGCATAATATCAGTAACAATACCAACTTTATCTGCAACATTTTCTCTAAGTTCTTGTAATGATTTCATTTTATTGATTCCTTTAAATTCCTTAATTTATTCTTTATTATTTATGTAAAATAGTCCTTGACAATCTATGGAACTTACTATATAATCATAGGTGTCCTATGATAGTTGTATTAGTAATTCCTTTATTAATCGATATTGATTCTGTCCTTAGGATATTTAATACCTGTATTATTGATTCCTGATAATGCTGAATTATCTGATCTGTTAATCATTAATGATTCAATAGATGGTTCAATAACAGATTCAGCAACCTCCAAACCACCAGTTGGGTCTTTATCCAGAACCTTGGATTTTCCGGGGTCACTTCCAGGCAAGTTAAAATCAACTCTTGATCCATCCACAAATAATCTACCTTTTGCAAAGAATCTAGCAATTGATTCTGACCTCATGGACAAAACGTTTTCTGTCTTAATATCTAATTTACCAACAGCTTGAAATTCAGAAGTTAATTCTGATCTAATTCTTAGATTTCCCTTGGTCTGAATATCCAAATCACCTTTTGTATAATTTACTTGTGTTCCGCGGATTCTTGTGGTCATATTTCCATGGACTGTCAAGTCATAATTTCCGGCAATCTTTTGTTTCATATTGCCTTTAACCAAAAGATTTGCGTCACCCTGCACTGTGATATTTAGATTACCACCAACAACAAGATTATGATCTGATAATATGATATAAAAATCATCACCATAAATTCTGGTTACTTTTGATCCGTCTGGATGAATTTCATAGAATGTTCCAGACTTATGCATTTCCATGATACGTTCTGCGCCAGGTGTATCGTCAAATTCTGTCAAGTGTCCAGATAAAGTTTGTTCAGCTTTATTATATGGATATTGTGCATGAGAAGGACTTGACGGTTCAGATACGTTTACTTTATCGTCTGCTGTGGATATTACACCAACTCTTGTCGATTTAATATCATTGTGAAATGTAGTTCTAGCACCAGTACCGGCCTGTGGAGAATCTAAACGGTCATCATCAATATCTTTTGTCATCTATTATTCTTTCGGCCCTTGTCTTGATATTACAGGAGCATCACTTAGTTTGAATGGTAATTTTGTAAGATTATAATTAGTTTCTTTTAGTACGTCACCAAGCTGGCTCGTATGTACACAATTCAATTGCGGAAAAATACGTCCAGGATTGATGTGATTATTAGATGCAGGAAGACCTGTACCCACTCTGATTTCAAAATGTAAATGAGTAAGAGAATCCCAAACGTGCGATCTTCCTACAGTTCCAATCTGTTGGCCTTTTGTTACTCTTTGTCCTACAGATACATTTATCCCTGCGCCAGGAGCGTCTGAACCTGCATCTTGTTTTGATCCTAAGTGCGCATAGATTGTCGTATATGTTCCGCTTGCTAGTGTGTGTCTGATTGCTACAGCATTACCGTAAGAACGTGAACCACGGCCAGTTTTATCATATTGTGTTGCTACGCCTTTTTGTCCTTTATCTGCTGTCCAAATATAAACAACTTCACCATCAGCGGCAGCAAAAACAGGTAATCCAGTAGCACCTCTTAGCTTACCATTCAAATGGGCTGCGCCTGCTGATTGCTGTTTATAATATCCAGCAGGACAAATATCAACGCCTTTATGTGTTCCGTTACCTCTTGCATCGTTATATGCAGAACTTACGAATCCTGTAAAAGGAAGAACCCATTCACCTTTTGAAATAGGTAATCTTGATTGATCTGGAACAGTATTATTAGCTGCTGTTGTTTCTACTGCATATCCGTCAGGACAATCACCCTCACGCGAAAATACTTTATTAAACCATTTTTGTTTGTTTGGTTGTGCTGGTGTTGAACCGTATGGTGTTTTATGTCCAGATTCTTGAACGCTTTTCCCCGGTAAAGTACCGAAGAACATTGGCTGCTGACCAGTTTCTCCATCATTAAAGAATCCAATTACTCTTGTTCCTGGTTGCGGACCGATAGGACTAACACCAATACCAGCAACAGCGGAATTAGTAATTGGCGTAATAGGATATGCCCACGGTAAAGTTTCTGTAGGCAATTCTTCAATGTTTTGATTATGCCATCCAGCAATTCTGATTCTGCAACGACCCAAAGCTAAAGGGTCGCCGTTATCTTCTACAGTTCCATACCACCAGATGAATCCATTTTTACCCATAAAGAATGAATCTGACATTTTATCCTATATTTCTTTCTCTTAGAATATCATCAAGTCTTGACTGTAAATATTCTAGATGTTTATCTGTAATGTCGCCGTTAGAAATTACTGTCTTTAGATACTTATCGATTTCTACAAACGCTTCTGAAGTATCACCACGGCGTTTCATTTCAATACGCGCATTGATATTTTTCTTTAGATTAACAAGATAATCAAGAGGACGTTGATTTGTAGGCGCAGTAAATCCTAGAGTAATAATAGTTTCTTTAGCAAAGTTATCGAAAGCTGAATTAATGAATGATACTGTTTTATTGTAACTATCAGTATTTACGCCCTTAACAACAGTAGCAAAAGAAGGAAGACCAATAGTTCCTCTAAATGCAGATTCTAGATTTTGATTTAGATCAACAGTTACCATATCGATCAATTGTTCTTTTTGTTCTGTATTGATATTAGGTTGATTGATAATTAAATCTACCACATGTTCCGTATATTCGCGTCTGATTTCTTCGATAAATGCAGCTTGTGAAGATAGACCCAAAGGATCATCCATCGTAACGTCTAGATCATCATAATTCCCAGATACAATAGTTTCTACAGTTGTATTTGATACATAACTTTGAATATCGTTAGATAATAGTCTAGTGAAGTCGTCTTTTTCTGTTTGATTGTCGCCAAAGATTTGATCTAGATAATCTAGATACTGAATAGAATCAAAAATTCCTAGCATACTATCAGGAAACAAACTTTGCAGATTCAAAGACAATAAAGAACGCAAACCATTGTTTTTAATGGATTCTTGCATAGGCATATTCTCTAGAATATTATCAGCAATATTCACAATTTCTTGATATGTAATAGTACCATTTAAAAACTGAATAGACAAATCATCTAAAAATGCTTGTTCAATTTGTTTAAATGTAACTAACTGTTTAATGTTCTGTGTTAGATTGATTCCTGTATCTGATACAGTTTGAAAATTAAATAGCAATTGTTGAATATTCACTGGCAAGAATTCAGTAATGCCCGCCATATAAAACTTAGCATTAACTGTAGTAACAATCTGTGTAGCAATTGATAGCTTAGATACAAGTTTATTTAATGTATTAGAATTGACAGGAGCAGAACGTAAGAAATTAGGATCATTCTCAACTTGAATAAAATCAAAAATCTTATTTTCTCTTACAGCTTTATCGCGCCTTGCTCTTTGTAATAGAATGTCTACAGAAGAAAATTGATAGCCGTCTTCATAGCCATCATAAGATTCAAATGATTGGTTTTGTCTTGAATTGAAAAACTTAGAAAGTTCAGAAATGATTGGCATTGTATCTTAAAAAATTCCAAAAGGATTAAATCCAGCTTGTTTATCAAAGAAAACTTCTTTTAATTCATGAAACTGAATATTGACGTTAAATTGAGGAACGTTTTCCCCTGAAGCGTAACCTTTATCTAAAGGTGATAAGTTAGAAGGAAAACAATCAATTGCTACACATTCATATGTTTTCTTACCTGTTTTATCATACTGTATAATACTTAGATTCTTTACAATGTCTTTATAGTAGCCGAAACGTTTAGTATTCTTGTCATAGATCAAATCCATCCATTCAACAAAGAATCGTCTTTCCATTTCATGTTCTGTTTCATACATCGTTAAGTTTAGTTCAGTAAATGATTTGGATGTTGGAATGTTGAACGCAGTACCAATACCGAATCGTCTATCTTGTGTGAATCCGATGTTTACACCAGGAACGTTTACACCAGAACAGTTAAACATAACTTCTCTAGGAGCATCAGGAACAGGAGTTGTAAAGTTACTTGCACTAGAACCCATAATGCGAACTTCATATAGATAAGGCTTTGCTAAAGCATTACGTCCTAATTGTGCAATGATTTCGTTTACGCCGAAGCCCATTTTATGTTGTCTCCAAAATTGAATCTGACCATACTTTACTGTTAACAGCTTTCTGGAAGCTGGCAGTAGGCATGAATAGCGCAGCATCCCAATGTTTTGGTGGAATGAATGCAAGCTGTGATCTTAAATGAGTAAACAAATAATGTTTAAAGCAAGGTCTAAACAATTTGTATTTACTAGAACTTGATAGCAATTGATAGCTAAGTTGTAGCTTAGTTCTTTCATTATATTTTGTATCACTTGCAATAGCTAATAAGTTATCAAATAGAATTGCTCTAGCTTTTGGTGGTAAATAATGTAAGTTGATTCCGTAAAATCCGTTAGGTGCTGGACCTACCATAATAATAAGAGGGAAAGCATCCCAATACGGCAATTCATCTTTCCACTTAGCATCATAAACAAAATTATACATCATTCCAATATTTGGATTGTTGCGCAGCTTTCTAGTAGCTTTAGCGTCTGCCATGATTTGTTTTCTAGCATTGTCACCACCAAGTGTGCGCACACGGTCGCGGAACCATGCGTATGATTCTTGAGAAAACTTATCGAGTTGGCGTCTTTGGGCGCCTTGTTCTAACTTTTGTAGAAGTGTTAGTTCTTTTACGTTGTTTGTTGCCATTACTATATTTATGTCCCCCGTAAGGCTTTATATCTTCCTCGGTTAAAACTTGAAACTGACAATTATTCTTTTTACACCATTCAATAGCAGCATCCCATTTAGCTTGATTTACTAACCATGTTGTAACTTCCCTAACGTATTTAACAGTTTTTCTAGATTGTACTTTAGGCTCTTTACACTGACTTTTAGGTTTCAATTCAATTAATGCTTGTTTGATAATGTTGTTATCATCAATATCAATAAATCTAACCCAAAAATCTGGAAAGTATCTGTGCCATGCATTATCAATAGGAGATATGTAAGGAACGATAATTTCTTCTGATTGCCATTCCAACACATTAGGATTTTCATCCAGCTTCACCATATAAGAACGTTCTAACAATGATCTGTAGATGATACCCGTTGGGTCGCCGCGATATTTCTTTGGGTTTTTAGGTTTATATCGTCCTTTATAAGACATTTGTACACAATTTCTTTAATAAATACATTATAGGTTTTATATTTATATTGAGGATTTAATGACAATTTTTAGATTTCCAGAGAGTATCGGAAGGGAAGGTCAAGTCGAACGCTTTCCGTTTGTTGCCATTACTCCAGTAAAATATAGACATAACACATATGTACGGGATGAAGATAGAGCCGCGCTTGGTGCATTGGCAACTTCAGTAGGATATAAAGGCGGATTAACAGGTAATCAAGAACGTGTTGTTGGTGCTGATAGATTCTATCTACCTTTACCAGCGTCTGTTGGTAATTCATACAGTCCTAATTGGGAAATGACAGATACAACATGGTTGAGTTGGATGCTTTCTTCTGCTGGTAATCTAGCTAATTCTGGCGGAACAAACATGACAGAAACAGTAAAGAATGTAGGTGCTGGTCTTCTAGATAGTGGCGTTAATGCTGTAGAAATTGCTCTTGGTGGAAAGTTCAGTCAGTTGTTTGGTGCTAAAATTAGAAACCCTAAAAAACAAGCACTATTTAATGGCATCGATCCTAGATCATTTACATTTGATTATTTGTTTTCTCCTCAATCGCTACATGAAGCTGAATTAATTGAAAGAATGATTCGATCATTAACACAATTCACTTTACCTAAAGACAGTGAAGATAATTTATTTTATGAATTTCCGTATGAATTTGAATTAGAATTTCACAACGTTGCAGGATATCCTAAAATCAGTCCTTGCGTATGTACAGGAATTAGCACTAATTACAATCCTACAGTTGTACAGCTATTACAATCAGGACATCCGGTACAAATTGGTCTAAGCATGTCATTTCTAGAAACGTCATTAAGAACAAGAGATAATCCAGGATTATAAGATGGTAAAAGAATTTTTTTCTGCTTTCCCTACAACAAAATTTAATGATGTTGATATTAAGAATATCACTGTAAGACTAGACATTCTTAAACGTATTAAAAATAATACGACAATCTTTCAATATAAATTATTAAAAGATGGTCAACGTCCAGAAGATGTTGCACAAGCGGAATATGGCGATCCTAGACTTTATTGGATCATTCTGTATATTAATGATATTATTGATCCGTATTATGATTGGCTTCTAACAGAAGATAGATTGTATGAATATGTTGAAAGAAAATATACAACAGAAAAAATAAATGCAGTACATCATTATGTAACTAATAGCAATTCTGAATTTGGTGAAGGAATCTGGGTTGATTTTGGAACTCCATTCAGTTCACCAGTTACTAATTTACAATACGAACAATCTGTTAATGAAGAAAAAAGAAAAATCAAAATTCTTAAAACACGATATATTCCACAGATTCTTTCTGAATATCAATCAGAATTAAGTAGAACTACAAATGACTAATAATAACGATGTTCAAACACAAGGTACGCCTATATTTGATAGACTGATTCTAACAGCAGCATCAGGCAAGCAATACGATCTTGCGCCTATGTTAATGCAGTTGAATATCTATGAAGATATGTTTAGTCCTGTCCTTACTGGTGATATTACAATTATCGACAGTGCTGGAATGTTTGAAAATGCTCCTATTACTTCTAATGAAAAACTGACTTGTTTAGTTTATAGCTGGAACTATTCTAAAGATAATGAACCTATCAACTTTCTACATAGAACATTTGATATTCTATCTGTTACTGATATCAAACAAACTAATGATTTCACTAAACAATATACTTTGCATTTTGCTAGTCCAGAATTAAAGAAAAATGAAACTTTTAGATTATCTAGAGGATTCACAAACACAACTATTTCAAATGTTGTTTCTAAACTTCTAACAAATGATTATGATACGGACGAACCTGTTGGTTTGGGATTTCCTACTGATAGATATTTTTCATCTATTCCACAATCTGCTTTTGTGTATGAAAATTCTAGGGAAGCATGGTATCAAAAATCGGATGAAAATGATTGTGTTGAATTATTTGTAGAAAAAACAAAATATACAGAACCTGTTGTTTCTTTTCCGTATATGAAATGCTTCGATGTTATTTCGTGGTTAGCAGGTAGATCATTACGCTTTGCTGCTGGTAGAAATGGCGGAACAAAGAACGCAGCAGAATCTGCAAATTTTGTATTCTTTGAAAACAAAAGAGGCTTTCAATTCACAGCAATTGAAACATTACTAGAATCTAAAGATATCAATAGTACAAAGTTTGTCTATGGTAATGCCGCACAAAATAAAGATTTAATTACAAATGGTGGTCTAAAACAAAGAACCACTGTAACAGAAACAATTAATAGACTAGAGATTCAAAATTCATATGATACTCTATATAATATTCGTTCTGGTATGTATGCATCAAAACTTTATACATACGACATTACGACTGGTGAAATTAAAGAGCATGACTATGATTATGTTGAAAACTTTGAAAAGACAGAATCAACACAATCAGGCACAGATACAGGCAACTTCCCTATGCTTGCTAAGAATTCTGACTTATCTAAAAAATTCTTAAGCAATAGACTTTTTGCTACTATTAGTCCTAGTTATGCTATCGATACTATTACGTCTGAATCTACAGAACGTAATTCTACAGCAAAACAATCTTCAGGTATTGAGGAATATTTACAGAAAAGACAAAGCCAATTAAGCCGCTTGAATAACTTTAGAATTCTGTTTGAAATTGCAGGAAACACAAAACATAAAGTAGGTGATTGCGTTCTTGTTGATATCAGACATTGGAATTCACCATCTGCTGGTGTAAACGTATCTGATATTGAGGAAGAATCATCTAAATATTATTCTGGATATTACCTACTAACGTCAATAAGACATAGTATTACACAATTTGAATATAAAATGTTTGTTGAAGGTGTAAAAGATGCCTATACAACAGAACTAACAGAAATGGAATAACGATATAATGACAGTACCAAAAATTGATACTCCTACATATTTTTTAGAAGTACCTAGCTTAAAGAAAAAAATCAGATATAGACCTTTCTTGATTAAAGAAAAGAAAATCTTGCTGATTGCTTTACAAGAACGTACAGAAGAATCTACACTAGACGCTATTAAAAGCATTGTTACTAACTGTACATTCAGTGCGTTAGATATAAATGATCTAACGCTTTTCGATTTAGAGTATATCTTCCTAAATTTGTACATTAAATCAAAGGGTTCCATAAGCGATTTATCGTTTTTATGTGAAAATGAGGTAGTTGATGCTTCCGGGCAAAAAACGCTTTGCGGACACACAAATTCGCTAAAATTAGACTTAGAAACAGTTCAAGTTGAAATGAATACGAATCCAACAACTAAGATTATGTTGACCGAAACTGTTGGCATTATTCTAAAATATCCAAAATTTAGAGAATTAGTCGATGTAAAGAGCCAGAATCTTTATGATATTTTGCCACAGTATATTGATACGATCTTTGACGGTGAAGAAATTTCTGATACTTACACCGCAGAAGAATTAGAAGAATTTATCGATTCTTTAAATGACGATCAATTTGCAAAAATAGAAACTTTCTTTAATGATCTACCAAGACTTAAAGTAGCTGTTAATATTAAATGTTCTAAATGTGGTCATAGTGAGGAAGTTGTTCTGGAGGGACTGCAAAGTTTTTTGGACTAGTTCTAGGATATGATTCGCTATCTGCATTTTATGCGATAAACACTATTCTAGTTTTACATCATAATTTAAATTTAGAAGACTTAGATAATATGATTCCATGGGAACGTGATATCTATTTGTTCTTTATAGAGAAACATATAACAGAAGTTAATGAACAAATAAAAAGAGGCGGCACAACAGTCGAAACGGCATAGAAATGGCACCACGCAGACAAATACCAGACTTTGATTCTTATTTCGATGGAGATAAAATCAGAAAGCCAAAAAGCGGCAGACCATCGTGGAGAAATAGAAACCGCGTGATTTATGCTACGTTGATTTTCTGTGCCGTTATTGTTGGATATATTGTATTCAATGGTTCAGATACGCGCTTATATGAAACAACTGTATTAGCTGCATTTGGTCTAGCTGGCTCTGTTGTCGGATTCTATATCGCTGGTGCTACATGGCAAGACGTAAACGTAGAAAAAATTAAAGCAGTAACAGACGCAGAATCAAGACCAATTAGAAAACAAAAAGCAACATCACAACCAGATACGGACGAAAAATAATGGTAGCATTATCAAAGATTACAGACAGTCTTAATAAAACTGGTAAAAATGTTTCTAAAAATATCAACAATAAAACTAAGAAATTAGCAAAGGCTTTGAATCCTGTTAAATTGGCAGGACAAGGTGTTAAATTTGTTGGTAAAAGTATTGCGTCTGAAATTCCAGAATTGGGAATGATTGGTGGTGCTATTGGTTCTGTTTTCAAAGACGTTTCAAAATCAGATAAAGTTAAAACACCAAAAACAGAAACAACACCAAGACCTGCACCAGTAACAGAAAATATTGATCTTAGTGAATTGACCACTGAAGTAACTAGCGGATTTGATAGAGTTGTTGCAGAACTTAGAACATTGATTGATCTAACTGCGCATGTATGGGATGTTTCTGAATTACAACTAGACATTACACGCAGAAGTCATGCTGCTGATATTTCTAATTCTAAAAAATCAAAGTTTGCTAAACAAACATCAACAGCAAAGGTTGCTCCTGAACCTGTTGTAGTTCCTGAAGATAAACCAAAAGAAAGTCTATTATCAAAGTTTCTTGGTCCAATCATTACTATTGTTACAGGAATGATTTCAGCAGTAGCAGCAGGAGTAACAAGTCTATTAGCAGCAGTTGGAACTATTGGAACTGTATTAGCTGGCGGATTGCAAGCTATCGTTGCCGCAATGCTAGGATTCGGCGCTACCAAGATGTTACCTAATAGATTTGGCGGCAAACCAGCTAATCAAAATTCTAAACAGCCTAACATTAAAAATCCTAGCGGTATTGCAAATGATAATATCAAACCAAAAACAAAAAATGGAACGATATCAAAGTTTGCACAAAAGGGTAAAGATGTAGGTAAAAGCGGATTTAAATTATTAAAATCTGGAGCATCTAAAGTTGGTCCTGTAGCAGGTAGACTTGGAACAAAAGGTGCGGCAATTGCTGCTGGTCCTGCCGGATTGGTTGCAGGCAGTTTGTTTACTGGTGTTGAAGCTGGAAGTGCTGGTCTAGGATTAATCGATAAAGCAGTAGACAAATCTACTGGTGGCGAAAATGTTATCGGAACAAAATTGCTTAGTGCTATTGAAAAGCTACAGGGTAAAGAACCTGCTATGGCTACAGATAAAGTATATAAGCATATGAAAGACAAAGATAATAGAGAACGTCTAGAGAAATTAAGACCTATCAATCAAACAGTCAATAAAGCGGCAACTATGCTACAAAATCAAAAGACTGCATCAAGTCTTGATGTTGCTGCTAAATCTGCTGCTATCAATCAAATTAATTCTCCTAACAGCACCGTTAACGCACCTGTAACGAATAATATTCAAAATACAAACGTTATGCCTGGAAATATTCTAACGCGCAATCCAAGCGGAATCAAAATAGGAACAAACGGTTTAATTACCTACTAATTAAAAACCCACCAGAAATAAATCTGGTGGGTTTTCTGTGTTTATCAAATAATCTTAGTCATCACTTAGAAGTTTTTCTAGTTCAGACAAATCATCATCTTCAAAGGTTAGTTTTTCTGATAGACTGTCGATTTCAGTGTCTTCGATTGTCAAAGATTTTCTTTCGAACTTTGATTCTTCTAGATCATCATCAATTGTCTTTGGTTTACCAGTAGAAACACCAAGAATTTTATCATGTCTTTGTTTCAATTCATCATATGTTTTGAATTGTTCTTTAGAAACAAACTCATTAATTTTGTGAATTTTTTTGTCTAGTTCTTCTAGCTTTTCTTCATCACCATCAAATAGTTCAGTTTGTCTATCGAAAGCAGATTTATCGTAGTTAGCGAAACCATCTTTCTTTACGATTTTCAATTTGAAGTTTGCGCCAGTCCAGTAGTTGAATGGATTGATTGGTGTTTCATCATCGAATTCAGGATTCATAACACTGTTGATTTTGTCAAAGATTTTCTTACCGAATTTGAATAGGAAAACTTTACCTTCATTTTCTGGATTCGCAGGATCACTAACAATCAAAACGTTAGCAATGAAATGTAGTTTACGTTTTCTTGCTGATACTGTTTTCTTGTCGTCATCAAATCCGCTGTTCCATAGAACTCCGTTAGCTTCACAGATAGGGCATTGACCACCAACTGTTGTTGGACAGTTTTCAATTAGCCATTGACCGCCTGGACCTTGGAAAGAGTGGCTGTGTAGTTTAACAAATGGGGTATCTTCCTCGATATGGTTAGGCAAGAAACGAATAATCGCTTGCGCGTTACCAGCTTTATCTTGTGAAGCGAACCAGAAACGATCATCTTTGTAATCTTTTTTCTTGCCAGTTGCGTCTGCTAATTTCTTTTGGATTGCTTCGAAAGAGCCTGAATTGCGTCTAAGTTGTGAAAAGGTCTTATTTGTAGTCATTTATGTATATTCTCCGTATGTTTTTGTTTGTATGTTTAATGTATTTTTATGTTGTTCACTTTAAGTAAATCATGATATATTCTATTTAGTATTCTCATTTTGTAGTTTTTCTCGGAGAACATTTTGTAGTTGTCCAGCGATATCATGAGTTACCCCCCAATAGTATATCACAAAGGGGGAATATGTCAATAGTTTATTTTCCAAGTCTTCCCATAAAATATTGTTTTGGTATTTCTTACCACAAATTTTAAAATAATTTCCATTCGTGATATGATTCATCAGCACCATATAATGATATGGTTTAGTGTCTCCGGAGAAACAATCTTCCACTGGGTCTGATTTTTTATTTGTGCCGCTATATAAATCTAGATCACTAGCAAATTTGTACACCATGGAATCTCTATATGCCATCCATTCTTGATAATTTTTCCAATCAAGACCGATAACATAAGTTTTTCCTTTTACCGCATTAGATGCAAGTAAAGCAATGGCTTCTTCCTCATTTGCTACTTTTCTAGACCATTTTTCAAAATGATATTTGTCTTTTCGCTTTAACAAAGTAGCTTCAGTTACTGTAGTTTTTCCTGCATATTTAAAAAAGTCGTAACTTGAACCGTCTTTAAAGTGTAGAACGCAGGCATTGTAAATTTCAAAAAATCTTAAAGGCGCAATCATATTCTATATGTCTAGTCTATTTGTTGTTTTCTTAATCAGTGAGAGGTTTTCAGCTTCGATTTCTAGCTTTGATTTGATTTCTGCTGTTAATAGCTTTGGCATATTTTCAGCTTCATATCCACTTTGTTCCATCAGAGATAGAACGGCATCAAGATACGTCATATCTAATGCCCAAACCATATCTTCTACTTTTTTTGAAAATGATACTGCGCTATCTTTAATAACATGTTTCTTAAGAGGATCATCCGATAGAATCTGATTAACCATATCTACTCTAGAAATATCCCCCTCCACCAAAATCTCCACCCGTTGGTTTAGATTCCCGTTCAACAAGTCGGCTGGCGAATTCAAATGACATGAACTCGTTATAATTGTATTCTTCATATGTTAAAAATCCTATTCCGTATTCAACATAACTCATGTTGTCTTCTAATTTAATGCTATATTTTGTTGCTGCTTCCTTATCAGTAAAACATTCCGAATCATGGAAACAACATACAGCTATGGCTTGATCTAAAGGATCATCTAAATTTGCATCAAAGAAAAAATCTGGATTTTGGATATGCGCCACTCTATATTCAGGACCGCTTGTAACCAGAATTGCAATCATATTATCTGCTGAAATTTTAACTCTCCACGCTGTAATTTATATTATTCATATTAACACACATTATGTAAAATGTCAAGATAAAAATAAACCTGTGAGGAAGATAATACCTCACAGGTTAAAAAGTTTGTAATTCATACTTAAGCGCGGCGCGTAAAGCATCAGCTTCAGTATCAAAACCAAAGATATCGTTAAATTCTTTTTTGGACAATTTGTGCAGCGTATCAATGAATACAGGCTCCAAAGTTGTTTTATCCATAAAGAAATTGCCGTTGCTGGTGCGCATATTAGGAAGAACATAATATTTGTCTGATTCGATAGAATACTGGATTCCATGGTCTGTCAAGAATGTGTTATGTTCACGGTCAACATGCCATACGTCCATTTTAGCAATTGATGTATATGCTACATTGTTTAATTCGGTAATTCTTGCCATTATACTACTTTCTTAAATTCGAAAAGGCCTTTAATATTATGATGCATGTATTTACCTAAAGAATCACTAGATTCCATTCCTTCAAATACTGCTTCTGGAACATTATAATATTCGTATGATGAACCATCCTTATAACCTACTGTAAGGGTCCGCGTATCGTACTTATATTCGAACGTCTTAACATGGCTTGCTCCTTGTGGTCTTAGAAAGTCTGCAAAGTCCTTTGTTTTGGTTTCTTCTGTCATAGTTTATAGCTTCTCCGCTTTATCAATTTCATCTTGTGTTAAAGTATTATCGCGTTCCCGAATTCCTGCAATAATGAATGTTGCAAGAAATAGCAGTCCAAAAATACTAGCAAAAACTAATAGGTCTAATAGCATAATATTACTTTCCTTGTGTTAGATTATCAAAATCTTCTAGAGTTTTCATGGCGTTTTCAGCTTCTGTTTTAGTGCTGAATCTTCCTACATTTGACCATTCTAGCGTTAGTCCGTCTCCTGTAGCATAACATCTTTCTAATGCATATGCAATGCTATGGAAGGGTGAATCCGGGTTAGCAGTTTTATAAACCTTAGGCACAACACGATACGCTTTTCCATTAGACAACAGCCGAGTGTTTTCCTCAATAAGTTTCTTATTCGCTGCAATAAGACCGCGAATAAGTTCGTCCTTTTCCTTAAGGAGGTTGCTGGTACGTGTCAGCTTCTCGTCCATATCCGCAATTTCGCTATGGAATTTAATACGCGCCATAATTTTATACCTCAATAACTAATGTGTTAATATAATTTGTTTTATTTTCTGAATAATATCCATAAGGGTTACAGATAATTCGTGTATCGCCGATATAATAATCGGAATTGTTATGCATGTGTCCATGAATCCATAACTTTGGTTTATTCTCAATAATATAATCTTCTAAGTTGGTAGAAGAAAACGCAGGATTCAACATTGATCCAATAAACTTTGGTGCTGTACTTTTAGCATGTGGAGCATGATGGGTTACGACAATTTTACTATATCCATCATAGTTATACCAATCATCAGGTCCTGCGAAAAATTCTTTGTGTAAAGAATCAAGAGATACCATATTTTCAAAAGTTGAAAGTTCTGGTGTAAACTTTCCAGAAATACTGGATTTATGTTGGATAATGCCTATAAAATCACTCATGGAAACTTTAGCATACTCCATAGCAACAGGATCATTCCAAAAATTTGTCCAGAATGTTGCACCAAAAATTACAATTTTTTCTGCATCATCTACAAAAACATCATTCTGAAGAAAATGGAAATTCTTCCATTGTCCATAAAATTCTTCAAGTTCGTCATATACCAGATCAAAATCGTAATTGTAAAATTCATGATTTCCGGCAACAATAATAACATTCTTGAATCGTTCAGATAGTCTATCAAAGAATGTTTGGAATCTTCCAAGTCTTCCATTAACAGCATCAATAGCACGAACAATATCACCGGCCAAAATTAAGGTCTGTTCGTCCTCTCCCGGCATAACAGGCAATACAACATGTTCCGTAATTTCACGGTTAGGAGAACCAATAGGGTTAACATAATCGTAAAATTCTAAATGGAAGTCGCTGGCAATTCGTAATTTTGTCATGTTATTTCTTTGTATCTTTATAGATCATGAATGCAGTCCATACTGCGCCAATCGTTTGGTTTACCAACGCTGTAAGCACAAGATGGGCAGGAATAAAAATCGAAGCAATAAGCGCACCAATTACAAAGCCTACGCAAATAGCAATTGTTGTATTCGTAATAGAAGTTTTAGTCATATTTTTATCTCTCATGTTATATTAATAAATTGTGTAAATGGTTGCATCTTTAATATGGTCCAATTCAATTACACTCACAGGACTAAACATATCATAACATGTTTTACCATCACTGTCAACATAATTTTCTTCATCATTATCCCATAATACAACACATTCAGTATTATTGGTAATAATGTCTGTAATGATTCCACTACGACCAAAATCCAAATCTTGTTCGTCCGTAATGGTGATTAATTTTCCAACGTAGGATTTATGAGGAATCATTTTAGTTATACCCCTGCGCTTGGTTATAGAATTCGCGGTATTCTGCCGTTTCTTCATTTGTCAGTTTCTGCAATGCTTTGTTGCCAGACTCGTTCAGGGCGAATGCTAATTTATCTACGCAATTCCATTTCATAAATTCTTTAATGGTTTTTGCTACAGTTAATTTTTTGCCAGAAAGAATTTTAATTCCTGTATTGGTATGCGTTAGCACCCAATGGGTTCCGCCCCATGCATCTTTATGAAAAGCAAAATGATCTCCAACCGCTTTACCAATGACAGTTTTTGTAACTTTGTTTTGAAGATTGGTCAACTCAAAAGATACATTGCTTTCTTTTGACATTTGACGGAAGGTTTCTTCATCTTCCCAACGTTTAATCAAAGCATCCGTATTGTTTTCTTGGATTGCTTTTTTGAGTTGTTCTAATTGTTCAAGTGTAATTGTCATGATCTTATGCTTCCAATTCTGCTAAAATTTCTTCGATTGTCATTTCGGGCAATTTTGCCTTTGCGACTTTATAACCAGCTTTACGAATTTGTGCAATTACACCAGCGGCTTCAAAATTAAGGACAGCAGCTACGCCATCCATTTGTTTAGCCATTTCATTCCAAATAACATTACCAGCTTCGGTTTCAGCATAAAAGCGTGTAAACATTCCGTCTTGTTTGTATGTAATGTCTGGAGTTTTCATGGTTCGGTTTCTCTTGTTTCGTTAATCACTATAATTAGTATACAAGATATAACGAACAATACAACAGAAAATGTATTGTTTTATTTACATAATGACGTAATTTTATTGCGTATTAGGTTCTTTAACGATAAAAACCTTAATTCCTGCATTTTTTGATCTATTAATCATATCAGCAGTACCAGAACCGCCAGCAAAGGCAACAACTAAATCAGGATCAAACTCTAGCATTTGCTGATTTCTTATTGCGCCTGCGCCTTTACCATATTGATTCCAGTTCGCTTTAAATTCATGTTGTTTAATATTATTATCTATTGCCCAACTCTTAGCGATATAATCAGCACCCATTGCTCCGCCTTGAACAATACAAATATCTGAATAATATTTGTGAATACGATCTAGAATAGTGTACACTCGATCTTTATTCGTATAGTTTCTGCCGCCACAAACTAGGATTTTAAAGGATTGTGTCTGGTATTCCATGCATCTATCGTTTCGTGTTCAGTGTTTCTTGTGACTGTTACTAAATGTCCGAATCTTAAATTTTCAGCAGAACTCCTGCATGTAATAGAGAATGTTTCTTGTCCTCTATCTCTATATGAACCATCAAGAGAATCCCAATATCTTCCAGCTTTTGTATGCTTGATAGGTTCAGGCATACAGCCACAAATCGGACATGGCAAAATATCTTTACTGGTCAGGACTTTCGACATAGTTTTCCCATTTCTTAGTTTCTGTATTCCAAGATTCCAGTTTTAGATTCTTGTCTCTCATTTGTTTTTCAACTTCTGCATTTATTTCCAAAAGTTTGCCAGTATGTCTAGCTACTTCAATGGTATGCCATGTTTTAAACTTTTCAGTTTTTGTCATGCGCATAAATGCTAATTGTTTGTTTTGTAGTTGTGATCTATGATCTTCAGCGTAGCCTTGCGCACCGGAATCTTTGTGTGTACAAATACAGGCAGAATCTGTTTTGTTTTTCTTTTGTCCTCCGTTACCACGACCGCGCTGAAATATAAAAGTACAGTCTTTAGCGGTAACGGAGAATAATAATTCTTTAGTCTTTGTTGTCTTCGGTAGTTTCTTCGTCATCATGCCAACTTTGTTTAATTACATCTTTTCCAAATTCTAACCATTCTTCAAACATCCAGGATAGTTCTTCATAGAAAAACGCAAAGTTGTCTTTCAATAAACCACCAAGGAAAATAGCAAAAGCAATGATAATAACGATAGGAGCAAAGACAATTAGTGCAGCTAATAGAGCAATAATTGCAATACGTCTAGCGTGTTTATTTTTGATATTGTAAATCTTTATGTCCATTTAGCCGGTCTTTCTTAAAATAAATGCTGGAATATGATCTCCAAAGCCTACGATAACTTTGGCGTCCTCCTCAAAACTATCTCTTAATGTACCAGCTTCTTCCGCAGAACGTACTTCTTTAATAGTTTGATTTGTTACTGTATTTACAATAGCATACTTTCCAGAATTAGGCAAGAACTTAATTTTATATTTTTCAGTTTTATTAATCATTTTATACCTTGATATCGCCTTTAAATTTTAAGTTAGATGGTTTACTATTCATTCCAAGTCCAAAATTGCCTTGTTGGTTTGTTGGTTTAGAATTCTGTGTTGGTGCTACAGTTGTCCTTTGTGGTGACGTATTCTGTAGATCATAAAATTTCATCTTTGGTCTATCAATTCCAAGATTGAATTTGGAATTATGATTAATGTCCCCGTATCGACTTTTTAATTGTTTTACCAAAACTTGATTTAGTTGTGCTAATTCTTCGTTTGTAATAATAGCAAATAGAAAATCGAATGTATGTGGACCGCCCATAGATTCAGAAATATTCTTTAAATCTGCATCAGAATTATTGATACCATCGCGGTTCAACTGTGTAGCTGTCCATAACATAATGTTTTGTTCTACAGCAAATCCGCGCAATTCTTCAGCAATACTTTTAACGTAGCCATAAGAATTTGATCTATCTTTAAATTTAGCAGACGCACAAATATTCATATAGTCTACAAAGATAATTGTAGGAGCAAATCCATTCTTCTGCGCAAGTTCTTTTAGTGTTGCTCTAAAATGTCCAACATGCGCTGCTCCTGTCGGAAATTCTTTTACTTTTAATCTACCAGTACATTTTGCTCTGATTTGTTCAACTTTTTGATCCCATAAAGGTCTAGGCATACTGATAGCATCAGCAAGCGGAACATTCATTAAATTGGCATCAATACGTTGTGAAATTTTAAATTCAGACATTTCAAGCGTGATATACAGTACATTATAACCGGTGCGGATATAATGCGCAGCAAGATCACACATCATCATGGACTTACCTACACCGGTACTGGCACCAATAACATTAACTGTTTTTAGTTCTGCCCCACCACCGGTGATAGTATTGAAAATATCATAAGGGAATGGAATCTTTGACGTTTTTCTATTGTTATATTCAAAACGTGCATCAGTGTCTAATAGATAATCGTGACCAACGTTGGTATCAAACGTTACTCCTAACGCTTTAGTTAGAATGTCAGGAATCGCTGTAGTGCTTAGGCTTTTATCTTGTCCTTTACCTTCAGCGATATTAACGCATTCTGTTAACGCTAGGAATAACGCACGATCTTTGCAGAACTTTTCAGTTACTGCTAACAACCAATCTTGGTTTGTCGGAGTGTCTTTAGTATCATGAGAAAATTTGATTTGTTCTGCTAAACCATCAAATACATCTTGTGAAATTTGTAAACTCTGAATATCAATATCTAATGCATCCTTAGATGGTAGGGCATTGTACTTATCAAAGTATTCTACAAGTCTAGAAAAATAAGTTTGTTCTGTAGTTGTAGAAAAATAATTTTCATTGATATACGGTAATACCTTTCTCGCAAAGTCTGCATTATATTGTAAATTTCTAAGAATTACTTTTTCAATATCAATAGTCATAGTTTATTTTATTTAATCCGATTGGGTTGTTTGTTCCATTTGTAGTGTAGTTTTATGAATTATATCATGTAATACGTTTTGGATCAATTCTTCCAATTCGCTTCGATAATCTTCAATTGTACTATCTTCAATTCCATGCGGCACTCTAGCTACGTTGTACGCAAAGGACATATTGGCCATTGCAATACCGTTTTCATCAATGCCTTGATCTGTAAGTTGTAAGTCTTCGATGGAGATAATCCAGTTATTAAATTTTTCAGCAAGTAATCTAATAAAGACTGGCGGAAAATCTCCAGAACGTTCTACTTTCAATTGTACGGCTCTAGTTTCTAAATCAAGAACTGCCGCAAGTTCTTCTGTTAAGGTGCTGTATAGTTCACCAATATTTTTAATCGTCAATTTCTTCTTCCTCGTATTCTTGTTCTGGAACATTATTATTAATCAATGCGCCGTGTTGTAGTTTATATTTTGATCTAACAAAATCATTAAATTCTGCATCACTAAGCAATTTTTCATAGAAAGGCTCTAGTTGTGCTTCTTTATATTTTGTTTCGTCTCCTTCGATATAGAAACCAGATTTATTATCACCTGATAGAATACCAAATTCTTCAGCTAATTCTCTAATACCTGTGTATCTAGAAATACCGCCTTCGCGTAATACAGTTACGTTGATTTTTGATTTCTCTTTAACGTTTCGTGATTTTTCAATGTTAATAGTGAAATTGAATCCTAGTAATTCTTTATTGCCTGAAGTTGATTTCTCTTGTTGACGACCAATGATCCAGATATCGTTTGCAGAATAATACAAACCAGTACCACCAGAAACGACTGACTTAGAAAACATTTCCATTGTTTGGTAGGTGTGACCAACAGCAACCATAGGAACATCTTTCAATGTTAGATGCGGCGTAACCATACGACCAAAGGATTTAAATGCTTTAGCGCGGGTCATATCAGCTACAGATTTGCCATCTTTAGCGTCTTCTACTTCTTTTTTAGATGCTAAGTTGCCAACAGAATCGATACCAAAGAATACTTTTTCGCCACGTTCAATTGCTTCTAGCGCGTTAATTGCTTCGTGTTTCAGTTCTTCAATATCTGTGATAGGACAGTGGACAACTCGGCGTTCATCAATACCTACAGATGCAAAATAAGATTTCGCTGCACCAAATTCAGAATCAAATAGATATCCAACGGCTTCTGGATATTTGTCCAGATACGCTTTCATCATAATCAACATGAATAGGGTTTTGAAATGTTTGGAAGGACCAGCAAGCAACAATAGACCAGGAACAAGTCCACCGTTTAGAGAGCCTGATAGTGCAATATTAATAACGGGAATTGCTGTTTGAATCATATCTTTTTCATTCATAACAACAGATTCGGAAAGCTGACTTGTTAGTTTTGAACTTGATGCGCCAATTAGTTTTTGTAATAGTTTATTTGATACACCATTGGCATCTGGTGTATTGCCTTTTGTTTTAGCCATGTATTCTCCTTATTGTATTATGTAAAATATAGTGTATACCATTTTATATGGAAAGTCAATAGATTTTCCAACCACGATTCTGCCATTTATATACTCTTTCTTCGCCAAGATGTGCATTCATGCCTACTCGTAGTGGTGTTGTTTTGATTGTTTTCTCTTTAACTCCAATATGATTCCCTTCATATGTAATCAATAATTTATGCTTGATAGCATCAATTGTTTTTTGTGTGATTACAATCTTATCTGTTTCTGGCAGATATATACCCTTAACATGTTCCATATCAAAAGAGTTTATAACGTCCTGCGGTTCTCCATACACAACATGTATAATGTTGACATAACTGAAATGTTCAGGAAGAACTTCTGGAATAATATATGAATTCTTTGATACGCCATCAAAAATATCATATTGCGGTTTACTTAAAGTTCGCATGTTTTTATTAAACTTTTTTAGAATAGGATCAACAATTGTTTCCAATTCTTCTTTGTCTTTAGCGATAATAAACACATCAAAATCTGTTCGCACATAATAGGGGAATTGGGTTTTCCCTATAGTATCTTGTTCCATGTAATATCTAACAAGATTAGGCAAACAGCCGCCTGTTATAAAAAATTTAGATTTATCGATATCAAGACCTTCTGTTATCTTCTCAAAAGAATCTTTTATAACCTGTTTAGCAGGAACAATAGCTTTATCAAATTCTGCTTGTTGTCCTGCATCAGCTAAATTTAGAGAACCGTCTTCCTCGGAAAGACATTCTACTTTAATATCAAAAAAACATGCTTCCAAAACTATTGTCCTCTTGGGTTTCCCAACCAATTAACGTGGTGATAGCTTCTAATGGATCAAGAAATGCTTTTTGGAATTGCATATCATAATCAATATATCTATCTAAATTAAATTCTTTAGGTAAACTGTCACTAAATCCAACAACGTTATCTTGCAATACGTTTGGTGTGCGCAAATACACAAATCTAATTTTGTTTCCGTCTAGAATAGCTTCGTGTCTATTATCTAAACCATGTTCTTTGATTAGATTATTAAAGTGAATTGCTGCCCTAACGTGCATAGGAACACCAGCACCTTTAATAGATGGATTACTAAAGTATTTTTTATACTTAGAAATTTCGTTAACGCTTCTAGGAAATGCAATTTCTTTTGCTGATAACTTTTTGAATTCAGTTTTAAATTCGCCAATATATTTTAGCAATGCGGTATTATCTTTTCTTAGAATAATTTTTAAACATTCTTCTAACTTATCGCGGCATACTTGTGGAGTTGATGATTTAACGACTTCAATACCCATAACCTTTAGTTCTGGTTCTGCGCAGCGAATACCTTCTTTATCATAAACATTCATAAAGTAGCGTTTCTTTCCTGTCCAGATTGCTCTATCAGAAATAATTTCGCGTTTCATTTCCATATGGTTAGTATGGTGGTTCATGTATTCGAATAGTTCTTGATAACAATCTTTAATGAACGGAAGAATTTTTGTTTCCATCAATTTGTCTAAGAAATTAATGATCTTAAGTTTTTCTTCTGGAGTATCATCAGGAAGATTCATTTGTTTAATCAAATCTTCAAAAGAAATATAGATAGAGTCCGTATCGATATAAACAATACGATCAATACCATCAGTCTTCAGAAGTTTATTCAGATATTCGTTTACGCGCTTCTCTGCCCATTTGATAACAACACGACCTGTAATTGTTACAGCTTCAGCATTAGCAATGGAGAAGTATTGGAAATAACTGTTGCCAACAGCACCATAAGCAGCGTTAATCAAAATTTTACTAGCATGTTGTTTAAGATCATACAGTACAGACATTTCTTTATCTGTAATCGTATGGGAAATTTCATACGCTTTCTTGTAAACAAACATTTGTTTTTTGTATTTGCTACGGCGACCAAAGAACTTATCCATTAATTCAGATAAGAAACTTCTTTCAGTTTTAGTGAATAATCTACCATTACCAGCCAAACTTAAATTATATTTTTTCAACAATGAAAGATCAATTTCTTTATTGATTAGTTTTTCTGGTGTAACTTCTGAAACCAAAACCCGCAATTCATGAGGCAAACTATCGATATCAACAAGCGTATCAGGACCAATATTGACCTGTTCAATAGCTTTAGGATATAGTGAAGTCAAATCGACAGACACAACAAATTTATGCGAACCAAAGATAGGCGATTTAACATATGCACCTTCGTATTGGTCATCTTTATCTTCGCCTTGATCTTTAATTGGTGGATGAATATCTTTTTCATACAAGTGGTTATAGATCAATACTTCCCAGTATTTCACTGTTCCTAAAGAATCGTTATATGTTGCTACTTTGCCAAGATAAGAAACTTCCACGATCAATTCAATGAAACGTAATTTTTCTTCCATCTTAGGAATCAAGCAAACGTCTTGAATGTTATATTCCACATATTTTTGATAGTCAGTAGAATACAATTGATGCAAAGAGCCATCAAATTCAATCTTTGTTTCGCCTAGAATTTTCTGTGCAATGAAACCAAGTTTATAAGATTCTTGTGCGTTGCCATATTTCTTATATAGATCAAGATAATCTAATTCATTGATACCATAAAAGTCGTAGTATTTTTCTTCGACCATTTGACCGAAGCGTTTGATTTTAGAACTTTTCTCTTGAATAATTCCCCATGGTGAAAGTCTTTTTACAGTCTTATCGCCAAGTAATTTTTTAATTCTGTTTGTAATATACGTCAAATCGAATCCGCGCGAATACCAACCAGTTACAATATCTGGATAGTTCGTAGACCAAAACGCGACAAATTCATTTAATAATGTAATTTCGTCTGTGAATTCTTGATAGACAACGTTAGGAAGATGTGGTTTATATTTACCGCCTGGAGAATTTGCTTGACCCCAAACATGAAGATTTCCTGTATTGCTATCATGAATAGTAATAACAGTTACAGGTTCATCAGCTTTATCCGCTTTCGGAAAGCCGTTATTTGACATGACTTCAATATCGATACAAAAAATTCTTAATTTTTTAACATCATATACGATTTCGCCATTGAATTTTCTAGCAATAAATTCATAGTTAAACTTATCTGCACCATAGACGCGCATACCGGAAACACCGTCCCAGCGTTTAATGAATTCTTTTGCTTCTTTGATTGAATCTTGTGGGAAGGGAAGTAATGGAATAATTCCATCTTTGCCGTCTTTCCAGTAATGTTCTGGATCAGTTTTATTTGCGGCACCAGAAGTATCGTTTAGATATAATACAGGAGTAAATGATTCTTTACGCTGTACTCTTTGACCATTTTCATAACCAATATATAGGATATTATCGCCCCATTGGCGAACGTTTGTATAGAAATTCATATTATAATTATACTTTATTTTATGTAAAATGTCAATTGGAATTATGGTACCTGTAGATGGTAATGCTCCACCGTTCAGCGGTTATCGGCCGCTTGTTCTACTTTTAAACTATACAGGCATATAAGAGGTGTTTGTTTTTCGTTGCTGTAACTAAGAAAACATTCCGAAACTTAATTGGTGCCCTCGGTAGGATTCGAACCCACACTCCCTGATTACAAAACAGGGTTCCTAGCCATTAGAATTACAAGGGCGTTATTCTTTAATAGTTCTTTATCTGGCTGCGCTGATACAACAGCATAAAAAGCAGCATAATATTCACGAACATATAAACGCAGATTTGTGATAAAGCAGTACCAGCCATAAATGCCATAACTGTAAGCACAAAAGCAAGAGCGACAAAAAAGAGTCCTAAGCCATTCAATACTAAAAATAATTTAATCATCTATTTATCACTTTCTATCATTGTTTATAATTGGTGCGCCAACGGGGATTCGAACCCCGACCATCAGTTTGGAAGACTGCCATGCTAAACCGTTAAACACCATAAGCGCGTAATATACAATACCTTCGATTTCGGTATCAACTTCTCCGGACTTGCTTCCGGTGTTGTTTCGTGTACGGGACTGTAACCCTTAGCATGAGTTTATCTTTGCAGATAATTCCACTAACTAAACATTACCATTAGCACCACATCGATATTGTATATTATATTTAGTAATTCTATCACACTATTTATTGGAAGTCAAGAAATAAATGAGTAGAAAATTCTATTTAATTCATCATTTTTAGTTTGTTCAGAAAGCACACCACCAGTGAAGGATGCAACGTCTGTATCTGTTTTGAGTTCAGCACTTGCTACTAATAAGATATTTAAATTCTTATTAAGAATATCTATATCCAAAGTAACTCCATTGCGTCTAGCGTCAAGAATAGATACAAAATCTGTTTCATACACTTCATCAAACATCTTTGTATGAATATCTAGAAAATCTTTAGAATAATTCGTAATAACGTTTTCAAGACCATTGGTATGATAATCATGACAAAGAATATGTGATCTTAGACCAGCCAACAAATGTTTCTGTTTTTTACTAGCTTCAGAAAATCTATTGTAATCATATGATAGATGATGAAATACCGTTGATTGATACGACTTAGCCAATACAAATGGAGAATAATATCTAAGAATAAATTCAGATAATTCTGCTTTTAGTTTAAAATTATCTACATACGAATATTGAGGCTGGGTGTATGCTACACCAACAAGTTCCACTAGCATAGTATTTGATTTAGCAGCTAGAGTTAGTGCTTTCTTCAAATTCCAACCAACAGCAGATTCTAGTGAAAATGTTTCTCTATATGTACCAAATCCAACATAGTCTTTGATATCATTTTGTTTATAGATAAAGAAAACATCATTATCAGAATCTGCGCTATTATAGTTCCACGATCTGCTAGAATTTTCACATGACAACAATACTGTAACGGCATGCTTTCGTTCTAGGTCAATAAAATCTCTTTGAAATTTTGAATATACGGTATTTGTCATTTATGATCTTCTAGATTTAGGGGCTACAATATGATTCTTTACGCATTCTTCTGGGAATCGCTGTGTCGTTCGGATTTTTGCAGCATCCGTCATTAAGCCTTTATGTCGTATCTGCCATTCGATTGTTATCTTTTTAGGATTGATTTTAGCCACGATACCAGTCATAAAATTTCGGTATCCAGTTTCAATGAATGCGACAGTATCACCAACCCGCAATTCATTACCAAAATAATCGTTAACATAGTCTCTAGTTGTCATTATCTGTTTTCTCGATTTCTTCAATCATTTCGCTTAGTGTATTGCGCAAGGCGTGTGCCGTATCTTTGTCTAGAATAACCTCTTGATAGTGGTTATATTTACAATCGATACCAAACACATACTTAACAGCAAGAATGATTCGTTTCAGCACAGAATGATTGTTAAGTATTACACTGATAAAAATGCTTTCATCATCATGGTCAATAACAATGTTATGACTTGTATCGCTACATTCGCAGATATAAATTCTAGCTTTTTTCATTTTCTTGTACCGTATTTCTTTTCTAAACTGAAAAAATATTTTCTAAATTCTCCAGAACAATGTGTACCACTAAACATTACAGCATCATCATGTAATCTCTGTAGCGTTTCTAATTCTTCGAATTCTTCGTCATAATCTTTAACTTTGGTCAATCTCATAGGATAACCATCAAAAATATAAGAGATAGGAGAACCAAGCTGCCCTACACTCATAGATTGAATAACTTTAAGTTTAATAGCTGCTCCAATTACACAACGGCATTCTTTTCCGGAAGATGTTTCTGAATAATATAAACACTCTCCTCCTCGTCCTGCGGAAGGATTTTGATATTGCAATGTTCTAGCGTCATAATGTTTTCTAGCAGCTACTAGAACGTCAATAATATTAATATTTTGTAATGATCTTGTTTTCATGATGTAAACCTTTCAAGAGAAAGATAGAGGGAATTTCACCCTCTATCTAATGATTTATTTCTTTAGTTTACGCTTTACTTTTTTCGAGGTCTTCACAGCATCATTATTAACCCAAACAATAACACTAGGAAGGAAACGCCAAAGAATAACTAAAGTACAGATAACTACTAAGATACTTCCAACCATTTAGATTTCCTCTATTCTTTCTGTTTATTGCGCTACTGGTGTATATGTTTTCGCGGTAGGTGTACGGCTTTCATTTTCTTTAGCCATATCACGGAACGCTTTCAAACCAACTGCATCGAACGGATTAAGAGGGCTTGAACCATTTGCGGTTGATCCTTGATTAAGAACCATTACAGATGGAAACTGTAGACCGGACATAGCTTTAGCAACGCCAATGGCTGTATCACGATCAAATTCAGCTTGTTCTTTAGGAGACAAACCGGCTTGGACAGCAAGTTTAGCAGAATAGGCTTTGGCTTCACCATTAGCTTTTTCTTGTTTAGCTGCTTCCAATGCTTGGAGTGTGTTTTCTTCTTCAATTGCAGTTTTCTTTTGTGCTTCGATAACTTCAGATTCTTTGATTACCAAGGCAGCATATTTTGCAGTTGCTACAGACGCTTTACCACGTTCTTCTGCTGTTAGTGCATCTTGTTTAGCACGTTCGGCTTCAGCGCGGGCAAGGGTTTCTTGTTGCTCTGCTTCTTTACGGGATTTAATCAATTCGTCTGTCTTTTCATCAAAGTCAATAGCTTTGATTTCAATGTTGACGATTTCGATACCGTAAGTATTCAGAACGGAACGTTTAGCAACAGAAGGTGTACCATCAGCGTTATACACAATTTCGTTTACTTCACGACCAGTTTTGGTTTTGAAAATACCATTCTCTAGCTGTTCGCGGAACAATTGAATAAATTCCGAACGGCGTGTTGAATAGACTTCCTCTGCACCAAAAAGGTTAGCAGTTTGACGCAATGCGCCTTCAACAGAATTTTCTACTAGAACATCACGCACATTAGAATATGTTTGCGTTTCTGCATGTAGTTTCATCCGCTGTTCAACAGTGCCAGGCAAACGAAACTTAACTGTACCAGAAATTACGCCGGTAGAGCCGTCTCGAAACTGTACTGCTGTTCCTTCGATATGTACGTCATCAGACAGACGATATGTAGTAATCGAACCGAATGATTGTAGATACATACCTGGGGTGTCGCGCATGGACATTTTACCAGATACTGCGGCTTGTTTAATTTGATATGTAGATGAAGAATTCGTTTCCAGAATTTTCCCTGCACATACCAGCAGCACAAGCGCAGCAAGAACTGCCATACCCGTACCAATTTTCTTCCATAGATTTTGCATTATATAGATTTCCTTAAGTTTTGTTAGTTGTTAATGTTATCATTTTCAAAAGTAAGTATATACCATTTAATGGAATTGTCAAGATAATATTTTTGAATGTATTATGAAAATTATGGACTCCAGTGCGGGAATCGAACCCGCTTGAGTGGATTTGCAATCCACGACCTTGCCAATCGGCCAACTGGAGTATAATTAGAATTCGTCTCTGATTTCCATTAGGATTCGACCTAAATGGTTTTCGCCTTTGCCTTCAACTGTTCCCCAAATTTTATCTCCCCAAGTATTTCCTTCCTCTAGAAAGATTCCTTTAGTTGCAATAAGTTTTTCTTTTAGTTCAGAATGATTAGCAAATTTGTTTCGTACAATTGTTTTCATGATGGAGAATTTAACTTCATCCCAATCAGAACGCAATTCAATTTCACGGCCACGGCGTTTCGCTTGTCCAGGTGTAGGCAAATGGAAAATAGAAACGCGCTCATTAATATTTTTTGTTTTAGCAGCTTGGAAAGCGTGTTCACTTGATGGGTAAACGATTCCTTCATATTCCACAGGAGACATAAAGAAATTAGATAACCAGCGATATTCGCCAGAAAAATCATCAATTTTAAATTCTGTATTCACTTATTTTGACCTATCATAATTTAGTAAGATTTTTGTTAATTCGTCTTCTGCATCGATACTATGATGCACATCTAAGAATTCTGTATCACGAATCCACCAAGTTCGCAGATTGAATTCTTGGTATAATCTTTTAGGATGTTTCTTTAGTGTTACTTTTTCAATTGCGAACATAATATATCTTTCGCGGTTAAATTGGCACCCTAGGAGGGACTCGAACCCCCATTTGCAACTCCAATTACGGATAAACGGGTAGAAACCGCATTCGGTTACTAGGGCATAAAAAACTTTTTTAATTTATTTCCTTTACCCCTCATTATATATTTTTTGGGGCTTAAAAACAGATAATTATAGATTTTTGGGGTTTAGCATGACGTACACCAAAATTTACATTTAGATGCTGTCTTTGATTTTATTCTGTTTCGTTTTCTAAGAAACAAAAGTAATATCTTTCATAGTGATTTTGACGTTTCTATTAATCAGAACTTCTTTTTCGTTCATAGCTGCACCAATAGAAAATCCAGTGTCCATACCTAATTCTTTCAGTGTATCATATCCTACATAATTTGCAAAGGAATGAATGTCTAAAATAATGTCTGTCGGTGTAAATTTCTTTGTAATCAGAATAGCAATAGTAGAATTCTTATCTCTATTTACTGCATATCCTTCCTCGTCAATAAAATTTAATGCCATGTCTTTTTCTTTAGACCATGAAGAAAATTTATCAAATTTAACACCAGTGGCAGATTTAGAAGCCTCTAAAAATTTAGCATCTACTTTCATACCGCGGTATAAAGGCTTATTGTATGTCTTGAATTGGGACTGTACTCTCGCTTTATATGTATAAAGTTTCTGTGCGAATGCTTGGTCATTTTTATATAACCATCTATCTAAAGCATGAATAAAGTCTTTTGATTGTGTAATATCTTCCATGTATTATTTATGGCGGAAAGCGGAGGGCATGATCCCCATGCGAATTGACGCACGATTTGTTTAGCAAACAATCCCCGGCACCTACCAGGTTCACTTTCCTTGAATCATCCTTTTAAATTTATGTTGCTTCCACATAAACCAACGGTCAAATTTGTTTGCCTGTTTATGTAGCATGTTCAGCACTTGAAACTGTCTGTATTTGAATGTTTTGTTTACCATATCATCAATATGACATTGCGGCATAGGAAACCATTTAGGGCCATCAAGATTTTTGATTTCCATAAAATCGCCGTTTTCGATAGCCTTTATAGCTTTAATCACTTCATCCACAACTTTAGTACGCTGTTCTTCAGTTTGTGGTGTTGAATCTACAAAAGCGTTAATTCTGGTATATTCTTTACCAGTAACAGATTCAATACGCTTCATTTCTTCTGTAGTTAGTTCCATAATATATGCTCTCTGAAAATGGAGGATGGCTGGTAGTGTCGATCTCCAAACAGCTTCCGCCGTTCCATCGGTTTTCAAGACCGTGACAGGGGCCGCCCTGCTTAACCATCCGTATTATTTTTTAGGCATCACCATAAACACTATGATGACTATAGGCCATAATAAACTTAAAAATACTGCCAGCGCGTTCACATCTTTATCAGTTTTAATATTTTCTAATAAACCAAACTTAGCAGCAGTATTAATTCTATCATAAATTACAAGATACGTCATGATAGCAAATATTAAATACATTGTTATCAATTATTATATCTTTCTAATTGGTGGACCAGCAGGGAATCGAACCCTGTTCTCATGAGTGCAAGTCAAGTATAATACCCATTATACTACAAGCCCAGTATTATTATTTAGTATTCTTTGCTTTAGCAATTCCGCCTATAATCAGGAAATGCAGCCATACCATGCTAAAATATGTTGCAGCAGACACACCGATACCTAAACCAAACAAAGCATTTAGTGATAGAATGGTAAGAATTGGTCCTGCAATCATCAGCGCAAGAATAACAACAATCAATAGCAAAAACAAAATAGCATTATCAGTTTTCATTTCAAAATCCTTAAATAATTAATTTATTAGAACGTAGTATATCAGCAAAATCTTCCTCGGTCAAGATTTTAGTTCCAATAGAAACTGCTTTTTTCATCTTGACAGAACTTTTAGCGTCTTCTGGACAAACAACATAATCAGTTGATGCTGTTACTGTCTTTTGTACCTTTGCGCCTAATTTTTGCGCCATATTAATAGCGTCTTGTCGTTTGATTCCTACCAACCCACCAGTGAATACAATATTCTTTTTATTCAAAATTCCGTTAGGAACTAGAATTTTAGGTGGTTGGATTTTTATATTTAAAAAATCATCAAAGTCAAAAGTCATAGTAAAACCTATTGTATCTTAAAAATGGTGGGCAGGTGTGGACTCGAACCACTCCCCCATTACGGAGGGCGGATTTACAGTCCGCCTGTTAGAACCCCTAACTTTACCTACCCTAAAAATTATTACTAAATTATACTATCATTTCGGCAGGGTTAGGTCAACAACGCATTTAGAATATTGACGTTTATCTAAATGAAAATCCTATTAGCCCTTTAAGCGGTTGCCTCTATCATCGTCAGATAGTGTTTCTCAAACACTTATAATTTAGTATTTATGGTGCCTATTCCTGGTTTCGCTCCAGGCTCTCCTGTTCTTCAGACAGGCGCTTTCACTAGATTAGCTTAATAGGCGTTATTTTTATTCATCGTATAGAAAATCTTCACCGACATATTCCACGACATAATCTTCTTTGTTGTGAATGTCCATAATCATTCCGTGTTCTTTACACGCGATAATCAAATTCAAATTATCATTATCTTCTACCATAGAAATAGTATCATCTACAGAAATATTAAAAAAATCACTGATTTCTTTAATTCGAACCCATGTTTTCCAGCCGCGAACTCGGCCTTTATTTTCTGTTCGAATAAAATTTTCTACTGCGCTTGGTAATTTATTTGCATTCAGTTTAGTTGTTTTCATGATATAGATTCCAATTTTGTTAATGTTATCCGTAGGCACAGTCAGTAACGATAAGGTTTTCATCATATTCAATTGTTAGTCTATCTGGACGAAAATCTGCTGTAATTAGTCCGTCTTTTCGAACTGTTCTATATTCTAACTTTAATTCTTTCAGTTTGTCAACTACTAAAGTAACATCTTTTCCTAAGAGCATTTCTGGTTTTAGTTTATCCATAGTTCCTCACTTCAAATATTGGCATGGGCCGTGGGAATCGAACCCAACCTCATTGGTTTTGGAGACCAAGGCACCACCATTATACCAGACCCATAAAAAGAAAATGGCGGAGTTTCACCGCAGGGCAAGGTATTCAGCCATTGCGCTGGTATATATGCCAGCAGTTGCGAACAAATCGCAATCCTCTATTTCTATCTATATTTGCCAACAAGTATAATATGATGTTTCGCGGCAGAGCCTAATAAACAAATATAGATCAGATAAATTGGCTCCCCCTTGTGGAATCGAACCACACTCCTAGCGTTAACAGCGCATTGGCACACCTTGTGCCTTAGGAGGAAAAATATAATGCCCTATATTATGCCTTTACCTAGGAAGCATAAAACATGTCATGTAGTCATGGCAGAGGGGGACAAATTGACTAACAACTTGCACTAGTCCTCGGACGTCTAATATTGGCCCCGGTACGGGAACTCGAATCCCGTTATCTCCCTGGACAGGGGAGCATAATACCCATATACGATACCGGGTTATTCTGGCACACTGGAGAGGATTCGAACCCCTATTTACAACTCCAATTACGGGTAGGACGTTCGTAGCGCCCTTCGGTTACCAGTGTACATTATTAAAAACTTCTAAATGAACCAGACTGGGGAATCGAACCCCATTCTTACCATAGCCATCTTGCTACTGAAAAACAACGTAAAAGGAAAACTTCTTCCCCTCCGCATCTATTTTCTGGTACGCTTTTCGTTAACTCTGTTAACCCTCCAATAAGCTAAGTCTGACACTCATAATACTATAAACTTATATAATCTCTAAAATCTAAAACTCAAAATAAAATCGTCATGTATTAAGCATCTTATATTCTCCATATCAAAGTTACTACATAATAATCAATGGTCGGCAAGGTCGGACTCGAACCGACAAACATTTCATTTTGAGTGAAACGGGTATACCAATTCCCTCCACATGCCGTTTATCTTTGCATCAAATCTTTTCTTGGATGACTAGAATCGTAATATAGTACGAAACGCCCAAATTGCAACCCATCATATCCTTTTTCGTTTCCAACTGTGAACCAACTGTTTTGAAATATGCTATAAATCAGCACAGCCAATGGAAACCAACAATATATAGCAATAATAAACAAAGTCATAATAATTCCAATAAAAAATGGTGCGCCTGGTAGGACTTGAACCTACAAAACTCTAGTTTCTAAGACTAGCGACTTTCACCAATTTGCCCACAAGCGCGTTATTCTTTTATAATACTATCACATTCACTATGGAATGTCAATCATCAATTTTGGTGGGTGGAGATAGAATCGAACTATCATCATGAGGCGTATGAGACCTTAGCGTTTACCAAAACTTCCACCCGAATATCTTTTATTTAGTATTTCTATTTAGTATTTTTCTTGTGATCTAGATAATTATCTAGAAAATTTTTAATATTTTCTGCTCCAACAGGATTTGCAGAATGGACATTAAAGTCAAAACTTTCAGTAATAAACATCTTATCTGGTTTGCGTGAATCTTGTTCTACTAACCATTTAGCAATGTCCATACCTGTTCGGTGTACAGCACCTCTATCCATATCATGAATAATGGAATCGTCACCAAGATCATGGTCAAAGCTGATAAATTGAGGTTTAAATTTATCAATCATTTGTCTTGCTGAAAACCAGTTACGCGCCACGATAAAATCAGAATCTTTAAATCCAACATCGGACGGCATTCTGATATCATCAATAAACAATTTAATTTGCACTTTATTAATCTCCAAAAATTGTTCTACGCATTTACCACACTTCACTATATCAGCATATTCTTGAATAGTCAAGTCTTTAATTTTACTTTCTGGTATTCCATTACAGCAACAAACATATGCCATTTTACTGCCCGCGCCGATGCCACTGAATACAAGTAAATCCTTCAGCAGTTGTTGGACTTTCATATGTTTTCAGCATATTTGCAAAGATAGAATCAGGAATAGACCGTCCATACTTTGCACGTTCTGAATTGACTTGCAAAAGAACATCATCAGTAGCTTGTGTAATGATAGCTTTTTTATAGTATTCTTTTGGAACTTTTGCCAATTTATTTGCTCTTGTTTTGACAGACAAATTGGTTTGATCCCAAATAATATTTTTTCTAGCAGACAACGCAAAATCAAGTGTTGTCTTCATTACATCTTCTGCCATTTTGATATTGTCTTTAAACACTTCGTTATAGGTTTTACCCTCACGCTGCGCGACAAGTTCAATAAAATTATCTGTAGAAATTACAACAAAATCATTTGTTTCTTGCAATTCTTTTACAATTGTGGATTTACCAGAGCCTGGCAAACCAACCATCATAATAAAGATAGGCGGTCTATTAGGTTTAGCATCGTACATCATTGCAATTGTCCATTAATTTTGCTGATAACTTTACGGCATGGTTCTGGCATATGGATAATATCAACACCAGAATAGTTTGTTGTCGATTGAGCAACATATACCCGACATGTTTCTTTACCAAATGTTTTATCATCGCGCATTGCCGAAATATATTGCGGATTAACCAAAATACCCATAAGTAGAACAAATTTAATCATTTTATTTCTTCCTTGATTTTGAAATAGATTTATACAGATTTTTAGTTGTTTTGTGTTTAATATCGATATGTGATATTTGTTCTTCTGTTAAAGCCATCCTACCATCCAGACTTGCAACCAGGTCATTCAATACAAATGCAGCAACACGATTTAAAAAATATGTTTCATCTTCAATAACCGATTCCATATGGAAAATTGCAGCTTCTTTGAGTAAAGCAATATCGCTTTTAGAAATTCCTGAAATTACTGTAGGAGTATATGGAATATCCAGCTTTGGTGCTTTATCCAAATCTACATCCAGACCAATAAAATCGTCAAAATTTTCAGTCGCCATCTAGATATACTCCGTTCCATTCTGGTACATTAGTAAACAGCATACGATCAGAACGCAATTCATTAAAGCGCGAATTTCTGCCGCAACCTTTAATATAGAATGATTTTAACTGTTCTTGCACAAGGTTATCCAAGTCATCATCAAGAGCATCCCACAATTTAAATGTGATAGCTGTTACCCATGATGGCTGATATGGAGCAATGTTTAATGCAAACCATTTTCTATCACACCAACTCTTGCGGACTTGTGATATAACTTGCTTTACAATATAGCAATTATCACCGAATGTTGCAAGAAATGCTTTTTCATAGGTATTAATTTTATTCAAATCGTCATCAGTCATCATTGATTTAAGATCATCAATCTTTTCGTCAAGAATAAGCTGAACTACTCCGCGTTCGTACTGAATATCAGATTTAACACGGTGCAATTGGCAGTACCAATCGCATTTAATTTTTACCATATGGCCGTCATCAAAACGAATAACGAATCCTTCAACGTCCGAAATTTGTCGAACTTGGTCAATGAATTTTTCAGACAGTTTTTCTCCTGAAATAGATTTAACCACTTCAATATCATAGCCAACAACATAAGATGCAATATCGCTAGGAATCAAATAATTCCCCGTATGCATATTACGAATTGCAGTTAAGACTAGCTTATCTTTTTTATAATCAAGAACAATACGCTGTTTGCGGGAACACCATTCAAAGATAGGCGAATACCCTTCCACAATTGCTTGTTCTGCAAATCGAACATAGTCAGGATTTTCTTCCAAGAACGGAAGAACTTGTTTGCTAACGTCTGTTTCGCCCATCTTGGTTCCCCAAATAAGACGACCATTAACTTTATATGGAACAATCATTGATCCATCAAGTTTATCAAGAATAGCGTGAGGTTTAGATACGTCAATAACATCAAGTTTAGTATCAACACGTTCCCCGACATTGAAAAACTTATGATATGGACGGCGAACCAAATCACCTGTAACAGCATCAAAAATCAATCCACGGAATTCGCGGCGCATAATAGATGCTTCATCTGTGATATCTGGAAATGTATCAGGAGACGAAAACAGATAGTTAACTGTTGTGTGATCTCCACGATCCGCCAGCATGAAATAATTCAAGTCTACATACGGCATAACATCTTTAATGTTTTTAATTTCTGGAAATTTATATTTCATAATTTAATGTGTCCAAAATCCATATTCATTAATGGTATATTCAGGGTTAAAATAATTGTTATTTTTCACGTTAACAATTTGTTCTTTATTATTGTCGAGTATATAGGTATTTTTAGCAATTGTCACTAACAAAACCGCATGTACTTCATTATTATGGGTTTGGTCATAACCAACAGCAATTCGCATATTCTTTGCTGGAATACCATACGCTTTAAGCATTGCATACTTGGCAATTGCATAATCTTCACAATCACCACCATTAACAATAAAATGCGAAGGAGCAGACCATGTATCAGTCTTATCACTTACATATCTAATAGCATTCATTTGTGTGTTAACGATAGAAACTGTTTCTAGATCAGATAATGACTTATCACCAGAAAATACGATTTTTTCAGTCTTCAATTGATTAGCAACTGAAGTCCATTTAATCATTTGTGATTTTTCCTGTGCTGTCCTTGGAACCGCATGAGAAAAAGAATAATCTACTGTTTCTGGCTGAATATGTGCAGAACAAGCACTAAGCAACGCTGTCGCTAACACCAACTTCATTAATTTGAACATGATATTTTTTACCGTGTTTTGTAATGATTAAGAATCCTGTAACGTGTGTCAAATCTTTTACAGATTTAATCTGACTTACAGAATCGTGGTCTCCAGCGTACAACTGTAAAGTATCTGTCATGGCTTCGCCTAAAGAAATTACTGACTTTTCATATTCTCTAGAATCTACAAATTTAGTCATAACCGATACTCCTTAAAGTGCTTAACTGTTAAGTATAGTCTAGCACAAAGAAAAGCATTAAACAAGCACTATTTTAGGTCAATGATCTTAAAATCGTTAGTTTTTAACCATTTTTCATAACCACCAACACAAATATCAACTCCAGCATCAGTTAGTTCTGCTCCATTAGAATCACAATACCGTCTAATATAGCCGATTGCCTTCGCTCCAAATTCATCAACTAGCCGTGGAGGAAGTCCAAAGTGTTCATAACCCTTATGTTTTTCTAAAAGTTTTAACAATGATTCCAAATATTCCAACATTGTTTCTTTAGAAACTTCATCTGGATAAGAATTAGATTTAATAATAGAAATTAGTTCATCTAATTGTTCTACATCTTTAATCTGAATAGTCATCTGGTTCCTCTTTTATAAAACCTTATTTAAATATTCTTCACGGATATCTGAATCGTCCAACCATCTGTCATCATGGTTATATACCAATTTGCCAGTAAGTTGTGCGTCTAAAATTCTTTGTGCTTTCTTATAATGCGAGTACAAAACTCCATCATAATCGCTTGTCACTGTTTGGAACGGATGTAAATTTGATTCTTCGATTCCGTTCGTATCATCATCAAAAATAATAAAATTTCTAACGTCTTTATTTCTATTCAACCAATCCCAGATTTGATCTCCACGGGAATGTGACGTTCTAGGAGTTTCGTCATCTTGATGGAAAGTTGCTTTGAATCCATGCGTCAATAAGATCAAGGGAACATCATATTGTTGTCTCCATGTTGAACTAATGACAACTGATAAATTATAATCTAATGCAATTCTATCAACTAATTGTAATGACGTTAAATCCCATGATCTTAAAATGGATTTATGTTTATCTTGTCCAGACGCGACATAGGCGCGATTTGTACAAATCACTCCATCAATATCTAGGAATAAGACACCATAACTTCCGTCATAGTCTTGTGTGGTTTTGTGAGATTTAGTCATTATTATATAATATCGTATCTTTCGTAAAAAGTCAAGTCTTTAATATCTCCCTTAGGAAGAAAATCATATCCTCTTGCGCCTTTTGACTTTTTAGATGGAATCAATTTGACTTTTGATTTGTCCATTTCAGTTTTGATTTCTGTAAACGCTGTACGAATCTGATACGCGCTATGACTTCCATCGCCTTTATACTCTAATTCGATTTCGAATTGTTCAGCTAGTTTCTTACCATTAGGATCAATGTATTTGATTTTATCAAAAGCAATTTCGATAGGAATATCTCTATGATGAATAAGAAACATTAGACGATCAACATCAGTAGCAAAAATCTTTACTAGATTCTTTTCTGTGATTCCTACAACGCTTAGACCACCAATAAATTGTTTAGACTTATACGTTTCAAATACAGAAAAATCTAATTCAGGTGTATCAATTTCAAATTCTTCCTCATGTCGTACTGTAATGCCGTCAATTTCTTGGTCGAATCCTTTGATTGCAATTTCGTGAAAAGATTTGCCGTTAGTTGAACTAGAGCGAATACGAATCTGTGCCGCATGATCTTTTAATAGAAGGCCGGGAACATCATAATACCAGCTTATCGGATTACTCAATAGAGTACCAACAATCTTAGATTTTAAATAGTAATTTTGATTGTTTCTATCTTTATAATAGTTTTGATCTAATGTGAATGTGCCGATACAATATTTTATAATATTGTCGAGGTCGGCTTGACGCTTTACCAGATATTTTTCTTCAACTTCAATTGCAGGATTTTGACTGCTCTTGTTGAAGATTTCTGATAACATTTCTTTACAATAGGATAGAAATGAAAATAAACGCGAATACAGGAAGTCCACCAATGAACCCAGTAACCCATTCTGCCGGTTCTGTGTGTCCGTGTTCTTCGTCAAATTTAATTCCAATGGCACTTAAAACTTTTCTCACTGTTATTTCATGATGCTTACAAATATAATAAGCGTAACCTTTAGCTGTTGCTGCTAACAATACCAAAATACCAAACAGAATTGCTCCATTGATGATTAGTGTAATGCCTAGTCCTAGACCAACAACTAGTCCTGTTAATGATAATCCAAATAAATCTCTTTTAGGATTTCCGGCAACATTGTCTTGAATTGTATTAATGTCTTTACCGTAAAAAATTCTAACGATAAAATCAATTTTTTCTGCTGTGGTAGTTCTTGTCCACATACCAAGATCAAAATATTGACCGTGACCTAGACGTTTTCCTAGAAATGCTAAAGCAAAAGAAACAAATATTTCTATATATGTACCTACGAATCCAGCAGCTACACCGTAAGGAATAGCGTAAATCCATTGATCTAGACCAAGAGGTAATTTAGGAGCACCACCGCCAGCCATTCTTGATAGTTTGGCAAATAGTAGACTGAAACCTAAAGTTAGAAATATAATAGCTGTAATCATCATACATCTATTTAGTATTTTTTAGTGTTTGGTAACACCAGAATTTAATATTTCTAGTTTAGTTTTCAGTACACCATAATCATCAATCCATTTATTGATGGATTCTACATGATTTTTACTCATAGGCTTAATAGTAGAATTGTGCAGAACAAGCAATTCATTATTAAGTTTCAATGATTCATCAATCATAGCAGAAAACATATTAATGATTGTAGCCATTTCAAGGACTTCTAATGTCGTAAATTCCTTAGTTGCTACTTCAGCGTCTTTCATTATTTTTCACCAAACATTGCTACAATATCATAACCAGGAATATCGGATTTCCCATCATGATTCCAAATGAATACATCGTCTTTATTTACTGTTGATCTTCCGCAGATAACACAAATGCCACCATTTTCTCTAATAACACTGATAATATTTGCGGAAGACGTATTTTGTAACAAAACAGTTTTGCCAACGTCCTTATTAGAAAATTCATAATTTTTATGGATTATTAACAATAAGACCTGCCCTGTTTAATGTTTACTACTTAAAATAAGTAGTCTTTATGTTCGTAACCAATAGGATATGTTTCTGTGCTACTGATATTAGGCGGAGAATTAATTTCAACCGCTAGAACACCATTGATATAAGTTACTTTCTTAATAACATCAAATCGTTCCATCTTGAACGTATATGTATGTTCGCCGAGGAAAATACTATTTCCGTTCTTTGATTTCGCAGTAATTGTCAATACCATACTGGCAGACAGAACAATACTAATTTCTTCAGCAGTAAATCCAGGAAGTAGACCTTCGATTCTTTGATTATAGCCGGGCTGTGAAGTTGATCCTGTTTTGATAACTCTAAAGTTAGCAGGCTTTACAGGCTCTTTATTGATGCCGGTAAACGATGGAATAGCAACTGGCATCTGCCACGGAACGAAACCGCCAGGAAGACCTGGATCAGTATATCCTACAGCGTTATATGTACTGTTTACATTAATTCTTCGTGTATTATCTGTTGCCATTTGCATTATTACCTTTCTTACCAATTTGATATTTTGAAATTAATTCCCATTCATCTTTTTCTTTAAACGAAAGAATTTTTAATGATGCTAAGGGATTGATAGAATCGTCAATTTCTAATTCGTCAGGATATAGAATATTAATTAGATTCCATTCTTCTAACAATTCTGCTACTGCATTGCGTCTCTGAATATCAGCGTCATCAATATTAGAAGATTTGCCGTCTAGTTTAAACATTTCTTTAAAATGTACAATCGCGTATTTTGAATCACCAGCACCATCGCGCTTGTGTAGAATATGACATGATTGAAATAGTTTTTTATCTTTTGTTCCTACGCCGATTCTTGTCAATGTCTCTTTGATTTTTAGGAAATTATCTTGATGTATTAGCTGGACTTCTACTCCAATTCCTTTAAAAATACTAGTTGTCATGATTTGAACTCCTTCACTTACTTTTTTATTATTATTTTGATTTTGATATAGAACCCTTTCCGGTTCTTTGTTCTATCAATTCAATTTGTTCAGGAGTAAGAACTTTAGCATATTGTTCAGCTTTTTTTGTTCCGCAGCCATAATATTCTTTGATAGTATCAATATTATTTAGCGTCTCTTTTTTAGCCCAAGGATTGTACCGTTTACGTTTATCTAAACCATAGAAATAAAAATCATACTGCATTTTCAATGGCAAATCATATAGCTTATTCATTTCGTTAGCATATAGAATAGTATCTACTCCATACGAAAACGCTTTGTTTACCATATACGCATTGAATTCTTTTTCTTCCATTTTCAGATCATCAATAAGATGTTCCGTCTTCAGATTTAAGGAAGGTAAAACCTCTTTAAATAAATCTGCCATTATTTCCTCAATTTATATCCCATAGCTTCACACCACATCAAGTGTTGTAGGGCTTGACGATCTACAGAATCACTTTTATATTCTTTTGGATCGCCAGTAAAAATGGACGGAAAGAATTTTCCATATGCCTTGTATTCAAACAACGGACATTTAGAATCTGTTTTGGTATATATTCTTGTTTCTCTTAATATTGGTTGAATGAAAAAGAACTTATCAGAAAATAGATCATCTTGAAAATAATATTCCATACCATCAAACACAACTTTGCGCAATTTCTTTTTAAAAATCATTTTATTTAAACTCTAACCCCTTCATTAAAAATTCTGCCATACATGCAGCCATGTTGATTTCTTGGTCGGCAACAACTGCTGCCGCTTTTTGTGTTTCGCCCAGTAGAATAATAAATTCTAGAACATGTTCCGGCTTCAAATCATAATAAAATGAATCGTACATTTCACGAATAATTGCAGCAGGATCAGCATCAGCATTATTTGCTACCCATTGTCTTGCTGCACCAAAATCACGTTCTGCTAATGATTTCTTTAGTCCTTCAATACTGGTTGTTTCTAGATATTGCAAAATACCAATATCGATATCACCACCAGCAGAATACCGCTGCAAATCATTTAGAATACGTCTATTATCTGGATAAAATTTCTTTACGATTGTAGCAACAACTTGTTTATCAAATGTTACTTTTTCGTTTTGTAGAATTTCAAAGATACGCTTAACAAACACAAGCATCATATCTTGACGTTCATCTTTTCGAATATTGAATTCTACTGTGGTTGTTCTAGAACGTAGCGCAGGAATAAGTTTATTCTTATAGTTACATGTCAAAATGAATCGAACATGAGAATATTCTTCAATAGCCGCGCGTAATGCGTCTTGTGCAAATGAATTTAGTCCATCAGCTTCATCTAGAATAATAGCTTTTTTCTTGCCTTCTAAACTGGTCGTTGATGCATAATCTTTGATTGCTGTTCGTACAACATCAATGTTCCGTTCGTCTGAAGCATTGATAAGTCTTACAGAATAATCTAGATCACGACACAAAGCGCGGGCAATTGTTGTTTTGCCTGTTCCTGGACCACCAGATAGTAGTAAATTAGGAAAAGATTTTTTAGCAACAAAGTCAATAAAATCATTTTTAATACGGTCAGGAAGAATACAATCGTTCACTGTTCGTGGTCGGTATTTTTCTACCCATAGTAAATCGTCTTTTTTATCATCAATACTTTGCATAATCTTTTCCTAATTTCTTATAATACTACTATTTGTGTACAATGTCAAGGGCGACAAAGTATACCAATGTTGGATCAACCATATTGGTGAATGTTGCGGCCTGTGCAGGGTTTACCGATACTGTGTAATCACCGGCGATCATTTTAATCAATTCACGCTTTAGATAAACATCAATTTCTGCGGCAGGATCAACTACACCAACTTCGATATCATAGTTATTGCTATCTGGGTTGTTACGGTCAAGAGCCTGTAGAACAAGAACACCGTTCTTATTATATACACGCAAATGTGGCAAACTTAGATAATTAGAAAAGTTCATAACTTTTGCTAGTGTATCTTGTTTAAGATCAAAATCAAATTCGCCTTTTGGTGGTGACCATGGTTTCTGTGGGTGAGTAATCATGTTTGGTTCTGCAAACACAATCTTAACAGAAGATGATCCTTCCGATACGACCAGATGGGAATCATTGATGGTAATTTCTGGCGAATTGAATCCAGAAATAACATTCAAAAATGCTTTCAGGTCGTGTAAGGTTACATTAGTTTTGAAAACTTCTGGAATCTCCACTTGGGAATAAACGTGTCCACTACGGTCGATTGTACGAATTAGTGTTTTGTTTGCTCCTTCGGGAGTTTTGCGGATAACGATGCCAGCATTAATGCTGACAAAGTTTTCCAAAAGTTTTTTGGTGTAGTCTGATAGTTGCATTGTATAACTTCCTTTTATTATATTTTACAAATTATTAATATGTTTTTGTTGCTGTTTTCGCTTTTGCTTTATCATCAGAAGAAACAACAAAGTTAGAGTCTGACATTTTTTCAAACATGCTAACAAAGGATTCTTTAGATGCTTGGTCGAAACGTTCACACGCCATTTCGATGGCTAGACCACGATCACCAAGAACAGAATAGCCTTGGATGATATTGATTAGAGCGCGTGTTGTGATAACTTCGCTAGTAGCACCAGCATCAAATGATGTACGGATTTGTTGTGCCCATTCACACAGTTTAGTAATGAATTTAGCTTCCGTAATCTTTTCGTCTTCAGTGATTTCTTTGCTTGTGCGACCACCACGAATCCATACTGCATGGATCAGATAGCTTTTCAAAATGAATTCTTCGATATCTTTTGGAGGATAATCTTGGAAAATCATACCGGCGAAACGATCAAGGAATGCGGCGTTCATGTTGTTTGTACCAATGAAACGACCGTCATCACTACCACGACCTTTGGTGTTTGAAGTAGCAAACACGTTAAAACCAGGAGCAGCTTGCACATATTCGCCAGTAGCTTTGATTAGAACGCCTTTGCCTTCTAGAACTGACTGAAGACACATGATTTTGTTTGTGTGGCCAACGTCAATTTCGTCTAGCAAAAGAATTGAACCACGGCGCAATGCAGTTACGATAGGACCTTCTTCAAAGACTGTATCGCCATTGACCAAAGTCATACCACCAATCAAATCGTTTTCGTCTGTTTCGAGTGTGAAGTTAACACGAATAAATTCACGACCTGCATGGGCACATGCTTGTTCAACCATTACGGTTTTGCCGTTACCAGATAGACCGGTAATCCAAATTGGATAATATTGGTTTGATTTGATAATTTTTAAAACTTTATCAAAATGGCCCCATTGGCGATAGCGTTCATCTTTTTGCGGAATGTACGCAAATTTTTGTTCAACAGTATTTGGTACAGCTTGTGTATTTTTCATTTTATAATAGTCTCCACTTTTTTAAGTTCATAATATAATAGTATTGTTGATAGTAACATAGTCTGTATTGGAAGTCAAGTTTTAGTTTATGAAATTTGGTCGATAAATGCTTTCATAAACACCATAGAACTAGATGCTCTTGCTAATTGTTTAGTAAACGCAGCATCTAAAGCGTTTTTAGAGGTTCTGGAATCGATAGATGCCAGATAGTCAGTCTTATCAATTTTAAAGTTATTGATTGCAATAGCAAAGAATTTATCAAATCCAGGACCATCATTAATAACAGTGAATTTTTTTGCGTCAAATTCTCTAACAAGTGTAGAAGATTTGCTTTTATCAAATTCAGGACCAAGCAAGTCAATAGTTCCGCTAGAGCAACTATTAGTCAAAAAGAATCCAACTGTGCTATCAATATTGCAACGTTCTCTGACATACTGCATAACGTAATGGAATGATTGCTGGTCGAATTTAAACTGGTAATTCTTTCCATTATAAGCATTACGCATGATAATGTCTTGGAAGGCTGGAGTAGAACCACAATTAATTCTATCTGTTGCACCACCATCAGACAACAATACAAACGCAGTCTTTTCGCATTTGTAACGGACTTTAAATTCATTAACAGCATATTCAGCTAAGAACATTGCATTTAACAAAGGAGTTCCCCCCATTGAATAAATGTAGCTTGCACTGTTTGTTGTTGCTAAGTGCAATACTTGTTTTGCCATTTTGCGGAAGTGATTAATTTTCATTCCAGATGAAAACATTTGGAAAAGATTACCACCTTGAGACGCAAAGATTTTAGAGTCAGGAATAGAAACACTATTAGTATAGGCACTATCTGTGAAGCCGTACACTTCAAAAGGAATCTGAACTTTACGGCAAAATTCCATCAAAATAATCAATTGCTTTACAGTTGATCCGATTTGAGTAGACATTGAACCAGACCAATCAATAAACATAACCATACCATGGTTTTTGCTTTCTGGAATTACTTCATTTCTAAGAAACAAATCGTTTGAAATTTTGTAATCAGAAATTTTATCCATATCAAGACGACCAGTTTTTGAAATTTGCATTTTCTGGTAATCTTTAGCAGATTTTTTCAAGTTGAACTGTGCAACCATCATATTTACTGTAGGATTAATTTCACGCAAGAATTCTGCATATGTTGCTTCAGCTTTTTGCATTTCAGTTACAGAAATATGGCGGTCGCAGTTAGCTTCAATTTTTTCAATAGAAACAACTGTCTTTTTATAAATATCAGAAGCGTTATACACTTCACCAAACGTCAAGCCTGGATTAGACTTTTCGAAAATGGTTTGAATATTTTTATCAAAAGAGGTTTGGGTTTGGCCCATTTTAATAGTAATCGTCTGTTGCTTACCATCGCCCTCGGACTTTTTATCCTCGGATTTGGATGCCTTTTGTTGTGTAGGCTTTTTATCACCAGACTTACCATCAGAAGGTTGTTGACCGTCTTCGCCATCTTCGCCTTCATTTTTATCGGCTTTACCTTTGCCTTTTGACTTCTGGCTTTGATCTTTCTTATCATCACCATCTTTATCTTCTCCCTTACCGGAGCCAGATGATTTTTCACTTTCATCTTCACCGTCAGAACCTTCTTTGTCTCCGTCTTTACCTTCGGAGCCATTTTCGCCTTCTTTTTCGTCTTCGTCTGACCCGCTTTCTTCGTCATCGGTCATATCAATTTCAATGGTTGTGCCATCAAAATCGTCATCACCATCATCTGAATCATTCTGGTCTTGTTCTTCGCCTTGACCTTTAGAATTGGTTTTGATCTTGATTTTAATCTCTTCCAATTCTCCACGGTCTTTCATATATTTGTATAGTGCTTTTGTAGCTTCCTCAACATCTTCAAATGTTTCAAGTTTATCCAGCATATCTACATATTTCATTTCCTCTTGTGAGAAATTGATTTTATGAAATGGACCAATTTTGAAATGCAGATTGAGACGATCAACCAATGATAATTTATCTACAGGAACTGTAAGTTCTTTTAGACCGAAAAAATCACGTTCTGGTGAAGCAAACTCTTTGTAGAACAAAAAGTTATCACGTTTCAGACCAGGATAACGGCGAATAATTAATTTTTCAATACGCGCATCTTCCACAATGTTTGCAATTGTTGGATGATATTTTTTGGCAAGTTTAATGTATTGATCTGCTGGAGTATTGAGTGCATGTGAAACTTCATGACCAATGAACCAATCGAAAATTGGACCGGACATATCTTTCAAGACTGGAAGCGTCAATACGCGATCCTTAAGATCAAAACTAGCTGTAGACGCCTTTGGATTATGCAGAACAGCAAGATTTTCGATTGCCATCAAACGCGCAAGGCCAGACTTGGCATCAATATTGATACGCTTTTGTTTTCCAGCAGGATTTTGTCCGGTTTTCATAATGTAAATTCTCTTTCTTTCACAAGTACATAATATATTTAAATAGTGTACAGAATATTATCCAATAAGTCAAGGATAATAAATCGATGGTAACATTTTTTATTATACTAACATTTAAAATGTTACCATCGATAATTTTGTTAGTCACGCATAACGCGGACGATATCGTTAACATCTTCAGAATACATATCGTCAACATCATCAAACGACATGATATTATCGAATGTTGGAGTATCTTCATAAAGATTATTAACTTCCACGTTCTTGATTTCTTTACGTTTTGTTTTCTTTGGTGCGTCTGGAACTTTTTTCATTTCTGCTGCCAGTTTCATGATGCTGGTGCGTGTTGATTTTGGAAGTTCTTTTTCTTTTGCTTGTTAGATTGCTTTAGCAGCAGCAACAGACACATCACGAACCATTGCTGGCGTTTCTGACATAGTTGCGACATACATGCCACGACCAGCGCGATAGTCAAGATTTTTTGTAATTGAAACAAGGTGTGGATATTCGTCTTTGTTTTTCAGCCATACTGCAACAACGTCTTGGCGGGAAATAATTGATCCTTCCCCAAACGCTTTAACCAGTGCTTCAGTGAATTTTTCCATTTTAGCTTGTGTTGTCAGTTTCATGTTTTTAGTCTCCAAAGTGTTAATGTTATGTTTCTATTATTGTGGATGATTTGTTCAGTGTCAATAGACTAATTGTAAAAATCTCTTGCACATGAAGTGGAGCAGCAATCTTTAAAGCGGGAATTTAATTTCTTCATTTTAGCGTTACACACTACACATTCCAATTCATCACTGAAAAGGGAATCGTAAGCAATGACTTCTGCTTTAGATACTGGTTCTGCTTCATATGTAATTTTCGGCAGTTTGAAAGATTTGCTACGGGTTGTCATGATTATTTCTTTCTTCTAGGTTAAATTATTTTACGGGGATCAGGTCAATGTTGTGGTTGGCAGCTTTTTGAACGATAAAGCGTTGACCTTGAAAAATAATTTCCTGACCATATTTAACGGCGATACGATTTTGCAACATGCGTGGTTCTGCCGTAAGACAAGCCCCTGTCGAAAACGCATAGTGTGTTTCTTCTTTCCGTTCAACGGCGCGGCTATAAGCGGCAATTGGGTCTTTACCGTTTTCGATAGCATATCCGACCACACTACCTAGTTTCCAGCTTTCAAGACCATTTTCATCAGTCAGAATTTCGCCATCATAAACTTTTGGCTCCACGCCGTCCGCGAACGTGACGATTTTAACCGCAGGGTATTGTTTTACAAGTTTGAAACGTTGTGTCATTGCCGGTCTTTCTGTTGTTTGTGTTTAAATTCTGTATTCAGTATATGTTGGATATTCCATGATGTAAACACTAAAAATGGGTAATAATATTTCAATTTATTTTACATAATCCGTTTAACTTTTTTCTTGCATTATTTCCAAAATGTGCTATTATACCTATAGAATTAACAAGAGATATATGTTATGTCGAAAATTACACAGCAGAAAAAAGCAGATAAAGCTAAGGCTGCTCCAAAACCTATCACTACTGATATTGAGGTTGTGAACCATAGTCATACAGAAGAATATGATGATTATAATAGCTGGACCGATAACAATATTTGTGGTTTAAAGATTGTAAACAAAACAGGTTATGGTAATATTACAGCAGATTTTGCGGTAGTTCCTGGTGATACGCTGCATCTATTATATGCCGAATATGGCACTGGTGATTCCTTTGGTCATAGTGATGGACATATTTCATATATTGGAATATACAAAACATATGACAAGGCTGTAGAAGCAGAAACCCTTCTGCGGAATCTATATGAGAAACAAATTTCTCCATATAGACCAGAAAAGAACGGTCTGTTTGGTCCACAATTATATGTATATATTAAAAGTGAGACAGGAAAGAAAGAGAAATATTATCAATATGGCGCAGCATGGACTGGACATTTTGAAACTCTTGACGGATTCCGAATTACAACTTTAACTGTAGAATGAGATAATTAAAATAATGAAGACTGAAGTAAAAACACAAACGATATATATCAGTGATGATGGTAAAGAGTTTACCACAGAAAAAGAGTGTTTAGCGTATGAAAAAGCAACACTTTCACGATTGAAAAATATTAGTTATTTTACTGTTAGACATGGACCAGACTTAACAGAAGGTCGTGGATTATATGGATTAACATTTATCGCGGTCGAAACTACAGATCATCTAGCATACGAATACGCAACAAATTATTGCATTTCAAAATATGGAAGCTGTATTGCATATGTTCAGGGCGTTGTTCCAACAATAAATTGGGTCCTTGCCACATGTTCAGAAGATGTATGGAAAGCCCGAAAAGAACGGTATGCTAAAGTTGGAGATTATTCCTATAAATCCAATGAAGTGTTTTTATCATATGGAGAAAAAATTGACGGATTTCCAAATCCACAATCAGTAGATACTTGTCCAGTTGTTATTAAGAATGTGAACATATAATATGGAAGACGAATTAGATGATAAATATTATTTCCATATGGACACTTATCCTAGTCCAGAGGATATCATGATTTATAATCAATCTATGAAAAGTCTAGAAGAATTGACTTTGAAGAATAAAAATATACTAAAAGATATCAGAAAACTGAAAAAAGATAAAAATAATTCAAAAATTATTAAAAAAATGCTTGACAATCTATAAAAAGTCTGATAGAATTACTAAATAATAATAGAGATAAAAATGAAAACAAACTTTAAAATCATTGTTGTTAATCCTTATGCAAAGGCAGTCCGCACACCGCTATTCCGTAGCCGTGTCGTGCCCAATAAGAAAAAACATCAGCAGAAGGTCGCTTGCCGAGAGCGTATCGCTGCCTAAAGACAATTGGTTTTTAACTCACCTACAAACTAAAATTCAAATTACTTAAATACCAATTTTCTTTGTGCAGCCTCTTAGATTAAGGATAATATTTTATTATCCGGCTATCTTCTAAGGGTAGGAACGCAGACTTTCAATCTGTTAATCGGAGTTCAATTCTCCGTAGCCGGACCATATATAAATTATCGAATATACTAAATAATAGTTAGATAAACTAGCATTCAGGTGTTCGATAATGCACAAAAATAAAGAAAAACAGTTGGGAACAAATAATTCTCAATTCGGTACTTGCTGGATAAACAATGGTTCAGAAGTAAAGAAAATTAAAAAAGATGAATTTCCGGTTTGGGAACAAAAAGGATATTCGTTAGGCAGAACAAGTAAAGAGAATAAAAATTGTTTACATTGTGAAAAGTTATTAAGTAAAAGAAATGATAAATTCTGCGACAATAAATGTCAAGGATTATATTATATTAAACAAACAAACGAAAAAATTAAAAGCGATTTAGCAGTAGATTTTAGAAGAATAAGAAGATACTTACTAACTCTAACTAAGAATTGTCAAGTTTGTGGTTGTGCTCCTATATGGAATAATAAACCCTTAACTATGCAGATAGATCACATTGATGGAAATAGCGATAATAACCAACTTTTTAATTTAAGAGTTATTTGTCCTAACTGTCATACACAAACAGAAACCTTTACTGGTAGAAATATAAAGAATACAAAACGTAATAATTATTTAAGAAAATATAAAAAAGATAACGCTTCTTTAGTTTAATGGTAGAACGGGACCCTTACATGGTTCATGCGGCAGTTCGATTCTGTCAAGAAGTACCAAGAATAACGGTGATTACTATAACGGCTAATAGGTCTGGTCTGGAGCCAGGAATATGGGAGTTCGAATCTCCTGTCACCGACCAATTATGATGCGCGTGAATTAGATGTAAAACTAATTCTGTAGAAGAAAATGCCGCTCCGGGAGAGGGTGGTGTAAAGGGTGCCGAATCCCTTGCGTGTCTACGAATTATCGAGGTGTATGGTGCTATGAGGCGCCGGCACTGAAGGTAAAACCTTCCACCTCGACCAATTAAAAATACATGATATAGGAATCGTGTAAAGAAATGCTTCCTAAACATTAAAGTGATGTAATCGGCTTTTAACCGATAAAAAACGGGGCAGTACCGTTAGGGAGTACCAAGAATCTTGGGGAGTGGTGTAAGGTAACATTCACGCCTTTGAAGCGTTGAGAGTGGTGGTTCGAGTCCACCCTCCCCAGCCAAGTTTGCTTGTAGCATAAAAGTAATGCAACGGATTGTGATTCCGTTTAAGCGGGAGCGTTACCCGTCAGGCAACCCATTTAGTCCAGCCTCTATAAGTGTATTTCACACAATAAATAATAAATAACATAAGAAACGCTTATAGAGGCCGAACCAGTATTGAATTTTATTCTTTACTAAATAGTAATGGAATAATCAATAATTCGCTGGTTCTAGGAGAAAATGAATGGCAACACTACAAAAATTTAATCGTCTTACTAAAGATTTACTAGACGGAACACACAAATTCGGAACAGATACTTTCAAAGTATTGCTTACAAACACTGTTCCAGTCGTTACAAATACAGTAATCGGAAACATTACACAAATCGCTGGCGGAACTGGCTATACAACTGGTGGTCTTGTTCTAACTCTTGCTGCTGCAACATCAACAGGCGCAGTTGCTAAAGTCGTAGCTACTGACCTTGTAATCACAGCTACTGGTGCTGTTGGTCCTTTCCGTTACGCTGTAATCTATAACGACACAGCAACAAATGATCCACTAGTTGGATGGATTGATCTAGGTCAACTAACACTAGCTAACGCTGATACACATACTATTGACTTCAATGCGTCAAATGGTATTTTCACACTATAATTTTAAAGGATAATTCAAAATGGCAGCAACATCAACAGTAGTAGACGCAGTACAACTTGCTACTTTTACAATGAACCCTATTAAAAGTAGAACAGCATTTCATACCGTAGTTCTTGCACTAAAAGCAAAAGTATTGAATTTCTGGCGCCGTGAAGGACGCCGTGGTGGAACTTTACCAGTTGCATTAAAAGATTAACTGTGTTACAATACTAATATCATAATATAAAAGCCATATTATGTATGGCTTTTTTCTTTAAATGGACGAAAATTATGAATAAACGTGAGCATAAAATCCACAATTTACTAAAAACACTTGCACAATCTGGAGAATCTGCTGGTAATCAACAGTTAGCAGCAGCCGTTGTGTATAATGGAAATATTGTTGCGTTTGGACAAAATTCATATAAAACACATCCATTCCAAAAGAGATTTGCAAAAAATGAAGAATCTGTATATCTACATGCAGAAACGCTTGCTATTTACAATGCACTTAAAAAATTGACGCTAGAAGAATTAGCTAAATCTACATTATATATTTTGCGTCTTAAAAAGACAGGAGAAACTGGTCTTGCAAAACCATGTCCAGGCTGTGCAAGATGCATCAATACATTCAATATCAAAAAAGTATATTATACTGGAAATAACCCAGAGGAAGGTTTTCTTTTACCTAAATGACAATCAAGATTAAGAAATATATTACTAGAGAATTTATGAGACAACATCCAGATTGGATTTTTGTCTTTGGTGATAATAGCATGAGAGTTGGTAAAGGTGGTCAAGCAAAAGAAATGCGCGGCGAACCTAACGCCCTTGGTGTTAGAACTAAAGAAAAGCCATTATTTTCAGAAGATGCATACTGGACAGATAAAGGCAACTATTCAAATAGAATGACAAGAACCGAACGGAATTGTGAACTTATTTGGGAAGACCTTTTAAAGGTTCTTTATCTTCTCCGTGAAAATAAAACTGTCGTTTTTCCTAAAGACGGAATCGGAACAGGCATGGCAGAATTAGAAACACGCGCACCAAGAACGTATAAATATCTTCAGGATAGAATTAACGAATTATTTAAAGAGTATGGTCCAGTTGAAGAAATTGAATAGAGACGCGACATTTTATCAAGTTTATGAACTTGTGATGATAAATGACAGATTAACTGAAGATGAATTAATACAGCTAATAAAAGATGAATGTAAATTATCTGATAGTTTAGCTGAAAATTATTTTGACGCAGCAGTTACAGCAATTTTTGAAAACCGGTTATAGAAATATAGCTGGTTTTTATTTCATAAATATCATATAATTAAATAATAAAAATGGGTTTAAAAATACTATGTTACGATTCAATCAGTATCTAGCAGCAGATACTTTGTGCAAACAGCTTGCAAACCATTCTTTGGATATTCCTAGAGGGGAAATGCCACAGATTAATCCAGACGAAAAATTTGAAAAATGGTTGAGAAATAGAGGTGTTACTTTTGAGAAAACTGTGGAAATTCCATTTGTTTTAAAACCAACACAGAATGAATTCAATGTCAATAAAGTTGCTAGTATTGCTTCAGATTCTACACAATCAGAAAAGCCAATTCTAATTTCCGCAGATAATTATTGTATTGATGGTCATCATAGATATATTGCATCTATGTTAATGCATAGAACATTACCAATTCTTAGGATTAATTTACCAATATTGGATTGTTTATCATTAATGAATGAATACAGTTTGGTGGAATTTAAAGGTATAGATGAATCAATATATCATTAACAGTAATAAATATATTAAGTAATAATACTAATTAATATGGTTAACTATCATAGGACACCTATGATTATATAGTAAGTTCCATAGATTGTCAAGGGAAATAATGGCTAGTTACAATAATAATATCTTTACAAAAGGAACAGTAACTTACAGCGATTTTGACATGTCGTTTAAATCAAATCCTTTGACCGGTGATCTAAGAAAGAAAACAGACGTTGAATCTATCAAGCAATCATTAAAAACATTGCTATACACCAATTTTGGTGAAAGACCATTTAGACCGTACATGTCCGGGGGATTAACTGATTTATTATTTGAGCCTTTAGACCAAATTACAACTTTAGAGTTGGAAAAGTCAATTAGAACAGTCATTTCCAACTGGGAACCACGGGTTTCTATCGTTTCGCTATCGGTGACTGAAAACAGCGATAGAAACGAATTAGAAGTAAGTTTAAAGTTCGATATGGTTAATACCATTGCACCACAATCAATAAATATCATTCTAAAGAGAGTTAGATAGTCATAAATGGCAACTAAAAATTTAAACGTATCTGAAGCAGACTTTTTCTTAATCAAAGAAAACATCAAAAATTATCTAAGAAATCAAAATCAATTTACTGATTATGATTTTGAAGGTTCTTCAATGAGCGTTCTTTTGGACATTATGGCATATTCTGTACATTACACAGCTATGCATACAAACATGGCTTTTGGTGAAACATTCTTAGATTCTGCTGTACAGCGCGGTTCTGTCGTTTCAAGAGCAAAAGAATTAGGATATACTCCACGTTCTATGTCTGCTGCTAAAGCTATTATTCGTGTTGCATTTTCTGTTGCCGGAAATCCCAATGAATACATCCTACCAAAAGGAACAAGATTTTCTACTTCTGCTGGTGGCGAAACATATTCATTTGTTACAACAAGAGATTATATTATTGAGAATGATGGTAACGGTGTATTCTCTGAATATATCGATATCTACCAAGGAAAATTTACAACATCGTCATATGTCGTTAATCTAAACGATGCTTCGCAAAGACTTATTGTTGCTAACAAAAATGCAGATACTAGATTTTTATCTGTTCTATACAAAGATACATTAAGTTCTACAACTGTTGTTCCATATGAAAATATTAATAATGTGGATATTTCTAATCTTAACGGCGAAACAAACGTATATTTCTTACAAGAAACATATGATGGATTCTTTGAAACATATTTCGGAGACGGTGTTATCGGCAAGCAATTACAAAACGGTAATGTCGTACAATTAAATTATCTACTAACAGACGGCGCAGCAGCTAACGGTTCTAGAGTGTTTACTTTAGGTTCTGCTTTAACTAACGTTTCTGCTGTTAACATCACAACACAAGAAACAGCTTCTGGTGGTTCTGATAGAGAATCAGTAGAATCAATCAAATACCTGGCTCCATTTTACTACCAGACACAAAAACGCGCCGTAACAGAAGATGATTATAAAGCATTAATCGGAAATACATATCCTGACGTTGATGATATTTCTATTTGGGGCGGCGAAAAGAATACTCCACCATTCTATGGTAAAGTCTTTATTGCTATTAAGCCTAAAGCGTCTACTTATTTTTCTAATGCTATTAAAGCATCTATTCAGAATGATATTATTTCACGTTTCAATATTGTTTCTATTAGACCAGAAATCGTTGATGCTGATTATATCGATGTATCTGTAAAAACTGTTGTAACGTACAATGCTAGACTTTACGATAGATCATCTAATATTAATCTAGAACAACAAATTCTAAATTCTATCAATACATTCTTTAGCACTGAAGCAAACAAATTCGGTAGACCATTGTATTATTCTAAACTTGTATCAGCTATTGATGATACAAATTCTTTAATTCTAAACAGTGTTACAAACTTGACACTAGAGAAATTTAAAGAGATTTATCCAGGAATTGCAGGAACATATAACTATGTGTTCAATAACTCCTTACATCCTGGCTCTATCGTTTCTAATGAATTTGTTGTTGATGGTCTTGTTTGGAAAATGAAAGATATTCCTAACAGTGCTGGACCGCACACAACAGGAAACCTTGCTGTTTATAGAGTAACAAATCAAGGACAAACAATCTATCTAACAAGAAATGCGGGCACAGTAGATTATAATAGCGGAAACATTTCAGTAAATAACTTTAGAATTGATTCTATTGTAGATAATACTGTATTCAGACGTTTGATTATTTCTGTATCTCCTGGATCATTTATTGATACTGCAAATCCTGCCGTTGTGTATACAGATTATAACGTTTATACAAACGAAAGAGATCAAATCATTAGATTAAAATCAAATGGTGTTTCATTAACATTAATTCCTGACGAGTCATAATGGCAATCACCGAACTACCTATGCATAAGTCTATTGCAGAAATTTTAAAAGACAGATCAATTCCTGAATTTGTCAAACGTGATTATCCAACATTTATCGCGTTTATTTCTTCATATCTAGAATTTATGGAACAATCTAAGAGTCCTCATGATATCGCTATTCATTTGAAGGACTATAGAGATATTGATACTACGCTTGATGAATTTATTGAATTTTTTAGAAAAGAATATCTAGTTAATATTCCTAATGAAGTTCTAGCAGATAAAAGATTACTAGCAAAGAATATTAAAAATTTCTATTTGAATAAAGGTAACGAGCATTCATATAGATTCTTGTTTCGTATTCTGTACAATGACAACATTGAATTTTATTATCCTAAAGTTGACGTTTTAAGAGCGTCTGACGGTAAATGGTATGAGCAACGTTCTATCAAGATTACATTAAGTGATCCTGATAATATTACTTTGCTGAACAGTAAACAAATTGTTGGTGTAACTTCTGGAGCATTAGCAACAATCGAATCTGTTTTAAGATATATCGATAGAGGCGAAACAATTGTTGAATTGTCATTAAGTGAAATTCGTGGCGATTTTATTGCTGAAGAATTCATTAACATCATGTATTTTGATGAAAATGGTCAGCCTGCATCATTTCAAGAACAGATTGTAGAAATCTTTACTGGTATCGATATGATTGCCGGTGGTTCATCATACGCTATCGGCGACACTATTAGTGTAAGAGACAATACTGGCACTGAATTATCTAAAGCTAAAGTTATTCAAGTTACTAAAGGTCCAGTAACAGGTCTTACAATCATTGATGGCGGTCTAAACTATAACGGAGAAATTAAAGAGGTCGATAGGTTATACGCGCTTCCTATCGGATATACTTGGAACGGTGTATATCTTGCCGATGCTCCTATTGGGGCGCAAGATTCTAATGATTATGATTTTGCCAATGCTGCATTAGATACAATTATTGACACAGTTGATATCGAATCTGAAGGAGATATGATTGAGGTTGTTGATAGTTCTGTTTCTTCTGGTTCTGGTGCTTTTGGTATTGTAAATCGTGTAAACAGTATGGGAACTATTACTGAAGTTCAATTGCTTGCTGGTGGTAACTTGTACCAAGCACCTACAGCAGAAGTAATTTCCTCAACTGGTTCTGGTGCTGATATTGCTGTTGTCGGTGGTGGAGGTTCTATCTCTAAGATGAAATTAGAAAACTTCCCTGTTATTAAAGATGAAGATATTGATTCTAATGGATTCAGTGTATATCCAGACTTTACAAGCGCAGGAGACGCTAATGCTGTAGGTGTAATGGAATCTGGCGCACTTGCTGTATATCCTGGACGTTGGCTGAATGAAGACGGACATTTGAGTTCTTCAAAGAGATTACAAGATAATTTCTATTATCAAGACTATTCATACGTTGTTAAAGTTGGTCTAGATTTGAGCCGCTGGAGAGACGTTGTTAAAAAGATTCTACACCCTGCTGGTCTTGCATTGTTTGGTGAAGTTTCTATTATTACTAGAATCGATACAAACAACACAATTCTAGGAGCAAAAGTAACTCGAAAAATTACGTCTGTTGCTAATTCTGCTCCTGACCATTTCCAACAATCTATCATAAAACTATATGAAATTGATAGTAATCTGAACAGAACACCAATTCTGGATTCAAACGGAAATCATTTAATAGACTACTAAATATAGAATAATTCTAAAGGAAATAAAATATGACAAAGTTAGTTACTCAAAACTATAAAGTATCGAGCGCAAAGAATTTCAGATCAGCTTTAGAAAGAGTTGATCCTGCTCCTGATAGTTTGTATCTATTTTTTGGCCGCGATAGTGCATGGTCTAATGAAAACTCACCTCCTACACCGTTGAATAGTATTAGTGACGAATTTGTTACAAGAGGTAATATTATTGGTGTTAAAAGACTTACTGTAACAAATACATGCTTTGTCGCTCCTAGATATGATTGGGTTTCTGGTACTATTTACGCAGAATATTCAGCAACAGACGCTGATTTATTCACTAAAGAATTCTATGTAATCACTTCAGAAAACAACGTCTATAAATGTTTAGATAATAACAGTGGCGGACAGTCTATTGTTCAACCGTCTGGTACATCAACTTCTGCAACACAAACAGGGGACGGTTATACTTGGAAATTCATGTATAACTTGTCTACATCAATTGTGCAGAATTTCTTAGTAACTGATTGGCTTCCTGTTCCGTTTGGTGGACAAAGAACATCATTCCAAACTTCAGTTGAAACAACTGCTGTATATTCTACAGGAACACCAGTTGGTGGTCATGGTTCTAACGCAGTAGAAGAATTAGGTGCTGGTTATCTAATGCTTTCACAGTCTCTAGATGGAGATGAAAGTTCTGTTTTCCCTGTTGATGACGATTATAGACAATACGGTCTATGGAAGAATCCTAGACTATTAAATGGCAACATTGCCAACGCTACAACATACACAGTAAACGAATCTGATTCTGATATTAATATTGAAACAGGATCGCTTCTATATGTAGAAAACAGACGAGTAATTACACGTTCTGGAGATCAGTCAGAAAATTTCCAATTAATCTTGGCATTCTAAGACTAAATAATAAAGAATAAAAACATAACGTATATAATAGAGGCAACCTGAATAACATGGTTCTAGACCGCAACAGTTCACCGTATTTTAATGATTATAATGAAGAAAAGAATTATTACGAAATTCTTTTCCGTCCTGGGTTTGCGGTTCAAGCTAGAGAACTATCCCAATTACAAACACAATTACAAAAACAAATCGAAAGATTTGGTAAGCATGTTTTCAAAGAAGGTTCGCAAGTTATTCCGGGGGAAATTGCCCTTGATACAAAATACCAATACGTTAAAGTTGAAGCACAATTCAATTCTATTGATATCAATGTAAACAACTTCCTAAACAAAAAACTAGTAGGTACCACAAGTGGTTCAACTGCTACTGTTATCCAAGTTATTGCTTCAGAAAATGGTGACCCAGATACTCTATTCGTTAAATACGAAACAGGGGCATCTGCACAATCATTCACAGCAACAATTACAAACAATTCTACAACAGTAACAAACGTTTCTATTAATGCTACATCAAGAATCGTTAAAGGCGCATTGGTTTCCGGTTCAGGAATTCAATCAAATACATATATTGCAGAAATTGTTTCTGCCACAGAATTTACTTTATCTGCACCAGCTACAGCTAATAATGGCGCCGCTGCACTAACAGTAACCACAGCAGATTCTTTTGTTGATGGTGAAACTATATCAACACTAGAAGATGACCAATTTTCTCAAGGATACGGCGCAATTGTTCAAACTTCAGGAACTGGGTTTGGTTCAAGGGCCGAGATTAAACAAGGGGTATATTTTGCTCTTGGGTATTTCTGCTTTGTAGAAGATCAAACACTTATTCTAGATAAATTTGGAAACAATCCAAGCTACAAAGTTGGATTGAGAATTATTGACGAATTTGTAACTGAAGCAGACGATGTTTCATTGGTTGATCCTGCACAAGGTTCTCCAAACTTTAATGCACCAGGCGCACACAGATACAAAGTATCTCTAGTTCTATCTAAATTTGATTTGGACGAGGAAGTTACTGACAACTTTATTGAATTGATGCAAGTTAAAGACGGCGTTATTCAAAAACTTGTAAATCGTGCTGAATACTCTGAATTAGAAAAAACTCTAGCTAGACGTACATATGATGAATCTGGTGATTACACTGTTAAATCATTCCCTATTCAAATTAAAGAACATTTGAATACAGGAACAAATTTTGGTGTTTATACAGAATCTGACGGTGGAGACGAATCTAAATTTGTTTATACATTAGATGCTGGTAAAGCCTATGTTCGTGGATATGAAATTGAATTAAATAATTCATTGAATCTTGAAGCACCAAAAGCAAGAGACACACTATTTAAAACAAATGCTATTGTTTCTCCTATCATTGGTTCATATGTTATCGTGGATAACTTTGAAGGTACTTTTGATATTTCTACATATGAAGCTGTTGCATTGAAAGCTACTGGCGGTTCAACAATCGGTACTGCTAAAGTTCGTGGTATTGAATTCCTATCAGGAACACCAGGAACTACAGGCGCACAATATAAACTATATTTGTTTGACGTTGATATGACTTCAAACACTTTTGCTAACGTAAGAGATATCACAGCAACAGGCAAATCATGTAAGCCTGTTCTAGAATCAAGTTCTGCTGTTCTATATGATCTATTCAATAACATTAGCTTATTCTCTTTCCCTGAACCTGCTATTAAATCATTCAAAAATGAATTAGGGAATCTTGATACAAGTTACACTGTAAAAAGATATTACACAGGAACAATGTCAGGAACTAGCATTACATTAAATGCTGGATCAAATGAATTGTTTGATTCTTTCACTATTCTTAGCTATCACTTATCAATTACCTCCGCTTCAGGTACAGCTACAGGCAACAGTTTTGCTAACGGAGACGTTATCAATCTAGCTGCTGGTGGCAACTCTGTAGTTCTTGGTGGCTCTCCTGTCGGAAAACAAGTAACTATTACTGTTCCTTCAATTTCAGGTTCTTCTGTTGCAATTGTTGCTACTGTTATTAAAACTCTAGCGACACAAAAAACAAAAACTCTGACAAATAGGACACAAACTGCTGCACATGCATCTACATTCCAATTAGATCGTGCTGATATTTTTAGAATTAATTCTATTACAGACGTAACAACTTCACAAGTTATTACAGATAGATACATCTTTGATAATGGCCAAAGAGACAATTACTATGATCGTGGTAGATTGTTATTCAAAACTGGTTATTCTGCTCCTGTAGGTAACATTTCAGTTAACTATGACTTTTTTACTCATGGTTCTGGAGATTATTTCTCTGTAGATTCTTATGATGGCGTTATCGATTACAAAGATATTCAAACATATATTGCTTCTGATGGTACAATGTATGATCTAGTAAACACTATCGACTTTAGACCAAGAATCAATGATGCTGGTAACGGATTCTCCTCATATGTTGAATATGTTGCTAACGGCGAACAATTCAATTGTGATTACGAATACCACGTTGGTCGTATTGATAAAATCATTCTAGATTCTACTGGTAAATTTAGATTACTAATGGGTGCTTCAGGTATTAATCCATTAGCACCAAAAGACCCAGAAAATGCAATGGTACTATATCAGTGCAATGTTAGACCTTATACATTCTCTAGCAAAGATATTGATATTAAACTTATCGATAACAGACGCTACACAATGCGTGATATCGGTAAACTAGAAAAACGTATCAATAATATGGAATACTACACTTCTCTTTCTCTATTAGAAAAAGAAACAGCAGACCTATTCATTGATGATGGTACTGGTATGAATCGTTTCAAAAACGGATTCATTGTAGATAATTTCAAATCGCACTTGGTCGGCGATACAGGTTTAAGAGCATATCAATGTTCTGTTGATGCTAATGCTGGTACTTTACGTCCAAGTTTCAACGTTGAAAATGTTGACTTAGAACTATACACAGTTGATAGTACAAACTATACAAAAACTGGCGTATTGGTTACATTGCCATATACTACAACACCTATGATTAGTCAGTTGTATTCTTCTAAAACAGAAAATATCAACCCATACAACGTTTTCAGTTGGGTTGGTGGTATTACTCTTGTTCCTAGTTCCGATGACTGGTTTGAACAAAACCAATTAGCAGACGTTATCATTTCTAATGCTGAAGCGTATAATAATGCCGTTGCTGCATTGAATGGTTCTAAAAACTGGAACGAATGGACTACAACATGGATCGGTGACGAATTGATGCGCGCCGAAGTTGAAACTGGTCAATCATTTGTTGATGGTACATTTAAAGGATGGGGAAACAGCAGTATTGCCAACGCTTCATTTGTTAACGCAAACGGCCAATTCTTCGGTGCTAACTTAACAAACATCGAACAAGGCGCAACAATGAATGGTTACGCTAGATTCTCTGGTACACTAACAGAAACTGTCGTTAGACAAGTTGGTGAAACAAGAACTGGTACAATGATGACTGTAGTTCCTGGTTCAACAATCAATGAAGTTATCGAAGACCGTGTAGTTAATACAACAGTTATTCCGTGGATGCGCGAAAATACCGTTGCGTTCACTGGTAGAAATTTGAAACCAAATACACAAGTATATCCATTCTTTGATGGTATTAATGTATCTGCATATTGCCGTCCTGACGATTCTAACGCCGTTAACGGTGACGCACTTGTTACTGACATTAGCGGAACTGTAGAAGGTACTTTTGATCTTCCTAATGATAGTGTTGTTAAATTTAGAACAGGTTCAAGACTATTCGAATTGGTTGATATTCAATCAAACAATAGATTGCTTGCATCTACAGCAGCTTCAGCACAATATTCTGCTACTGGTATTCTGCAAACAAAACAAGCAACAATTCAATCTACACAACAATATGAAATTGTTCAAAACAGCGTAACAGAAACAAGAACTGGTATTGCAATTTCTACAGAACAAAGAACAGTTACTGGTAACTTCCAGTATATTGATCCTATTGCACAAACATTCCTTGTCGATAATTCACAAGGCGCATTCTTAAGCAATATCAATATTTTCTTTGCGACAAAAGACACTAGCGGCGTTCCTGTAAGATTGCAAATTCGTAACGTTATTAACGGTGTTCCTGGACAGTTTGTTGTTCCATTCTCTGATGTTTCATTGAATCCTGCACAAGTTAATGTTTCAGAAACAGCTAACGTTGCTACATCATTTACATTCCCAAGCCCTGTATATCTAGAAGGCAATACTGAATACTGTTTCGTATTGCTTGCTAACTCAAATGATTACAACGTTTGGTGTTCAAGACTTGGTGAATTTGATGTTACTACTGGTGAAAGAATTTCACAACAACCATATGCTGGCGTTATGTTTAAATCTGCTAACGCTTCTACATGGACGCCAGATCAGGAACAAGATATTAAATTCCAAATCTTCCGTTGTGCTTTTGATGATGCTGTTACAGCTAATGTTACATTAAGAAACAACGAAGTTCCTAAAGTTCTTCTACCTCTTGATCCTTTCAGAACTGTTTCTGGAAATAATACAATTACAGTTTTCCATCCTAGCCACGGAATGACAACAGGACAAGATGTAACATATACAGGCATCGTAGGAACACATAACGGTATTCCTGCTGTTGAATTGAATGATACATTTGCGATTACATATGTTGACTTCGATACATACACAATTGAATTTGATAGCAACAATACATTACCTACTGCTACTGGTCTTGCTGGTGGTGCTAGAGTTTTTGCTACTAGAAACCTAAGAACAGACGTAATGAATATCATGGCACAAACTATGACATTCCCTAACACAGCAATGGATTGGTCTGTAAAAACAAGAAACGAAAGTGGAATTCTATCTAGCAGCTTTAGTTCTGTTGCAATTTTACAAAACATTCAATTTGCTTCACCACAGCTTATCGTTAATCCTAATGATGAACCTAGCAATAAGTCTGTGCATATTCTAGCAAGAATGGAAACAGATTCAGAATATGTATCACCAGTTATTGATACAACAAGACTATCTGTACTAGCAATTTCAAATAGAGTTAATAATAATTCTACAGACGAAACAGACGCACTATCTGGTAAAGCATTAGCACGTTATATCACAAAGAGAATTCCTCTTGCTGATAGTGCTAGTGGTGTAAGAGTTTATCTTGCTGCTGTTAGACCTGCTAATGCTACAATCAAAGTTTACGTTAAGTATCAACTTGACGATGACCAAACATTATTTGATGATTTAGACTATGTTGAAATGACTGCTATTGGATATCCTGTTCCTGATGATGCTAACTTTAGAGATTATATCTTTGAATTAGATGAATTGGAAAACTTCAGCGTATTCTCTGTCAAAGTTGTCATGTTGACAAACGAGACTTCAGACGTTCCGGTTATTCGTGACTTTAGAGCCATCGCATTAGGAACATAATTTATGACAGAAAAATATCTAAAAGTAGAAGGGCATTCAGATATTATTAGAGATACTAGTACGCAAGCTATCATAAATACTAATACGGATGCACTGAAAAAAGCTAAAGAATCCAAGAATTCTAGACTTAATGAGAAACAAAAATTAAGTAATTTAGAAAATAGAGTTGATGCTTTAGATGACAAATTAAATTTAATTCTAGAACTATTAAGAAAAGAATAAAATGGCAACAATTGATACAATTACATTAAGCAATAATTTTAATATTATGCGTCAACGTTGTAATACAATGATTGATAGATGGAATGCTATCGGAGAATATAATGCTATTAATATTACTGGCGGAGCAATCAATGGTACAACTATTGGACAATCTACACCAGCAGTAGGAACATTTTCTAACTTAACAGTTAACAGCACTATGACTTTATCGTCTGCTTCTTTAGTTCTTGCAAACGACCAAATTTCTGGTGATAAAATTTCTGGCGGAACAATAGATAACGTTACAATTCTATTAGCTTCTGCCCCTACACTAACAAATCATGCAACCACAAAGGCATATGTTGACGCAAAAACAGCCGCGGTTGAAGATCAAATTATTGCGTTTGCTATCGTATTCGGAGGATAATACAGCACTATGCCAAACACGTTTAAAAATAAAGTTTACGCTAACCTAGGAACAGCACAACAGGACATTTATGTTACTCCTGCTTCTACAACTTCTACAGTTATCGGACTATCTTTAGCAAATACAACAGTATCTACTATTACAGTAAGTGTTAAACTTATTGATACATCTACAGCTACTACTGTTTATCTTATTAAAGACGCTCCTTTGCCTGCTGGCAGTTCGTTAGTTGTGGTAGGTGGAGATCAAAAAGTTGTTTTAGAGGCAGCAGATAAAATTGCTGCTGTTTCATCTTTGACTACTTCTGTTGACGTTGTAATGTCTGTTTTGGAGATCACATAATAAATGGCATATATCGGTGCTTCACCTGCTGTCGGGGATTATAAACGCCTTGACGATATTTCATCACAATTTAACGGTGTACTAACAGAATTCAATTTAAGAAATTCTGGATCAACTGTTACAATCGGAACAGATAGCCAGCTTCTAATTTCTCTTAATGGGGTTATTCAAGAGCCTGGAGTTGCATTTACTATTGGTAGTTCTAACGATAAAATTCTATTCACCACAGCACCAGACACAGGAACCCCATTCTTCGGAATTATTTACGGTTCAGTGTATGACACTGTAGAGCCTGCCGATTCTTCAGTTTCTGAAGTTAAAATTGGAACTGGCGCTGTAACAACAAGCAAACTAGCTAATTCTGCTGTAACAGAATCTAAAATTGGTACTGCTGCTGTAACAGAATCTAAAATTGGTACTGCTGCTGTAACGAATACTAAACTAGCTGATAACTCTGTTACGCTACAAAAGATTCAAGATAACTCTGTTACAACAGCTAAAATTGCTAATGGTGCTATCAATACAGCTAAACTAGATACAACTGTATATAATACAATTTTTGGTGCTGTGCCTGCAACGACACTTAGAGGTAAAATTTTATACGGACTTAAAATGTCTAATGATGCTGGCGATACAACTAATGATATTAATATCCTTGCTGGTTCTTGCGTCTCTGATGACGGAACTACAATAATGACTATTTCAAATATCATTAAACAGTTAGATGCCGCATGGACAGTAGGAAGCAACCAAGGCGCAAGAGATACAGGATCAATCGCAGATAACACATGGCATGTTTTTGTTATTCATAGAACAGATACTAATATTTCTGATGTTCTATTTTCATTGTCTGCTACTGCACCAACAATGCCTGCAAATTATACTAAAAAGAAACGCATTGGTTCTATTGTTCGTTTCTCTGGTGGAATTTTGCAATTCGTACAAACAGGAAATAAATTTAGATATAAAGCACTACAAAATACTGTATCTGCACAAACACAGAACAATACAGCAAGAGATACAAGAACATTAAGAGTTCCAACAGGTATTATTGTGGAAGCTGAAGTTGGTTTGATCTTTACATGTCCTGCATCTTCTGATTATGGTATTTTGGTTACAGACCTTGTTAATGAAGCTGATACTGCCGTTTCACTAACTAACGCTACAATGAATGTTGGTGGTAACGGTTCTTACCCTCAAGGTATGACAGTATTATGCAGTACAAATACATCTGGACAAATTGGTATTAGAGCCGCTACAGCCGGTGGTACAGTAAACGTATCAACTCGCGGCTGGACAGATTGGGAAATTTAAAAGGAATAAATTATGACAGATACAAGAGTAACGTTTGACGGGTTAGATAATGCCGCTATTGCTACATTAAATGAAGCTACTGCTGGTGTTGCTACTGATAAACTTATGACTGCTGATAAAACAAAAGCAGCTATCACATCAAACCTAAATGCATTTTCTGCAACTGGATTAGCAAAAGCATTTTATAAAGTTGTTCCTTTTCGATTAGGAGCAACAGCAACAAGAGATATCACAGTAAATACAGGTGAAGTTGTATTCTCTGATAATAGCCGTATTGTTATTGGTACAGAATTTACAAAGAGAATTAATGCTACATTTGTGGCAGGAACAGACGTTGGTGGTCTAGATGCAGGATCAGTAGCAAATAATACATTGTACTATATCTACATTATTAGTAATGCTGCTAATACTTTAGTAGATGCTATTTTTTCATTATCTGCAACTGCACCGACAATGCCATCTGGATATACAAAGCGTGTAAGAGTTGGTTCTGTTTTAACAAATGCTTCTGCACAAATTTCTTTGTATAAAGCGACATTGCAAGAATATTCAAATAACGGAACAGTACAAGCATTCTTCCTATTGGAAGGGACTTCTGCTGGTGTTTCTAACATTACTATTCAACACGGCGCAAACTGGGCTTCTGATACAAATAGATTTTTATTTGATTCCGCTGGTAATTTTACAGCTTCAGCTAACGTTACTGCTTATTCAGATAAAACCCTAAAAGAGAACATTCAACCTATTGAAAATGCACTAGAATTAGTACGCAAATTAGAGGGTGTCCACTTTACTCGCAAAAGAACGCAGTCAAATGAGATCGGTGTTATTGCGCAAGATGTTGAAAAGATTTTACCTGAAGTTGTATTGACCCATGATGATGGATTAAAATCAGTAGCATATGGAAATATTGTTGCTGTACTTATCGAAGCTATCAAAGAATTGGATAAAAAAATAAATGACACTACAAAATAGTGGACCTATTTCTCTAGCTAACATTCAAACTGAATTCACCGGTGGCACAAATCCTATTGGGTTTGACGAATATTACCGCGGAGCACCAAATAATTACGTTTCACTACATGCTAAAAACACAATTTCAACCGCTGGTTCAATTTCTCTAGATCAATTCTATGGGGCATCTATTGCTATGTCTCCTGGCGAAAATGTTCAGTATGGATATAACGGAACTAATGATGTTACGTCCGGAGGTTCTGCTTATGGTGTAGGTGCTGGTCAAGTTCAAGTTGCTAGAGTATCTGTTCCGCGTGTTGGTGGTGTTAGATTCAAATGTCGTTTGTCCAAAGCTGGCTCGCCAATTTACCGTTCTATGTATGTTTATGTGTATGTAAATAATATTCAGTATGCATGGGCAGACACAGGTTCATGGGACACACTAACAGTATTTCCTGTCATTGATATTACTAATTTAAACGTTGGTGACGTTATCAGAATCACCGGAGCGGTTGGCAACCAAGCGCAGGCCGCATACATTTCAGGTAGCGTTGATTGTGTATCATTTTCAACTATAGAAACAGTTCCTCTTACATTCCCTAACGTTTAGTATTGGATAAATATTGTAATGGCTACAATTATCCTAAAAAATTCTAACTCTGCTGCACACACACCAACAACAGGACAATTAAGTCTTGGTGAATTGGCTGTTAATACCCGTGACGGTAAGATTTTCATGAAAAAAAATGATGGTGTTGAATCCATCATTGAAATTGGTGAAATTGGTGGCGGTGTTGATTATCTAGATGATATTGCAGACGTAGCATTAGCAACTTCAGATTTAGCTGATAGACAAGTCTTGATGTACGATTTGCCTAACGAATTGTGGACAAACATGTCCATTGTTCCTGATATTGTTGCTACTATTCAAACTCATGTTACTGCTGGACCAAATATTACTGTAGAACCTGATTCTAACGGCGTTCTGGTTATTAGTTCAACAAGTTCTGTAGAAAATATTGATGATATCGCAGACGTTGTATTAGATTCTAATTTGTCTGCTGGCCAAATTCTTGTATATGACGGAACAAACTGGGTAAATGAAGATAATACATTTTCTGAAATTTCAACATTCTCATATGTCGGTGATGGATCAACAGTAGCATATGATCTTGATCCTGTTATTCCTGTAACTAAAGATCATACTGACATTTTTATTGGTGGGGTTTATCAAAGAAAAGAAACATACACGCTATTAGGTTCAGTTATTACATTATCTGCTCCTGCGCCTTTAGATGAACCGATTGAGATCACAGTAATTTCAACACAGTTGTCTATTGTTTCTGTATCTGACGGATCAATTACATACGCAAAAATTCAAAACGTTGCAGCAAATACATTATTGGGTCGTGGCGGCACAAGCGGCATTGTTCAAGAAATTGTATTATCACCTCACTTTGCTGTTAGTTCTGGAGAATTGGTTCTTGGTGAAATTCCATACGGGCAAATTGTAAGTTATCCTGAATGGTTTGATACTTTTACAGGATCGTATAATGATCTAACTGACCTGCCGGATTTACTACAGGTATCAGACCTTGCTGCTGTCGCAGATACAGGATCGTATAATGATCTAATAGATACTCCTACATTGTTTGATGGGGACTATAATAATCTATACAATACGCCTAGCTTAGATCAAATACCAGGCGATTCTGATAGTATTGGCGAAGGTACATTACATCTGTTCATGACAAGCGCAGAAAAAACAAAACTTTCTGGTATTGCAACAGGCGCTACTGCTAATGATACAGATTCTAATTTAAAAAATAGAGCAAACCATACAGGTTCACAAACAGCTTCTACAATTTCAGATTTTTCAACTGCTGTTAATACCTTATTGTCTGGCGGGACTTCTGGTAACGTAGTTGTAAACGGAACAGTAACAGCAACAGGCGCAATTGTAGCACCAGTAGCAATCAATACACAAACAGGACCATACAGTCTTGTACTAGCAGACGCTGGTAAATATGTAAGAGTTGATGATACATTAACTGTGCCATTAAATTCTTCACATGCTTTCCCTGTAGGAACACAAATTTATATTAAAAATCTTGCTGCTGGTCCTTTAACTATTGCAGCAACAGGTGGTGTAACGATTAACACGCCAGAAACTTTGATAATTTCTAAACAATATGCGTCTGCTGTTCTTATTAAAGTAGGAACAAATGAATGGGACCTAGAAGGTAACTTGGAGCCGCTATAAGATATGTTTGCTATACCATTAGGATTTGCATCAACAAGAAATAGAATAACTTATGAAGAATTGATTTTATCACATTCTCCTGTAGGATACTATCGTCTAGAAGAAACCTCTGGAACAACATTAACAGATATTATTGCGGCAAGAAACGGAACATTTGTTGGTTCTCCGACATTAAATTCCACAGGCATAGTTGATAAGTGTGTAGTATTCAACGGGACAAACCAATACGGAACTGTACCATATACTTCCGCATATGATTTATCATCATTATCAATCGAATTTTGGATTAAAACTCCTTCAGCTACGAATACTTTTAAAACTGTATTGTCTAAAGGTGCTGGTGCTAACAGAAACTATTGGTGTACATTGTGGTCTGGTAATACTGCACCACATAACCAAGACGGTATTATGGTGTTCAGAAATATTACCACAATTACAGGAACTTCTGTAGATATTCCTACAACTGTTAGATTAGATGATAATGCGTGGCATCATTACGTTGTTACATTTGATAGTTCTTCTGGCGTTGCTAATGCGTATGTTGATGGTGTATTAAATAACACATTAACAGGAAAAGTTGCAGGAGGTTCCGGTGGTTCTTCCCCTACATATTTCATGAGTGAAACAGCATCTACTAGATTCTGTTCCGGCTCTCTTGATGAAGTTGCTATCTATAACTACGCACTAACAGGAACGCAAGTTGCTGAACATTATGCAGCAGCATAAATACCTTAGAGGAATATAATGGCATTAGATAAAATTTCAGCAAATATGATTGGTACAGGTCAATCTAAAGTAGAAATACTTGATGATACTGTATCTGCTGGTTCTTTCCATTCTTTAGATTTTATTTCTGGTACAGGCGCAACGGTTTCAGTAACTTCTGCTGGCAATACCGCAACAATTACCATCGCGGCTTCAGTTGCTGATGGTTCTATTTCTACAAACAAAATCGTAAACAGTGCTGTTACTCTAGCAAAAATTCAAGATATTACTACAGATAGATTATTAGGGCGCGATTCTGGTGGTTCTGGCGTAGTAGAACAAATTACAGTTTCTGGTGGTATAGAATTCTCTGGCTCTACAGGCATTCAACGTTCCGAATTGACTGGTGACGTTACAGCTTCTGCTGGATCAAATGCCACAACAATTGCTAATAACGTTGTATCTGATGCAAAGCTAAGAGATTCTGCTGGATTGTCTGTTATTGGTCGTTCTGCTAACTCCTCTGGTGATCCTGCTGATATTATTGCTGGCGCAGACGGTAACGTAATGAGACGTTCTGGTACTGCTATAGGATTCGGAGCAATTCTATTAACTTCAGCAAATGCTGTATCTGGTATTTTACCTTCTGCTAACGGCGGAACAAATAACGGATTCTTTACAGTATCAGGACCAGCAACATCAACAAGAACATTTACATTTCCAAATGCTAACGCTACAGTATTAACATCAAACGCTGCTGTTACAGTAGCGCAAGGCGGTACAGGCGCGACAACATTAACTGGTGTCCTAAAGGGCAACGGAACTTCTGCATTTACAGCAGCTACAGCAGGAACAGATTTTGTTACTCCAACAGGAACAGAAACTCTTACAAACAAAAGAGTAAACCCTAGAGTTGCTACAGCAACATCTACAGCAACATTAACAATCAATTCTGATACAACAGATTTGTATACATTAACTGCACAGGCGGCAGCACTTACAATTGCTAACCCAACAGGAACACCTGTACAAGGACAAGCGTTAGTTATTCGTATCAAAGATAATGGTACAGCAAGAGCAATTACATATGGTGCTAACTTTAGAGCCATGGGAACTACTCTTAAAACAACTACAACAATCAGTAAAACTTTATATATTTCTTGCATCTATAACTCCACAGATACTAAATGGGACGTTGTAGGCGTAGCACAAGAGGCCTAACGTATGTATTATAGGTTTCCTTCAGTATTATTCACCAGTGGTGTTCCTGCGCTTCCAGTAAAAAACGGATTCTTATATACAACATCTGGATCATTTATTGTTCCTGATAGAGTGTATTCTGTTCAAGTTGAGGCTTGGGGTTCTGGTTCTACAGGTGCTACTTCAGGTTCTGGTGGACGTTCTGGTGGTTCTGGTGGTGGCTACTCTAGACTTAATGCGCACCCTACTACACCAGGAACAAATATAAGTTTTACTGTTGGTGCCGGTGTTCCTAGTCCTGTAACTCAACCTGGTATCGATGGTAATCCTACAACAGTTTTATCTATTGTTGCTAATGGGGGAACTGCTGATAGTATAGTTCCTTGGACAGACGGAAGTGTTGGTGGTACATCTTCTGGTGGGGACGTTAATACTAACGGTGGTGATGGAGCGGCCCCTTCTGGAAATATTGGTGGTGATGGTGGTAGCGCAGCTAATGGTGGTAAAGGCGGTAAAGGTGGAGCAAACTTAACAGCGGGAACTGATGGTACTGTTCCTGGTGGTGGTGGTGGCGGTGCTGGTAACGCTAGAGCCGGTGGTGCTGGTGCTTCTGGTGGTGTCCGTTTTGTATGGAAAGAAGAATTATTAGAAAGTTTTGAAAACACAGCACTATCAAGCGGAAATACTGTTCCTGCTGATATGCCATGGAATGTAAGCAATCCTGCCGACGGGTATTACGCAAAAACAGGCATAGGCGGAATCCCTACACAAGGATTATATGCCGGAGAAATAGGCTCTGCCGCAACAAAAACATTTACTATTGGTATTGCTAATATTGATCTTAGTAGATTTTCAAGTTTTTCTATTGATATAGAGCAGGCCACCGCCAAACCCGGCGCATATTTTGAATTTATTTTATTTACGCCTGGTGGATATCAATCAGTAACAAGTACACCAAACACCACAACACCACAAACACTAACTATAACACCAACACTAAGTGATGGTCATAACTTATCTTATGCATATTTAAGCATAGGACTATATAATCCTTCAGGATCATTTCATTCAGGATATATTGATAATCTAAAAGGCTACATAACTGCTATTTTATTAGAAGATTTTGAAGCATTTACTTCTAAAGTTCCTACCGGCGGCGAACTAACATGGACTATTAGTGGTGCTACAGGTATTGGTACTTCCGCTAATACCCAAGATGACACTTCTGGATATGTTCCTAGAGGGGTATATAGAGGATCATTTTCATCTTCTTCCGGTGCTGCATGGACGTCTAGTGTTATTGATCTAACAGCATTTGCTAAGATTGCACTAGCTACTGACAATGTGGCTAATGCAACATGGTCAGTTACAGACGGGACAACTACAGTTTCATCAAGCCTTACATCATACACAGATAATGAATTAACATTAGGATCAACAATAGACAAATCTAAATGTACTATTAAATTAGAACTAGCATCTAGTGGTCTATTAATCTGTGATAACCTTCGTGGTGTTCTACTCTAAACTTACATAAATATATTCTATGAGCAATAGAATCACAGTTATTCTTCCTGAAGATGATAATCTACCTACAAAGATTATTTCTCAAGGTATTGCTGGGCCTAGAGGTCCAAAAGGTAATGATGGCGCTCCCGGACCACAAGGACCGGCCGGAGAAGGTTCCGAGGAAGTATCTAAAGTATTTTCTTATAATCCAGACGGAACAGTGGATACTATTCTAAAAGGAACTGTACTACATACTTTTGAATATGATTCCAATTCTACACTTTTACGAATAATTACAGATACTATTATAAAAACATTTCATTACGATTCCAATGGAGTCCTACTAGAGGTAGAAGTCAGTGACAACATATAAAACATTTAAATTATTCGAAGGCGTATTTTTTACTATTGATACTGCTAAAGAAGTCTCTCCGGAAAAATATGATAGAGAATATAATTTAACAGATGACGAATATTATTCTATAACTCATGGTGGAGGAATTTCTATCAATGAAGAAATAAATGAATTAATTATTGAACATATTTCAAAACCACAAAATGAACCAGAAGTAATTATCGAAGAATAATATGGCAACATTTACAATTACAACAGCAGTTAATATTGACTCTCTGGCTTCTAAAGTAGAAGCTGATACATACACAATCAACGGTGGGTATCTTACAGTAGACCAAGACACAAGATATGGACAAAATAATAACACTAGCGGTGTTATGGGACAAGTTCCTTTGTCTGCTACGAACGGAGGAACTGTAGAATTTAATTCAACTCTTGTTAGAATTATACCATACAACTCCGGTACAGGTAATGTTCCTGCATATAATACAACAATTTCTAGAGGTTCTGCATCTGGTCTACTAATTGGTGTATATGCTTCTCTTACAGTAGCACCAACAACACCTGGTTCTGCCATGCCTGCTTCAGGGTTTATTAAAATTAAACAATGGAATAGTGTAGCCTATACAGCAGGGGCATTAACAGGAATATCAGCAACAGCGACCGCAGCAGATCGCGCAGGATGGTTGGAAATTGTTGTGTCCCAGACATCTGGTGTGTTTACGATTAACAGATTGAATACATTTAAAGCATACGGAGACTTTTTTGATCTGGGAACAACAACAGGAAATAATTCAGGAACTTATCAAATCCCTACAAATGGCTCTGCACAATATATAGCTGGAGTTCAAGTTGAAACCGGTGTAGGAACTGGAGTTTACGAATGGTATCCAAATGCAGGATCACAAACAGCTTTACTTGCTAACGTAGGAACAGAAGCTGTTAGAGGAAAAGTTTGCTGGATTTCTACTTCAGGTGTTGTAACTTTTCAAAATGACGGTACAAATAGTACCGGCGGATATTTACCAGTTTCTGGCTGTAATGTTAGAATACCTAATCTTATTTTTCAACAAAGCGCGTCAGGCGCACCAACTATAAATGTTATTCCTCATACCACACCATCAACCAGACCAAGAATGACAACATCTGGTGGTGGTACGGTAATTATGGATAAAGCATGTTTCACATATAACTGTAACTTTGTAGAACCTTATTCCGTAAATCTTACCGACACATGTGCTAGTGAATTAATATATGTTAATGAGTGTGGTTCTGCTGTTGTGTGGGATATGGTGTGTATAGGCAGCCACAGTAACTACAACCCGTCAATTGGTTTAGATTTTATCAATTGCCAAGCTGGAGGAACTGTAACAAATAGTGTGTTTTCTAAAAATGCCCACGCAACATCTTCTTTAAATAACGCATGGATTAGGGGATGTAGGGATTTTTCTTTTGAAAACACAACATTCAGATCATGTTCAAATAGAGGGCACGCGACAAACTTTTCTATTTTGATGACCGACTGTGTTAATATTGAATTTGATAGTTGTACACTTATAGGAAACGGACTATCAACATCAAACGGTTGTGATAATATAACATTTCTAGATATGACAGCCGTTGATTGTGTGGCAGGAACTACACCATCAACATTTCCGCAATCCCTATTTACTATCGATTCTTATTCTACAAATATTTTAGTTGACGGACTATCGTTGGGTGGTATTCCAATGGTTTCTGCATATACAGGACTTGTTCAGCTTGGGGCCTCTGGATGTTACAATGTTAAGTTTAGAAACTTAGGAACAATTTCCGACCCATTAGAACTGGGAGGACCAGGAGCAGAGAACGTATCATGGACAAGATCATCAACAACAGCAACAGTAACACATAATGACCATGGATTAAAAGTTGGGGATTCATTAGTAGTGTACACTTGTGATTCTGTTGCTGCTATCGTACTAACAACAAGAAAATCAGTAGCTTCTGTTCCTACAGCAAATACCTTTACATTTACCTGTTTAAACGCCGGCGCAACTTCAGGAACATTAAGTTATTATTCGTGTTCTACAGGGATGTTGGTCACAGGGTCATCAACAACTGGTGCAAATAATAAGTTCCAAAGAATTTATTTAACACATAATAGAAGCACTGTTGTGTCTACAAGTAACAACCCATCAAATTTCCTATTTGAATCTATAAGATCGGACCCGTTCTATACAACAGGAACAGACAGATTAGATATCGAGGCCAGACAGACTACATTTAAAGGGTTTACACAAGCGCCGTCACTAAATGCCGAAACAAATATCTATGGTACGCATATGATTGACTATTTTTCGTATGACCTAACTTCGAATCCAACAGGGAATTCTTGGGCAAGGTCGTCCACGACAATGACAGTTACATCTAACGACCATAATCTTAGATACGGTACGGCAGGATTGCCTATATTTGTAACAGCATCAAGTGACCTTGCTGCATTACCTCTAGGATTACGAAATACTATACCGCTTACAACTAACACGTTCAGCATGGTTGTACCAAATGCCGGAGGTACTTCTGGAACAATGTCTTTTGTTGATACATCAAGTAGAATAACTTGGTTCATGAACGAGCCTACAGTAGCAACAGCAAACGCAGTAACTGTAGAAACAGGCAATGCGTATTTTACCGGGGCAGGAACTATCGCACAAGGAAAAGATGCAATTGATGTTGTGGTTTATGAGTTTCCACATTACGTTATAGGACATACTGGATTTTTGCCTGTCTCTCCTGTTATGACTGGCGGAAACATCATATCACATGACTTATATTATTCCATTGATTTGAATGATGGTAACGGCTGGAGTTCATATAAAAATCTTTCATATCCAAGAGCCGGAGGTTCTGGGTCAAGCGGAGCCAGCACATTTACTGTAACAGATGCCACTGGAGTTAACGTTGGTGATTATGTTTTTGGTACAGGTATAGCAACATTTGCAAAAGTGACTGATGTTACTGGCAATACTATTACTGTGGACAATGCAAATATTGCAACTGTATCTGGAACAATTCAATTCGGCAATCTCGCAAATGAAACAAGTATTGATCCAGAATTAGGATTTAAATTAAAATTTAGAATTGCTTCCCCCGCATTCGCAGGACAACCAATTAAAGATGTGACATTCTACACAACCAGCACAAATACGTCTAGAGGTTATCAATATCCATTAGATATGGCAGAATTGACTATTACAGGAATGGTTTCTGGATCAGATATTGTTATTCTAGAGCCGGGAACAAGCACAGAATATTTAAATGTTGATGCTAATTCTGGATCATCTTATGTATGGCAATTTGACGCTGGTGAAATTCCAGTTGTTGATATAGGAGTATTTAAGACTGGGTATGTTCCATTTTATATCAGGGGGTTACCACTTGATGCTAGTGGTAGTTCTGCTTTAGTCGTGCAAATTCCTGATAGAAACTATACATAGCAAAAGTTAATTTTATATAAATATAACAGAACAATTCCTTAGAGGACCAATACTACCATGGCAAAAATTACCAATAAATCCCAACTAAACGTTGGTACCGAAATTACAATCGATACATCAACTTCTACATTCACGCTTATTGAAGCTGGCAACTTAGTTGCTAAAGATGGTGTTACCTTACAGGCCCTGTATTCTAAATTTGTTGATTTGTGGACAACTTCTACATACAACAAATTCGAATTTCCTATGTACGCAATCGATGCTCTTTCTGGGCAGTTTCAATTCGGTACAGACGGTCAAACATTCTCTGGCTGGAAACCAGCAGACGATACAACTAGACAAATGCTAAGAGACGGTGGATGGTCTGAATATTCTTCTGCCGGTGTTCTTAATAGACAATACGTTGGTATCGTATCATTGGGTGAAGTTAATACAGGCGCACAATTGTATTACCAATTAACTTCTACAGCATCTTCTGTAGACTTTACGTTTGATGACGAAGTTAACGAAGGTATTCAAGTTTTTGGTGATGCTACAAACGGCAGCTTCGATAACAGAACATTCTTCAAAGGATTCGTTCGTGAGGAAGGTAAACTATATGCCGATTCTGTTCTAGCTGATACTGGTAAAACTGGTACTGGTGCTTATATCGTTAACTTGCTATTGTCTAACGCAGACGATTTGAAAATTACTGATGCCGATGCTGATGTAGCTACAGATTCACCTTATACAGAAATCAATGTTAAATATTTTGATGGTGCTTATTCTAAAGAGGTCGAAAGCACAACAGATAGAAACTTTGGTATCGTTATTGACGTTGGTACACATTCTGGTATTGATGGAGCATGTTCAGCTTCAGGAACTACTTTAACAAGTGCTGATGGTTCTATCGATACTTCAGATTATAACGGTGGTACATTAACTATTCACGAAGGTGCTAACCAAGGAACATATAACGTTGCGTCTACAACAGCAACAACTGTTACAATTACAGGGGGAACATTCCCTAGCACTGTATCAAACCAAAGTTTCACACTACAAAGATCAACCCCGGTAACTGCTACACTTGCACAAATTTATACTAAAATTCAATATCTATTAAGACAAGATGCTGATATTGATGCGACTGGTGGAACAGTTAACGGTAAAACTGCTGGTCTATTGTTGAACTTTGTTGGTGATATTCTAAATGCTGGATTCTATAGTCCTACAAATCCTAATGCTGGTGGTACTGGTGTTATCATTGAAGGATTAAGACCAGACGATTTAAACACTGTTACATTCTATGATAACACAGGAACAGCAAGAACATATCCTTTCGCTGCTGCTGGTGTTATTAACTCTAATGCTGTTCTAGTTTCTGGTGGTACTGGTTACTACAGAATGTATTTCACAGATTTAACTGGTTCAAGTGATTACGGATTAACAGGTGCTATCACTGTAGAAGATGCTGATGGAAATCCTATCACAGGATCAATCGGAAGTTCTACAATTGCGTTTACTTTCGATTATGATGGTAACGACCAAGGATCAAGAACACCAGGAACAGACGCAGACATTACAATTGTAGCTGGTAATCCAGGTTCTGCAAAGCCAGTAGTTGCTACTGGTACAATTACCCGTTCTAAAGGTATTTCAATTTCATTGGTTGCCGAGCAAGATCGTGCCTACGTTTAATAGGAATTATATGCTATGGCTATTAGCTTTGACGGACCAACAAAAATTATTACATTGGGATCAGGAACCACAGTTCTTTCAGTAAGAGAATTGTGGTCCCGTTGGGTTGACTGGTTTGTAGAAAGCGATAACAGTAAATACGCTGTAGCTTTAACTAACGTTGGTGGTGAAGCTATTGATACCAGTGAAGGAACTTATATTCCTATCTATGCATTTCTGCAAAATGGTTGGAGAATCAGACCGCAAGAATCAAATCATACATTGCGTGTAAATGATGGTATTTTGCTTGTATCAGGTGGTGGTGATCCTTTTATCAATACTATCGGAAACTATATCGTAAGAATCAATTTTTCTCAACCTGTTCAAGCTATTACAGTATCTACTAGTGGTGGAGGTGGCGGTGGTGCTACTCCTTCAGATATTGCACAAGCTGTTAGGGCAGAATTGACAACAGAACTAAGCAGAATTGACGTTCCAGTTTCATCAAGATTAGCCTTTGCTGATTATACTCCACCATTACCATCATTTACTATTGGTGAACTACTAAATTCGCCGTTAGCATCGTATAATACAAACGGAACACTAGGTAAAACAATTAAAGATACATTACTAAACGCAAAAATGTCTTTCTACACAAGCGCATAAAGGAACAAAGATATGACAGCAGCACATTTAAATTTTGATAACGAGCAAGTTGGACACATCGAACAAGGCGCAACATGGAGATTTACATTTTCGTGGAGAAACTCTAACGGAACTGATATTGAAATGTCAGATTATACGGCAAAGATGCAAGTTAGAAAAAACTTTAGCGGTGATCTAATTACAGAATTATCTACAGACAACGGCAAAATTTATTTTGATTCTGATAATAGAATCAATCTAGCACTAACAGCAGAAGAAACACAATTATTACCACCAGGAAAATACGTTTATGACTTGGAAGTATATGAAATTAATGGCGATAAAGTTGTTAGATTGTTAGAAGGACAATTCCGTGTTTCTCCAGAAATTACTTTATAAATAGTATATAATGACAGCAGCACATTTAAATTTTGATAATCAACAAGCCCAGTCAATAGAACAGGGAGCAACATTTGAATTCCCATTCATTTGGGAAGATTCTGTTGGTGCTATTATTGATATTTCTTTCTATGAAGCGAAAATGCAAATCAGAAAGAACTTTGGTGGTCCTTTAGTTGCTGAACTATCTACAGATAATGGTAAGATTACAATCGATTCAAATAATGAATTGATGCTAAGACTATCAGCAGAAGAAACACAATTACTACCACCAGGAAAATACCTGTACGATTTAGAATTAACAGATACATTTGATGGAACTGTCTATAGACTTATAGAAGGAGAAATTTATGTATCACCGGAGGTTACTGTATAAACATGGTTGATGAAACCCAAATCGACATTAGAGGTGACTTTACTAACGCGCCTAGCAATAAAGTTGTAATCAAAAAGATTGGCAACAAGATTGTAAACGTATCTATTGCTGGTCCTAGAGGTCCTAGAGGCTTTCCTGGAGTAGAAAATTTATCAGAATTTTCGGATATTTTGTTCGGAACTCTAAATAATAAAGATATATTAACTTATAACTCAACAATATCAAAATGGGTCAACACTCCGGACGAGGAATTGGTTGACGGAGGAAACTTTTAAAAATGGCTAATACTATTCGTATCAAAAGACGTACCGCTGGTTCTCCTGGAGCACCATCATCATTAGAAAATGCGGAGTTAGCTTATAACGAAGTTGACAATACATTGTATTACGGCCAAGGAACAGGCGGTTCTGGTGGTTCAGCTACTACAATTATTCCTATTGCAGGACCTGGAGCATTTCTAAATCTTACAGGAACACAAACTGTTACAGGCAATAAAGAATTTTCTGGTGATATTGTTTTCTCTGGTTCTGTAGATTTTGATAATATTATTATTTCTGGTGTTGCCGACCCTGTTGGCCCTAACGATGCTGCTAATAAAGCATATGTTGACGCAAACATTCAAGGCCTAGATATTAAAGAATCGGTTAGAGTTGCTTCTCCTGATGCTACTAATATTAATATTGCTTCTGCTCCTTCAGCAATTGACGGTATTACTTTGACTTCTGGTGATAGAGTTCTATTAAAAGCACAAACAACAGCATCACAAAACGGTATTTACGTTTTTAATGGTTCTGGTTCTGCAATGACAAGATCAGCAGACGCGAATACAAGCGCAAAAGTTACTGGCGGTATGTTTACTTTCGTTACAGAAGGAACAGATCATCATGACCAAGGATTCGTGTTGTCTACTAATGATCCTATCACTCTAGGAACAACAGCACTAACATTCACACAATTTTCTGGTGCTGGTTCATTGGAAGCTGGTGACGGCCTAACAAGATCAGGAAATACCATTAACGTTGTAACTGCATCATCAAGCCGTATCGTAGTTGGTACGGATTCTATTGATCTTGCAACAACAGGCATTTCTGCATCAACATATAAATCTGTTACAGTTGACGTTTACGGTAGAATTACTGCCGGTTCAAATCCAACAACACTTTCTGGATATGGTATTACAGACGCAACACCAAGCAATAGAGTTATTACAACACAAAATGGTATTACTGGTGGTGGAGATTTAACATCTAACAGAACGTTAGAATTGACTGGACAAGCAAGAGCATTACATGATCTAGCAACTAATGGTTTAGTCGTTAGAACTACTGCTAATACATTTGCTGCCAGAACAATTACAGGAACAGCAAATAGAGTAACTGTAACTGATGGTAATGGTGGTACAGGAAATCCTACAATTGATATTGCGTCAACATACGCAGGACAAAACACAATTACCACTCTAGGTACCATTGTTACTGGTACTTGGAATGGTACTGCTATTGGCCTTGCTTATGGTGGTACTGGTGCAGATTTGTCCGCAGAAACGAACGGAGCGATTTTTAAGAAATCAGGAAGCAGTTTTGTTGCCGCTGTAGAAGGTACTGACTATTTAAGTGCCAACAGTATTGTTAACGGTGGGACTTTTTAGTAGAGCATTAAGTTCAAAACTTACCATATCTAAAGCAGTTTTAATTTGAAAAATGTCATCACTAAGAATTTCCATTTGTTTAGCAACCATTTCTGCTGAATTTCTTTCAGGATGGGAAAAATCCATAATATTGGAATAGTTTCCTTT